AGCGGTCCATGCGGTCGAGACTGTCGGCGGTGCGTCGCAGCGCGTTGGCGACGTCGCCCCGGGGTCCGCATGGCTGCGTTGCCGAGATTGAGACGGATGATGAACACTCAGAGATCCTTCCCGGCTAGGATCGCGTAGCGGCCGGCCACGGTAGGCTCGAAGGACCAGTCGGCGGGCTCATTTAGATCCGGCTCCCAAAGCGTCTCGTAGTGCCTCGTCCGCAGCGCATAGCCATTGATCTCAAGGGTCTTGAGATACCTGAAGACGGCGGCCTCGTCGCTGCGGTGACCGACCAGATAGGCCACATCGACGGCTCGAATGCCGTGGCCGTTTGAGGGCAACGCGACGAGGGCGGCCAACGTGTCGCGGTAGACGCTCATCAGTCGTTCTCGATCTTGGCTTGGCAGAAGCAGCAGATGTAGGCCATCGCTCCGGGCCAGCACCTGTGCTCACGGACCTTGACCTCGTAGCGACTCGGGTCGACGCGGAGCGTGTTGTAGTCCTCGACCTCCAGGTCGAAGATTTCGCCAGCGTCGCGGCGACACGTCGCTACGGCGGTCTTGATGAGTTCGCCATCCAGGTACAGTTCGAACTCAGCGGTCGGGATGTAGGTGCCGGTTGACTTGTTGTATAGCATGGGAGGCATCAGTCGAGCCGCCCGCCGGAGTAGGCCTGCACGCCCTCTTCGCGCAACGCCGCCGCCATCGCGCGTGCGTGTTCGGACTTGCGCTCGTAGGACTGGTTGTAGTCGCTGATCCAGACCTGAACGCCGCCCCGGTAGTGCGGGCGCGCGCGGTTGTTGGCGGTCAGCCATCGGGCGAACGAAGAGTTGCCAGGATGGATGGTGACCCAGGCGAAGCCGCAGGCACCGTCGGCGACGGGCTCGTACTGACGCACCACCTCGCCGGGATCGCCGCCCAGGATGTCGGCAAGTGGGTTGGCGTATTCGACCACTGTCATCGGAACCGGTGTGTGGGCCTGAGCGGCAGCTACGCCAGCAGCCCAGGCGCGCTCGAACAGCGCCGCGTGGCGGGCATCGCGGACCGCCTTCGGGACCTTGGGAGAGCCGGTAGCGCCACGCTCCTGAAGCTCGGTGATCGCGGCCTCGGCGGCCTCTGAGGCCTTGAGGCGATCGAGGAAGTCCGAGGCCTCCGCGTAGGTCAGGCCAAGTGGCCGCGCGTCGAGCCCGGAGGCGAAGAAGATCGCGCGGGTCTGGGACTTCGAAGCCGGCTTCGCGTCTTTCGCGCCGGGGTCTTCGAAGTGAGAGTGGTTGGGGAACGAGGGGCTCATGCCAGCGACCCCCAGCCGTGCTGCGGCATGATGGCGTCGCGCCGGTCGAAGATGCGAGCGCCCGACCAGTGCTGGCCGTCGATGTCGCGTCCGACAGCGAGAACGCGCTGGGCGTCGGAAAGCTCGTCGGTGGCATGGATTGGCCACACGCGGCCGTCGGAGTCGCGACGACCCTGCACGACGTACCTGTGGTTTGCGATATGCGACATATTGTCCGGACCTCCTTTGGAGTGGGGAACGACTGGAACGATGACGACTCTATTGCACAGCGCGCGCGATGTCAAGGGCTTCAATTGGCTGCCAGCCGTCTTCGACGCGCACCTCTAGGTCGCGCGCTCCCGCAGCGAGCAGAGCGCGCACATGCTCGTCGTCGAAGCCCTCACTGGACTCCATCATGAACGTACCTGCCAGCCAGTAAGCCACACATGTGGGCGGCACTGAGGCCCCCTTACCTCTGAGCGCTAGTGTCCGCTCAACCGCACTGAGCGGACACATAGCGGTGATCTCCCCTGCCCGCTATCGGGCTACCTCGGGTCGGCCTCCTGACGACCGAGGTCGTACTTTGCGGCCCATCGCGTCGCCTCTGCCTCGTCGAGGCGGCCCTCGTGGGCCAGGAACGCGGCCATCATGATGGAGCGCTGGTCCAATGCCGACAGGCCCGGCAGCAGCGCATCATGGGTCTTGGTGAACAACGGGTCCCTTTCCGTGGGATCTGGTTACACCGGAGACCTTACTGACAGAAAGGGCGGCCCGCAAGCCGCCCTTCCTCGCTATTTGCGTGTTTTCGCCTACGCTGACAGCGCCGGGCTACTCGGTGTCAGGCGACTGACCGTCGCCCTCAAGGTCACCCACGCTGGGCCGAACCCCGGCGGCGACCAGTTCCGAGACCTCCGGGCGCCGCTCCCACTCCGAGGGGACCTCGTCTGGGATCGAGCCCGCGTCGGCGAGCAGCCGCTCCTGGATCGACTTCATGACCGCCGACTCGCCCGGGTCGACGAGATCCTTGGCGAGTTCGCCGGACACGATCAGCGCCGCCCGGTTGCCCGACATGCCGGCCAGCGAGCGCTCACCGGTCGCGGACTTCGCCCAGTCGAAGACGTCCTTGGCCTGCTCGATGTAGGCCTGCATCGCCTCGACCGTGACCTCGCCGCGCGCCATCGAGCGATCGATGACCGTGCCGCCGAAGATCGAGAACGCCAGGACGCCCAGGTTGCGCAGCAGCAGGTAGTCCTTGTGGTTGGTCCACTCCTCCTCGAACACCGCCTTGACGGCGTTCCAGAAGTTGCGGATCAGCACGTACTGCGCGTTCGGGTTCGGCAGGTCGTGGATGTAGACGGACTTGTTGAGCGTCCGCTTGACCCCCGCCTCCAGCGTCACGAACGCCACCGGACGGTCCTGCCCGGCCTGCCGCGAGCCCGCCTTCGAGCCGCCCATGTGGACGAGTTCGTGCCACGGCGACTCCACGTCGTCGGCGAGCCGCATCGCGAACACGCGCTCGGGGTGGTCGCGAAGCTCCTGCTCCTCCGGCGTCAGGCGCGAGCGCAGGACGTGGAGGTGGCTGGAGTTGAGGCCCTTCTGGTTGGCGTTGACGTCGGTGAAGAGGTTGGCCTCCTGCTCCGGCGTCAGCCCGACGTGGATCTGGAACGGCACGAGCGTGTCGACGGACTGCCGGTTCTTGTCGTCGCCGTCACCGAACCACAGACGGTGGTTGCCGTCCATGCGGGAGACGGCGATCTTCCCGGCCTTCACGGCGTCGTCGATGGCGCTGAGGTCGAAGTCGAACTTGATGACCTTGACCTGGCGCTGGCGTCCCGTGTTGATGGTCTCGACGGACACGACGTCCTCGTCGCGCACGTTGAGCATCACCTCGGGGAACGCGCGCGGGAACTCCGGGTTCGGCTCGCGGCTCGCGTAGTTGTAGGCGTCGGCGGCGTGCTTGGGCGACAGGTCGCGCTGAAGGCCGCCCGGGTTCTTGACCTGGTCGAACACGTCGGCCTGCGAGATCGCCGACAGCGCGCTCAGCGGTGCCGATCCCCGGTAGCACGTCGTGTCGATGTTCGCGCTCTCCATGGCGACGAGCGTGACCTGTCCGCGACGCGTCTCGGTGTTGGTCTGAGTGGACATAAGGGGGAAACCTCCTTCTGGTGTAGATAGATGATAGGTTTCCTGCCCGGTTCGCCCCCTAGCGAAACACGAGCAGTTCGCCCGAACGACACCTCTTGGTGTGCCCCTGTGGATCGGGCGGACTGCTCGCGGTTGAGACTTAGGTCCGATTGGTCCTGATGTCCCTCGATTCCGCCGTCTTGGCTTCCGTCGGGGGTCGTTCTGACATGGACAAATATACCCCCAAAACTGGGGATGTCAAACGCTTCGTCCCCGAACTACCCATTCGGGTAGAAAGTTCCTGCACAGAGAGGGATTCTTGTGGCCTAGGAGACGCTGCTAGTGGAGCGCGAACGCGCCAACTAAGGAGCAGCGAGGGCCGCAAATAGGGAGGTTTAGGCGCGAGAGGAGAACTCGCGCTCGGCCCGGCGAATCATGGCCGCGCCGTCGATGACCAACGCGGTGAACGTGGGCATCCAGAAGTTCGTCGCTTCCTCGACGCGCACCGTCCGGGGCTGGATCAGCCCGCCAAGGGCGTCGATCTCAAGCTCTGACCAGCCGTCGTGGAGCAGCGCGACCCGCAGCGCCCTTTGCTCAGCAGCGCGGATCAATGAGCTTGGCTCAAGATTCAAGTCAATGAGGATCTCGTCCAGCGGCACGCCCGCGGCGGCGAGGTGGTCGTTGGCGCGCGCGGCGCTGGATAGCTCGCTGAGGGTGATCATCGTGGGTGCAGAGGTCGGCCCGCATGCAGGCGGGTCCTGCGCGCCCTGTAGGCGCGCTCGGCGGTCTCGTAGTGGGCGTGGCGTTCCCCGAGACCCCACGTAGGGGCGCCCATTGGGCGCAAGGCTAGAAGCAAGATGACACGGCGCATGGCTGGAATTACTACCCGGAGGCCCCGCATGCCTATCCCCTTATGCGGAACCTCCGGGCCGCTGGTGTCCACGGCGGCCGAGCGGGCCAAAGGACCGGCCGCGTGTTCTCCACGAACCTAGCAAACCCTCCGCAGAGATGTCAAGTTATAGTACTTGACAAAATTACTGTAAATAAAAACGACCCGGTCGGCGAGGACCGGGCCGCGATTATCGGCAGTGCGCTCCGATGTACTTACCCATGAAGCGAATGACGCGATCCTTCTCCTGGTCCCTGAGCTTGTTCAACTCAGGAATCGCGTATGAGAATGTCAACGCGTCGGCATCCACGATGAGCGCGTTCAGGACGTCGGCGATCCGTTGCGCCGATTCAACCGTCGGGCACGTATCGACGAGGTTGCCGTGTCTGATCACGGCCGGTCCGCAGATGTGGTTAGGCACTACGACGAACCGCTTCGTGTCTGTCATCGGATCCTTTTCTGCCAGCACACCAAGTGCTCCTGACGGCACATCCGCGTCATTTGGGGCCGCACCAGCGCCTGCTCCTTGGCCGTTTCGAAACACAGCACCTGCTGAGCGAACGTGCGAATCGTACCGACGCCCGCCCGGATCGTGCCGTGGACCTGAGGAGGCATACGCGGGTTGAACATGAAGTCGCAGTACGCGGCACTGTGAAGCTGCGGGATCCTAGTGACGCGCTCGCCGGTGCTGACAGAGACCACGGTGCGCTGGCCGCGCTCGTAGATCGCATACGCCATCCCGAAGCAGAAAAGCGCACCGACCAGCAACAACAAGCACAACAGTGAACGCCTCATGGCCACTCCGTTCCCGCAGGAATCACGTCGGTGAAGCGCCAAATGCAGTCAACGCGCTCACCGATAAGATGGACAACGTAGTATGGACCTGGGCACTGGTGTGCCACCACCGGCACTACGACGTCGTTGACCTGGTTCTTCCGCGTCTGTGCGAAGCTCAGCGCGAAGTGCGAATGCGGGTACCGCCGAACGCCGGTGTATGTGACGATGACGCCGTTCGAGGTCTCATCGATCGCCAACTGGTGCGCGTAGCGATCCACCGCCGCCGCCGCGCCCGGCGCGCGAGGATCGACGCGATGGTCGGCGCGTGCTGACTCCGGGCACATCCCGGCCAGCAAGAGCATCAACAACAGCAAATGCCTCATGTGGGCTCCTTGAACTCGGGGAACAGGGTCTTGAGGCGCGCCACCAATAGTGGCACGATCTCCTCGTTGTAGTCGAAGTGGCCGTCCCAGGTCTCGGCAGCGAGGCTGATTCGCTCGTCCTGGAAGTCGATCCATCCCTCGCCGTCCAGGGCGAGGTTACTCCGAAGCCGTCGCTCGACATCACGGCGTGTCAACTCCGCGGCGGCCTCCTCGACCTGCTCGACCACATCCTCGTCGCCAGCGTCGACGACGCCATCGATGAGGTTGGCTGCGGTCCAGACGAGCCAGTTGAAATCGATGTGGTGCTCGACGCGCACAACGGCGCGCCGAACACCATCCTTGTAGTTGTAGACCTTCATTGGATAGCTCCCCTCAGTCGTCGTCGGTGTCGGGCAGGCTTTGCAGGCGCCTGACCTGATCGGCGGCGGCGTTGATCTCATCACACTCGTTCGCCATTCCGCACTCCTCGTACGTATAGGCGATCTCGTGCAGGGACTCGACGATCGCCCTGATTCGACGAGCGGACTCCGAGTCGACGTTCACTTCGCCACCACCAGCCTGCGGCCACGGCGCACGATGCGGCCCGAGCGCAGCCGGTCCTCAACCGCCCGGCGGGCCTTCGCCGTCGGCTCGTACAGGTACGCCGGCCGACCCGCGGTGCCCGTGTAGCGCACCGCGACGCGCTTGATGAGCTTGTTCTCCAGCATGCCCTCGGCGCGGAACTGCGACAGCCCGAGCGCGGCGCGCGTCTGCGGGGTGTTGGCCGCGCACAGGCGGGTCAGGATGTCGAGGCTGCGCTCCACGTAGGGGTTGGGCTGGCCGGGACGGTGCGACTTGTTGTTCTTGATCTTCTGGGACATTGGGGTTCCTTTCTACTTGCTGATGGATCGGCGAAGCGCACGCTTCGCGTTGTTGATGATCTTGGGAAGCTCGACCTGTGCGTCGAGTACGTGACCATCGATGTCGGCGGCCTCGAACAGCAATTCCATCCAGCCGTTCGTCTGAGTTAGGCCGCCGATCTCGAACCGTTCCCCGTCGAAGAGATCGAGATTGTGGCGATCGATGAAACGCTTGGCGGCCTCGTTGAGTGCGTCGTACGCCGCGCGCAGCGCGGGGCGTTCAGCGAGGAACTCTGCGCGCTCATGACGATCGACGCCCTGGAGCACAAAGTAGTTGTAGCTCTTGCCGGGATAGACCTCGTGTGGCTTGATGCCGCCTGCGAGATACAGCGACCCTACGGCGCAGGCCTTGTGGCCGCCGCAGATTGCGCCCTTGTCGCGCAGTTCGAGATCAATCGTGGTGGACACGTACTGGCCCCGTGTGAGCATGTCGTTGCGTACGATGATGGCCATCTTGTTGAGGATGTTGATGGCCTCGTTGATGGTGTCGTTGGTCATGGTGTTCCTTTCAGTCGTCCATATGGAGCACGCGCTTGGCGGCGCTCACCTGGGCGATCGAGATTTCGAGGTTGAGGTGCACGGCGTCGTCGGTGGTCGTTACGGACGCGTCCTTCAGCGCCTGCTTGTACTTGTTGAGCGCGCCGCGAACACACTCCCGCAGCGCGGTGAGATCGTTGGTTGGCATCTAGGTCTCCAGGTTGGTGTTGTTGTAGAGGCGCAGGTTGTACACGAATGCCGTCTCATCGGTCATCGAGTACGCGTACGGCACATCTTTGGCGTCAAGGCCTGCGCGCACAGCCTCGTCGAGCGCGCGTAGAAGCTCATAGCGGAAGAACGATCGCTGCCGCTCGGTCTCCACGACGGTGTAGCACTCGAAGCGCTCGGCCGTGACCCAGTCGGCGATGAACTCGTCGATCGCTCGGACGGCCTCAACCTCCGTGTGCCAGGCCTCGGCCGAGACCGAGGCATCAGTGTTGCCGTGGTCGTAGCGAAGCACCGCGAACCGCGCCGAACTGATCTCGCGGTAGCCTTCGAAGCCGCCGCCCTCTGCGGGCGAGTCCCCGTAGTAGCCGGACAGACGAAGCTCGAACTCCATCAGCATGGATAGCTCCCTAGGATCGTTTGGCATAGGCGTGCAGTCTCGCTCGCGCTTCGTCATCTTCGAGGTAGAACGGATCGACGCCGCACGCGTTGACCAACACCTGCATCACCCGCTGATCAGGATGCGCGCGACACGCCGCGCGCAGCGCCAGGGCGACCTGATTGATGGCGTGATTATCGCTCATTGTCACGCACCACCTTGAACGGGATACCGCGCACGTTGAGCGCCCAATCGAAGCGCTCGCTTAGGGCGATCGCGGTCGGCGGATCGACGAACACACCATAGGGTGAGCCGCCACTGTTCTTGACCGGCACGACCGTTTCGTGGCCGCCCAGCAGGATCGGTTCGTTGAAGTTGAGCCACAGCCGGCCGTCGTCGGATTGATCGGGCGAATAGCCCGAGCGGTCGACGATCGCGTATCGGCCGGTTCGGTTGAACTCGAACACGCGATGGCCGTCAGGGAGTTCTGAGATGAGGGTCCAAGACACGGATGACATGGTGAGCACCTTATTCCTTTCGTTGGTTTACGTCAAGCGATCAGAAGCACAGCGACGCCGCGTAGATCCACCCCGCCGTAGTCGCGGCGGCCATCACGCCCGCAAGGGCCAGCAGTGCGCTGCCTGCGCGGTCCTCACACTTCGTCGATGACTCGAATAGCGCCGCGGCGGCGAAGCCGGAGAGGAACGCTACGAAGGAACAGACGACGCCAACGATGACGAGCATCAGTCCGTGTAGGGTTCGAGTGTTTCGTAGCGCCACCGCTCCTCGACGCCGCGTTCGGTGCGGCGAATCGAGAGCAGCCCGAACTCGGACAGGCGCGTCGCGTAGAACCCATCCATGTCGTCCCCGCGCTCTTCGTCAGGAACGAAGCCGCCAAAGACGGCGCGGCAGAGTTCGAGCACCCTCAGCTTGCGCATGTTCATCCATTGCTCGTACTCAGGCGAGTCGACCGCCCAGTTGCGCTCGTCCGGCGTTCGGCGGAACTGAGCGCGGTCGACCACCGTGAGGATGCCTCCCCGGTAGTTGCCGCGGTAGGGGACAGAGCGACTCAGCCGCTCGACCTCGATTATCTCGTTGATCATTGGTTAGTCCTTTCGTGTGATGAGCGATTCCATCCAGGTCCGCCAGATCAGCGCCCACAGACCAACCGGCCGCTGGCTCCATCGCCGGTCGTGTTCGTCGTCAGCGTCGATGATGCTCTCGCTGAGCCAGCCTTGGATGAAGTCCAAGCGCAGCGTCTGTCCCCACTGGGTTACCTCGACCTGCGCCTGGTCGACGCCGCCGTCGGTCTCGCGCTCGACGTAGACCCCGCCTAGAGGAGCGCCGTCATTGCGGTCGATCCCCCTGATGGTGTACTTGATGTTGTCGATCGGCGTCTCGATCCACGCGACGGCCTTAGGTCTGTCCTGCGACACTGACCTCACCGTCCTCGATCAACTGATTCATGCGCCTGTGATAGGCGCCCTGGAGGTGCGTGATCACACCTGTGTCGAGCAACTGCTGGAACAACGCGACCTCCTCGTCGTAGTTGAGTTCCTCGTTCTCGTACGCCGCCAGGAGGGCGGCGATGTCAGCGAGCCCCATCCTGGGCCTCACTCTGAAGCCCGTAGGCCATCGTGAGCGTCGCGCGGACGTCACGGAACGTTCCGTTCGTGACCAGCACGGATAGCTCGCTTGCGTCGGGCGGCAGGACACGCAGCGCTTCCTGCATGGCCTCGTCGGCGCGGTTGATGGCCTCTACGTAGGCATCGTACTTGGTCGCCATCAGACGACCGTCCGATCGACCGGCAACTCTTCGCCAGTGCTGTCGTCGAAGACCTTGATCGTGCGCTCCTGATAGAGCGCGGCGCGGTCGTCGGAGTCCATCTCGTCGAGTTCCAGGACAGCGTCGGTGCCGTCGTTTTCGTCACCGATCTCGATGTTGTAGAACTCGGTGACCTCGATGCGCACTCGTCTGCTCATCTTGATGCCCTTTCAGTTGTTGATGTTGAAGCGCAGGCGCTGCTCGGAATGTCCGTCGCGCGCCACCGGATGCGCCATTAGGTCCAGGAACGCCGCGGGTCCGAACCGCTGCGACTCAAACCCTACACGGGCGCCGGTGGGGGAGTCGCCAGCGGCCTTGATGGCGAACGTTCCCGGCCACAGCGTCTCGATCTGCGGAGGCAGGCGCTCGTTGAGGTTGCCCTCCATGGTCCAGTAGACGACGTCGCCGTCCTCGTAGACCGGACACACCTGAGGCTCGACCACGACCTCAGGCGAGAGGTCGTCGTTGGGGTCGATGTTGTAGACCCTGGAGCGCAGGATTTCGACGGTACCGATCTGTCGGCCGGTCATCGCGTCACCCACTCGCGCAGTGGAACCGAGCGGCTGCCGTCCTGGGCGGCAACCCTGATCTGGTACCCCTCGGAGTCGCCGTCCTTCTCGGCCTCGTAGTGACCATGGGCTGACGACCAGGCACGCTCAATCTCGTCGTGTACCTTCGAGCCGTCGCCGCCATGGATCAGCATCAGGTCGGCCAGCGCATCGATGAGTTGCGTCTTGGTGTCCTCGACGAGGAGGATCTTCTTATCGTCTTCGTACTCAACGGCCATTCTGGGTCTCTCCTTCGGTGTCGTGGTAGTGCCCGGCCGCGACGGCCAGGATGAACGAAACGTTGTTCATGTCGCTGACGACGATCCGGCCGACGCACGGGTGCGACGGCGCGACGAACGTCAACGCCAGTAGGTCAAGACGGTTCATAGCTGTAGTCCTCTTCTTCGTAGCGTTCGCTCAGGAACTCTGCGTCGCCCTCGCACCAAGAACGCAACATCCGCCCAGCGGCGCGACCTCGCAGCAGCCGGAGCGCATGCGCGTAGTCGTCGAGCGGGTTGTCGCCTGGGTTGGAGTTGTACTTGTCGTACCGGCCGCCGTCATAGACGACAACGATGGGGTCGCCGGTGCCGGGCCATGCATGGGGCTCACCGCCGTAGGCGTCGCCTGAGATGTAGATGAGGACGACAGGTCTGTAGTTGTAGGTCTTCATCGTCTCGGATCCAAAGCTTCCGCGTCGCCGACATAGATGCGCTCGAACGTCTCCCCAGAAGGCGCGATTTCGAAGACGAAGCCACACGCCCAAAGCGCGAATCCGGGACCAATGTCCCAGCGCCACTTGTGCCAACCGAGGTCATCGAGACACATCTCGATCGGACCGACGGTCACGCGCAGCGACCATCCCGGCAGCAGCTTCACCTCCTGCTCGGACAGGTGACGCTTGAACAACACGTCGAGCAGCGTGATTCGCCGCTCGACGCCCCCACTGAGGCTCATCCGAACGCCTCCTTGTTGATGACGTTGATGCGGCGCACGACGTCGCCGGGCAGCGTCGGTGTGTGCTCGCCGGTCTCGGGATCGAAGCCGACGATGACGAGCGGACCGGCGATGTAGTCCCCCATGAAGAGCCCCATGCCGGGCACCATGAAGTCCGTGGCGGCCATGTTGGGCGCGCAGGCGTACTTGCCGTCTTCGTTGACATAGCAGGTAGCGCGCGGCGCGCCGTTCAGGAACGGCGGGACCGGCACGGCCTCGATGTGACCGCCGACGATGCCCTGAAGCGCCTCCAAGGTACCGCGCTCGGGAAGCTCGACCTCTTCGACTCGGTCGTCGTAGATGACGAATGCGTTGTACATGTTGATGTCCTAGTTGATCTTGTTGGGGATGTCGACGGTGACGAGGTCGTTGGGGCGCGTCAGCGGCGTCACCTCATAGTTGTCGGCGTGCTGCCCCAGATAGGGGAACGCAAGGCGCTTGGCCTCCTCGCGGTCAATCGCTTTGACGAGCGCGATGTCGCTGCGGTCGTTGGTCAGTCGCGTGCTGACCATGAAGATGATGTACCTGTTGTCCATTGGATAGCTCCTCTCAGTAGACGAGATCGTCGTCGCGGATGACGGGATCGTCGTTGGTGTGGTCGAGCACGGTGCCCAACGAGTCGTCGTAGACCCACGGGTTCCAATCCGCGCCCAACGAGGCGTAGCCCTCCTGGAGGAAGTAGGCGCGCTCGTCCCAGCCTGGCTTCCGGCCGTCCTCCCAGATGTCGTCATCGTCAGCCTCGCGAAGCGTGATGACCTTGTAGACGTGCGGGTACTCGTCCGCCTGGATCAGCGCGTCGCGCAGGTTGTCTGCGACGATCTTGACGGCGTGATAGGTGGTGCCGTCGCAGTCGGTGTCGGAGCCCAGGCCGACGAAGACCGGCCCGAGCACGAACTGGTCCGGCACCGCGTTGGGGTCGACGATGTCGAAGACGTCCGAGCCGAACCGATCGGAGCCGCCGTGGAGGACCGCCCCGCATAGCTGACGGTCGTAGTCGTTGTTGCGGAGCAGGCCGTCCGCGAAGACGGCCAGCGCGTGCTCGTAGTTGGGGTTGCTGATGTAGCGGCGTTGCATGCGATACATGTTGATCTCCTAGAGCTTGATGCCGAGGCCGTGCGTGATCGAGTGCCACACTGCCTCGTACACGGCGGCAGGGATTTGGTACTGATCGTGAAGCGTTCCCGCGACAATGTCGAGGCGCCGCACATGGTTGCGTCCTGTTCCGGCGAGGCTGAGCCGGGCCGAGTCCACGTGATCGGTGTCTTCGTAATGCCGCTCGACCTGAAAGTCGAGCGGGTTGAGTCGGATGACGCGCCAGCCGTCGGCGTCGCTGACGTAGATGATGGAGTTGTTTGGCATGTTTCAGTCCCAGTAGCAGCGAGGCGGCTGGGTCTGGTCGACAGGGATGCCGTAGCAGGCGAGCGCACCATCGCTGGCATAGCGGACGGTGAGCGCATACTTCTCGTCCTTTCCGTAGACGGGATCAGGCGGCTGGCAACCAACGACACGGCATGTGATCCACCCCTTGCAGGACGGGTAGTAGGGCAGTAACCCCACGAACTCGCGGCGGCCCCGGAGGGCGGCGAGGCGCTGCTTGACGCACTCGATGCGGTCATGGGACTCGGTGACGCCGTTGTAGTCGTCGGTGACGATGTAGGCGACGTCGGCGAGAGGCTCGGCGTAGACATCGCGCCCGTCGTGGTCGGCGGCGGCCTTGCGGCAGGCGCGGATCACGTCAGCGGGGTCGGGTTCACTCAGCCAGTGCAGGCTGTCCGGCCACAACGAGATCGACCGGTGAGCTTCGCGATCGATGAGGGTCTCTGCGTCGATGGGCATGTTGGGGGTCCTAGAGTCCGTGCTTGGATAGAAGCGTGAATAGCGTCTCCGCGTACAGGAGCGGCTGAATCTCGATGACGCCGCGCGCGGTCGCGACGTGGAGGTCGATTGAGCGGCGCTGATCGTCTCGCAAGTTGTCGTCGTTGGGGTTGCGGTCGATGGTCAGTGACGACAACGAAGCGAAGTGCAACTCGTCGGCCGCGTGGTTGATGACTCTCGCTAGCCGCCGCAGGTCGTCGCGCGCATGTTGTAGTTGTTGCGTGGTCGGCATGTTGGTGCCCTAAACGTTGTACTTGTTGTTGGTCTTGGCGTGGAAATCGGCGGCCCCGTCGTAGTGCGCGATCCGTGCCGATGGGTCCCGCACGAAGAGGCGGGCGATCCATCGGCCGTAATCATCCCACGACGCGGCCGGATCGTCACCTCTCGCGCCGCCGTGGGTGCCGGTGTTGCGGGCGCGACGGCTGTCGAAGTTCGTCAGCCGCACGTTGAACCCGTTCCGTCGGACCCGCGCGCGCGGAATCGTGATGGCATCGCCCACGTAGAGGGCGTCGCCGGTAGCGTCACGAACCTCGTGTGCCGCCACGTTGAGGTCGTTGATGGTCAGTGTGTTTGAGTAGACCTTCATCTTGGATAGCTCGCCGGTCAGTGTCCGACGCGCCCCTCCTCGCGGATGATGTTGTTGATGTTCTTGGTCGCGCCCTCGATGACGGCGATCATGTCGTCGAGATCGTCGTCCCCGCCCCATGCGTCATCGAGGGTCAGGCCGCCGCCAGCGAAGGCGCTGCGGAGGTCGCGCGCCGCCTCTGCGAGCCGAGCAGTGTTCGAGGCGATGACGAAGCCGACCGCCTGGTCGAGCAGCACAACCCGGTTGACCAGGTCCTGGATCTGCTCCGCGACGGTCTCGCCGTCCTCGGTGGACTCAAGGCCGACCTGGCCGTCGCGCTCCACGGCCTTGAGGCGGATGCCCTGCCGACGCAGGGCGGCGTTGTAGAGGCCGGTCGGCGCGATGTTGATGTACTCGGGCATCAGGCGTTCCGGCGTCGCGGACTGACGCGGTCGCGCTCTCGCTGAGAGCGGCGTCGCTGACGCTGGGCGTCGCGAGCGTCGGCCGAGTTGATGTGGTTGGCGCGGAGAGCGCCGGTCTTGCGGGCCATGGTTGGTGTTCCTTTCTTACTGAACGGTGAGAACCGGTCCGACGAGGCGGACCGGCAGGTGGGCGGGCTCGCCGCCGATGGTGACGCGGATCGACGGCCGGTCATTGCGGGCGGCGACACGAAGCAGGTGCGCCACGTCGGCGGGACTCTCCCTGACCACGACGTGGTCGCCGAGACCGGGCACCTCGTCGGTGAAGTAAATGATGCTGGGCATGGTGCTCTCTTGTCCTAGAAGATGCAGTGGTCGGCGGCGAGCGCGTGCTCGACCATCTCGGCCGCCCGTGCGAACGCCTCGGACCATGAGTTGCCGCCTGCGATGGCATCGATGGGGTAGGCGTCGCTGTCGTTGTACTTGTAGTCGATGACGCTGAGCTTGTAGCGCCAGCCGTCCTCTTCGTTGGGCTCGTGACCCACAACGTAGATGGCGAAACGTGAGCGCGACGGGTCGAAGGCTGTGCGCTCCGATCCGTAGGGATCGCGTGCGAAATACGTCCTGTCCTTGCCGCCGTTGTTGGTGTTCACTTGTGTTCTCCTAGTTGTTGAAGTAGTTAGGGCCGAACGTGGAAGAAGCCGACAGCGTTCAGGTCGTCGAACGCGCCGGAGCGGCCGAGCCGATGAGCCTCGGCCTTCAAGCTGTAGGCCTTGCTGATCAGTTCGCCTCGCTCGCGATCGAAACGCCCGCCGTGCTCGCGGTCGAGCCGCCGGGCCTCTTCGAGTAGCTCATCGCTGGGCAGTCGTCGCATTGGATAGCTCATCCGGCGGCGTCCGGGCTCACGCGACGCAGCCAGCGATGGTAGGCGTCGCTGACCGCATCGATGGGCTCCGCGAAGTCGTAGACGCCGTTGATGACGTAGGCGCGCGCGTCGGGCGGCACCACGGCGAGGTGCGTTCCGTGCGTCGGACGCTCCCGCGACGACCACGCCACGATCGCGCCCGGGTTGAGGCCGTCCTCGTTGGGCAGGTCGAACACCGCCACCACATCGGCTGCGAGGGCGCGACTGACCTCGGTTGAAATGGCCTGGAACTTGATCGAGTCCATGGGGTTGTTGCTCCTAGTTGGTGTGGTCGGATTCGAGTCGATCGTGGATCGTCTCGTACTCGGAGTGCTTGGCCTCGTAGTCGCCGACGACGTAGCGGTCGAGAAGCCAGATGATGAGGCGCGAGAACATCTAGTTGGTGACCTTGGTGGGGACCTCGTAGCAGTTGCCGTCCGCGCCCCAGTAGGTGCCCGGCGTCAGGACATGCGCGCAGCAATCGAGACCGTCGATGACGACGCGCCCGTCGGGGAGACTGATGTGGCCGCCCCGATTGAGGACTTCGAAGTCCTCGTCGGTGAGAACGACTGAGTCATCCTCCTCAGCGTAGGACTGAAGCTCGACCAGCGTCCCCCGCAGGGCCGCCGACCACGCGCGCTCCATGCGCTCAAAGGCCTCTCGCGCGTCGGACTCGCTGCGCCATGAGACCGCAATCGGCGACCCCATGCCGTCGACCTCGCTGGGTGCCATCGGCGGCTCCCACGGCGAGCGCGGGCACTCCCCGAACAGCGACGCGTAGACAGCCATCGAGATGGCCTCGTCGCCACTGCGCGAGCACGCCCACCACGTACCTGCGATGCCGTGCGAGCGGACGATGTGATAGCCGCCGCGACCGCCAGGGGCCTCGGAGACCTCGACCTCGGCGGTGCGGATGTCGTTGTTCATCATGTACTCCTAGAAGGGTTCGTTGGTGTCGGCGTAGCCGTGATTGAGGGGCCGGGCCATGTAGCGCCGTGCGAGCAAGGCGTCGCCCGCGCTGTCGCCGGTCCGGACGTCGCGCCCGTATCCGTCATAGGCGATCCGCTCGACGAACACGTCGGGCTCGGTGTCCGTGACGGAGTCAGCGCCCAGGATGGTCGCCACGCGCAGGTCGGCGGCTGAGATTTCGTCGTTGTCGATGTAGACGACAAAGGCCTTCATGTTGCTCCTAGATGTAGAACTTGGATAGCTCGCTAGCGGCGGTCTGCGCCGGACGCGATGAGGAACCGGTCCCGATCGAACCGGGGGTTGTCGGCCTTGAATTCGACCGCCAAGGCGTAGGTGATGTTGTCGAGTACGTCGATCGCGGCGGCGTCGCGCGTCTGATCGCCAAAGCTGCGCTCTCGTTCGGAGCGCAGCACCAGGGCGATCGACTCGTAGTCCTTGCGTGTCATGTTGTCGTCCTATGCCTTGACGTGGGCGCGGATAGCGCGGTGCCAGCCCTCTGGCTGGCTCGCTGGGTTGTCGTAGTAGAAGTCGAAGACGCTCTCCAGTAGAGAGGCCTGGGTCAGCGCGATGAGATCGATGATGCTCATGGTTTATCCGTGGATGATGTCTTCGAGCCAGGCCGCGCCAAGCGCGGTCCAGTCGACCTTGGATAGCTCGGTCCGCTTCAGGTCCCCGAACCCGCCCCGGTCGTCGCGGTTCGCGAAGACAAGTTCGCGCAACGCTTGGCCCGCACCCTTCGCGGACCAATTGGTGGTGTGTTCCTTGTAGCCACGCACGACGTCGAGGGCGGTCCAGTAGAGGCTCTCATCGTTGGAAAGCCAGACGTTGACGTTCCAGGTCGGGCGGTTGGCCCAGCCGTTGTAGGTGTCCGTGTTGGGCATGTTGGGGTCCTAGATGTAGTCGTTGGCGACGTCGTGGATGAATTCGTTCCACGCCTCGTTGATGCCATCATCGACGGCTTCGCTGATCGGCAGGGCGGCGAAGTCCTCAAGAGCGTCCAACGCCTCTGAGAACGACCGCGGGTGGACCGACTCGCGCACGTCGTCGTAGTGGGCCTCGCTGCGCGAGGCGCCTTCGAGGTTGTTGAGGTGCTCGCGGGCCGCGGCGCGGCCACAACCGAACGCCTCTTTGTAGGCGTCGTCAGTGAGGACGGTGCGCTCGCCGTCAGAGTTGATGGACATCTTGGATAGCTCCTAGTTGTCGTTGTTGAGGGTGTTGATGATCGACGCAAGCTGAGCAGGCGACACGTTCAGCCACTGGGTCTCGCCCTCGCCGGTGACCTTGAAGCGAAAGAAGCCCTCGTCGGGCTGGGGGCCGCGCTGAAGCTGCTCACGCAGCGCCGAGGTCAGGTAGGAGTCGCGCACACCGCGCGGCTCGTCGTGCGCGTGGTCGTACTCGAACGGGCACCGGCCGGACGGTGCGGGCGTCCATGCGGTCGCGATGGCGTCATCCCACGTGTGACCACACGCACCGCACGTGACGAGGTCGGCGTTCGGATGGTCGGCGAGGTAGGCGTCGTGCTCGAACACCTGCACGACTCCGCGCTCGTCGGTGATACTAACCATCAAGGACATGTGGTTGCTCCTAGCTGTAGGTCTTGTTATTCGCCGTTGTTGCCCGCGAGCGCCTCGCTCAGCGACCGGGTCAGCATGGCGGCGGCGAGCAGCTCGTCGCCGTGGCGCATGTAGTAGTCGCGCAGTTCGAGCGCATGCCGGTCGAGGTACGCGCAGTACGCGGGACCGCCGTAGTTGGCGCACTGGGCGTCGCGCGCGGCCTGAGACTGATACGTGTCCGACATGGTGTCGTTGCTCCTGGTTGTTGTAGGACTTGGATAGCTCCGGCAGTGGTTCGGTGGCTACTCGTCCGGGCACCGGATTGTCTCACCCGATGCCCGCGACGGCTAGTCGCCGGGGTCCTGCTTCGAACCGGCTACTTCGCGATGGCGTTAGGCGGCGACGCGCGGCCCCGTACCGGGCGCCTTGCGGGCGATCGACGCGGACCGCCGCAGGTTCGCGGCGCGCCGTACGTCGGCAGCGTTCGCCTCCGCGCGAGCCTGCGCCTTCAGGTACCCCATCGCCGCCGACAGGGACGAGAACGACTGCGACTTGGACATCAAGAACCTCCGGTAGTTGTAGGACATGAAGTGCGTGGGATAGCTCGCACTCGCAGCGGCCGGAGCGAACCCCGGCCGACGCGGCTACGCGCGGTCCCCGTCGAGCGAGTCGAGCGGCAGGTAGCCGCCCCATTGGGCGAGGGCGAAGGCGTCGCCAACACCGCACGAGATGGCGGCGTCCACGACCACGCCCATGGCGTGCCAACGCAGCGACATGGAGTACAAGTCATGCAAGTCCATCAACAACCTCCCTTAGTGAGCGATGAACGTTCCCGCCGTCGTGACCTCCGCGGTGAACCCGTCGCGGCCGTCGAGGAGCAGTGAACCGTCATCCTGAACCGTGATGACCAGTTCCTTGTCGTGATCCTGCGCGAGCCGCTCGTCGGGCGCGTACGAGCCCAGCCAGCGCTGAAGCTCCCCGACGTTGTAGGGGTCAAGGAAAAGCTGACGCATCATGTAGTCCTTGGTTAGCGGTTGACGCGGACGTGATGGCCGCGCCCGCAGACGCCGGTGCGTCCGCGACGGACGCAAGCCTCGGACGAACAGCGCGGGCACTTGATGATGAAGAACTGACCGAGCATGGATAGCTCCTAGTGGTAGACCTGGACTTGCTGCGCCGGGTCGGCGCGCAGCGCGTGGACGTGACCGACGACGTCGCGGACATGGATGATGACCTCACCGTGGGTGTTCTCGACCATCGAGAGCACCTCGTCGATCGGCAGCCCATCGGTGTCGGCGGCGATCGGGTCTGCGTTGTCGACAATGCGGATGACCACGGGGATAGCTCCTAGTTGGAGGACTTGAAGGGGTGCAGGTACAGGCCGTCTGCGGCGTCGAGCGCGTCCAACGTGGTGTCCGTATGGATGAGCGCACGCCGTTCCTCGCCGCACTCGTCGCAGATTTCGTCGGGTGCGTTCGGGACGAAGCACGGCGGAGGCGGCGGAACCTCCCGACCGTGATACAGGCCGGAGGCGAGCCGGGGCAGGACGTAGTCGTCGAGGGTCCAGCCCGCGCGGTCCTCGCCCGCGATGAGAACACTGCCGTCGTCGCCGATCGAGACGACGGCGTAGTTGCCGGGCAGGTAGCGCTCGGCAGTGTGTGCGGTGATGTTGTAGATGATGGCGTAGCGCATCATGTTGCTCCTAGTTGTAGAACTTGGATAGCTCCCTATCCGTAGATGACGTCGCCCAGAACGGCGACCTGAACGACAATGTCGGCGTCGTTGGAATCCAGGTCTCCGGCGTCGTTGGCACGGTCGGCCTCAAGGATGCGCCCGCGTGTCGTCGGATGGACAGCGATGACGGCGTCGCTGCGGAGCACTGCCAGCGCTCGCGCAACCTCTTCGATCCCAACGTGCACACCTTCGTCGCGGTAGCCGGACTCATCGTCGAGCAGCGGATGGACGTCGGCGGAGGTATCGGACGTCTTCGTCGCGCCGCCGCTGCCACCGATCAGGTCAGACCACCAGCGATAGGACGACACCTGAGACCAGTAGCCGATCCCGCCCTCAACGGCGGTGGTGATGATGTCGGCGAGGAAACGTTCGCGGTCAGCGGAACGGGTGGGCATGTTGGCTCCTGTAGTTGTAGGACTAGTCGTGCACGGCTTGGATAGCTCGCACTCGCAGGGGCACCGGTTGGCCCGATGCCCGCGCGGCTACGCGCTAGTTGTTGATGGTGTTCCGCCCCGGGTAGGCGGCGGCGAGTAGCTCCGCGTAGGCGTCGAAGGTGTAGGTCTCGCCGTCCACGACCACAACGGGTCCGAGACGCTCGCGATTGGCGACGTTGCCGACGATGTGGGCGATCCGTTCGTCCGCGTAGGCGACACGCCGGTTCAGCGGCAGTGCGAACACGCCGGGACCGTGATAGGGGATGTTGGGGTTGAAGAGGCTCTTGTTGAACATCTTGGATAGCTCCCTGAGCTAGATGATGGACTTGATGACTTCGACGAGCGGCAAGATCACGCACAACGCGATCCCGCCGATGATGAGAATCACTGAGACCAACTCAGCGAATTCCTCGCCGCGCGAACGCGAACCGCCGTGAGACTGAGACATGGATAGCTCCCCTAGGCGTCGTAGCGGAGGACTGCCCACCCTGCGGGTTCGCCGTCCCCGTCGTCGGCGAGCGCGTCCAGGTCGTTGACGACAACGGCGACGTAGACGCCCGGCGTGGCGATGATGTCGTCGGCGAGACGTCCGCCGATGTACTCCGACGGGTGCATTATGGGTCCGGCGTAGCCGGACTGACCGCTATAGCCGTTCAGCGCCTCCCATCCGCGCGCTCCCGCGTAGTCGATGCCTACGCCGTCGGCGTAGCACTCCGGAGCGGACAGGTCGTCGCGGTCAACGATCGACCCGTCCTCGCGCACCTCGATCACGTGATCGAACTGCATCACGTCGTTCAAGTCATACATGATGATCCTTACGTTGTTGGGGTTGATCAGTCCGCGGACTGCCGAACGTGCACCCATACCGCTGCCTGTACGTCGCGCGGCGCGTGACCGAGCAGCGCCGCTGCCTCCCGGTAGGCGTCTGCGATCAACGCGTAACGGCGTCCCTGCGGGGCATCGGTAGCCGCGTAGGGGGCATGCGCGCGGAGATGCGCCATCGGATTCGGACGCCAATCCCCCTCCGCGACCCTCGCGGCCCACGTATCGACGGTGACCGCTGAGAGGTTCCCCGTAATGTTGGCGTAGAAGGCGCGCACCTTAGGGCCATTGAGGACGTCCAACGGGCGCTCTCCCTGCGCGATGCGCCATGCCTGCGCGCGCATCGTCCTGGTGTGCACGGCGGGCGGTTCGGAATCGCCACGGATGACGGCGTCTACAAGCGCGGACGCCTGCGCGAGATTCACGGCCCATGTCTGACGCGGGGACAGAGCAGCGATGACCCCTGCGACGGTATCGGCGCTCAGTGAGGAACCTTCAGCGATCGATGCGGCTGCGCGGTTCGCGCGGTCGTACCATTCGACCCCCGCGGCTAGGTCGTCGGCGGACGCGTCGCCGAATGCCTCCAAGATGCGTCGCCGCATCGCTGCTTTGCGCGCGCTCTCAGAGCGGTTCCACTTGTAGGTCTTTGTCTCCATGATGATGTCCTTATGGTTGTGCTAGGACTACGTCTAGGGGTCGGTGGGCGTCCGACCCCTACACCTAGCCGCTAGTCGAGGGTCGCGCCGAACCGCGCCGCCGCGTAGCGCTCAAAGACGCTCAACGCCGTTACCGGCGTAGCGCGCTGCTCGTCGCTGAGTCGCGCAACGCGTTTGTAGCCGCCACGATTCCAGCCGCGTGCGCCATAGGAGGCGCGACGCTCCGGCGAGCGTAAGTCATGCGCGTACAGGATCGCGCCATCGGAGCGGAGAGCGACCCTCACCTTATGGTCCCACCCATCGCTGTCGGTCCATGCGCGCGACGCCTGCGCGAGCTTGACCGAACCGTGAGCCGAAATCTTCGCCATTGCTGAGCCTTTCTACGTATGGGTTGGACTAGGCGGCGACGCGTAGCGGGGCGGCGACGAACACCGCGGGCACTTCGACGGGTCCCGTGATCAGAACCGCGTCCTGCGCCATCGCCTGTGCCGCGTACTCGGCTAGCGAGCGCAGGACGTCAGAGGCGCCTACGGCGTCCGTAAGGACCGTGTAGACGCGTACCCGTTCCTGCCCCGGGTAGTCCGCTCCCGGGGCGTACCAGCCGCCTACGGCGTCCGTAGCAGTCCATCCCCCGAACTGTCGCGCGAACACCGCGCACGCGTGCGCGTGGACGTCATCGCGAGGGTTCCCGCCGTTGTCGGCCAGCGGGAGGGTCAACGTATAGGCCTGCATAGACGTTCCTTTGGTGTGGACGTTTGATCGGTCGGCGTTACTGCGCGTGACGTCCGCTCGGATCGCGCCGTAGATCGCACGCGCAGAAGGAGTCTTCGTCGCTGTCGTAGGTCATGACCAGGGTTGAACCGTCGGAGAGGCTCAGTGTCCACCCCGCGCGCGACCGATCGACCCCGATAATGGTGAGCCCGATCGACTCATACAGGTTGATTGCCTGTGCTGCCTCCCGCTCTGCCTCCTCGCGCAGGCGTCGCGCGCGATCCTCCGCCGCGCGCCGTTCCCTTTCGACCGCGACCGCGCGCATGCGGTCAAGCTCGGCCACTGTGTAGGTATTGGTGAATTCACGCATGACATGACTCCTACATGTTGAGACTAGGACCACATGAAGACCTAGGCGTATGCCTAGGCCTTGATCTAGCCGCTAGTCGGCCCAGCTAGCGCAGACCACTGACCGGTGAGTCATGTTGATGAAATCGTGATTGACCCGGTCGTAGGCGGCGACAGTGACATCTCGGCCATGCGCATACGCAGTCCAGTACGGCCCGGCCGGATCGTCCATTCGCTGAACGAACGGGCGCCCGTTGATTGCGGAGTAGCACTGAACGTCGGAACCGCGCTTAGCGGCCGGGACATGCAGGAGCCCCCATCGGGGCACGACACCCGTCCAATCGGGGGACACGCAGTCGATGGACGGAACGGCGTACCCGTAGCACGCACCGTCGGCGTTCCTTTGCTGCTCGGCCGCGCGGGATGTGGCAGCGACCGCGCACAACGCGATAACCAGTGAGAGCGTCACAGCGAAGATGGTCCACGCGGCGCGCATGATGGGCTTGTTGTACATGTTGTTCCCTTCAGTTGTTGGGGGACTTGATAGACCAGATGATGGCCGGAAGAACCGCCATCACAAAGACGAGACCGAACACGACAGCCGCGATCACGGCGGGGCTAGCCGTTGTGTGACCGGCGGTCGCGCAGACGACGTCCGCGGTGGGATGACACATTGTTGGGGTCCTTCCTAGAAGGTGATCGAGGTGAGGAAGGCGTCGTCGGCGGACCGCGCGAAAGCGCTCAGCGCTTCCACCTGGTGTTCGAACCGGCGCACGCAGCGGAGATCGTCCCCGTGAAAGATTGCGACCGCGTAGTGCGGCTCACCATCGAAGGCAAGCAACGTCACGCCGCGCGGCGTCCCCTCCGACCAATCGTCGGGAAGGTAGAAGGCGAGAATGCGCGCCGACAACGCGTCCGCCGCCTGCGCGAGCGCCATGTACTGAGAGGAATGCATAGTCACGACTCCTAGATGATGGACAACCAAATGCGGGCGGTGGGGAATCGAACCCCACCGTCCGCGCTTTCAAGTGATAGGCAAAGCAACGTTTGGCCGGACCACCGGCCATGACCTATAACTTACCGTTGGTCGGGCGCTACCCCGACGACATCCCGAATTGACGCTCTCGGCTTCCGTCAAGTCAATGTCATTGTCTACCTACTGTCATTGTCCGGGGTTCGCTCGTTGAGTCGGTCGGTTCGCTCTTTGGGGGTCGCGCGGCAGGCGCCCAACGGATGGTGGTTCGATCGGTCCGCCCATCGGCGGAGAGGATCGGCCATCCGTTACACGCGCGTGTAACCGTGCGACGCGTCCGTGAGACGCGCGACCGAATCGTGAGACGCGCTCAGCGGTCGTGAGATTCGGTAGTCAATGCCAATGACTGTGACCGGCCCGACGTTGTTGATCGACTACTCGGTAGCCCTACGCCTAACGTCCGCCGTAGCGGAGCAGGAATGAAGGGGTTCGCTTTCGTCGCATCGTCGGGTGAGTGAGGACACGGTTGTTATGGTCATTGCTTTGTTGCCCACCAATCGGCTGCATGACGCGCATCGCACTAGGCCTAGGGCCTACGCGTGAGAGGCAGATGGGCACTTCTACTAGTCGTCCGTTCGTATCCTCCTACTCTCATTGTCATAGTCCTACGTTCGCTCTTTGCGTCCGGTTCGCTCTTTGGGCGCGCCGCTCTTTGTCCGTGATCGACCCCTAGGCGTTGATCGTGAATCCCCGTTGTTGGGGTCATTGATCGTGCGAGGGTGTCGGGTCTTTGGCGTGAGTCGGCGCAGTCCGTGAGACGCGCGTACGCGTGAGACGCGTAGTGCTACAACGTGATTTCGAAGTCAATGACATTGACTAGTCACCTTTGCTCCCGGGGTCCGTGCCTAGTTATAGGCATTGGTTACTTGACCGGGGCAGTGCGCCCCGCCGCACTGGCACGCGTTGCTTGCGTTCACCGGACCTAGGGTCCGTGCCGACTGACGGGGTTTCGATACGCGGGGCATCCGGGGGACTAACTCCCTGTTGGTCCGGTGTCACTGGGAGGCGCACTAGGCGAGTGACGGCGGATGACCGCGGCTGGCATATGCCGGTTCCGATGGAACCCCCGGGGGATCGCTCTCCCCGGTTCCGCTGCGGCCGAGATTGCCAGACCAGCGGTTGCCGCCGCCCATTACACGCGCATAGGGAGGCCTTGTGCATAATCAACAAGTCGGTCTTGTGCCCTAACTAGGCGCAATCCCTTGCCCCGTAAGGGCTGTCAGAGCAAGGCATAGGAGTCGATTTCAGGCCCATCTGCAACCCTAGGGTTGCAGGTTTCGTGCGCGCCGCTGAGACGTTGCTTGCGCAATTGCAAGCATTCAGGCCGCATTTGGCTCTATAGAGCCAAATCCCAACAACGACAACATCGCCTAGTGCGATATCTTGTGCACGATGGGAGACGGTTGCATTGCAGGACCGACTCCGCACAAAGGGGTATAGGGGTCTCAGACCGGCCAATGTGGCGCATAAACGCTCGATTCTCAGCGAACATTTAGGTTCTGTTCGATCACGAGGCGAACATAAGAGCCTATAAGAACTATGAACCGAACCTATGTTTGCGTCGAGGTCAAGCATTTGAGCCAAATCCGATCTCAAGAACCAACATGTAGGACTAGCAGCGTCCGCAACCCATACCCCTATGGGGCATCCGTAGTACCCGATTCGACCGCCCATCCGTAGCAGCGACGGATACGAAAGCCATTCTTAGGCACGCTGAGACCGCGGAAGGCGTCCGCAGTAGGAGCGGACCTATGGAGGCGTCAGACGCCGCTAGGAACGGCTGCGGCGCGGTCTCCGCGCGGCATCGTCTAGGGGTCTCGACGGGGTCGAACGATGGTTGCGGTCGGTCGTATCGGCGGGGCGGTTGTCGTTGTGGGGGAGGTTGGGGACGTGTCGGTGCGTCCCCACTCATTTCCCCTTACACAAGTGTAAACCCATACAACTTGAACCCCAACATAGTCGGGAACGCTAAGATTCACTGCCCGTTCTAAATATTCAGGCGCTTAGGGTCGTTGGGGTTGTGGGGGATCCTGTCTAGAAAAACCCTCTCAGTGATTTTGGGGGCTCAGGGAACGCGGTAGTAGTGCCACACAGAGATGGAAAATTCGAAGTGGTACGAAGCCCTCATCAAAGTAGGCCAAAACGACCTCGAAGTCGCGAGGGCCGAGAACCTTCATAGGGGTGCAGCGATCGACCGGAGCCGGCCGCGTGGCGGCGGAACGAAACGTCCTCGTCGGGGCCTCTGATGGGTATGTATCGTTCCGTCCGAGAACCGTAACCAATGCTGATACGAATAGCGCTCACGCGTCGTCGATCGTGTTGGGGTGATGGGTTTGACGATTGTGCGATTAGACGAATGCTCGAATAGTCGAATCGAGGCGTAGCATTACCTGCATGGCCTGCACGGCGAGGAAGTTCCACCGCCCTCGACCGCTCACTACGGAGCGGCACCACGTCGTGCCTCAGGCATGGCAGGCTGCGGTGAATCCCAACTCGCTCTTCGAGGTCAAGGTCGTAGAGGTCTGCCCGACCTGCCACCGCAACATCCACTACTGGCTGGTCAAGCTCATGCACGCAGTGGCTGACCTCCACACCAACGATCCGCTCGACGCCAAGAAGTTCGTCTTTGGCGACAAGAGACTGACCACTGAGCAGGACATCGCATACAAGGCCCTCACGACGTGGACGGACGGCGGACGAGAACTGATCTGGCTGACCAACAGAGGGCTCTGGGGCATTGCCTGAGCCAGAACTTTCATAGGGGTGCAGGAGGCCGTCGGATGTGGGAAGCGCTACAAGTCAGCACCGGAGACGTTCACGTCGTGCCAATCGCGGACGCGACCTTTCACATCGCCGACCGCTACTGTCTCTGCCTGCCGAGCCGTCGATTCGAACACCATGACGGGCTCTTCAACCGCGGCGGCTGGGTCGTGACTCACAACTCCTATGACGGACGCGAAGCCGGCGAGGAAGGGCACGATGTTGACGGCCGCGACACACCCATTGAGTACTTCGAGGCCAAGCTGTGATCCTCGACGCCTACGAGTTCATGCGGCAGCAGGCCGACAGTGGCGTCATCTGCGCAGCGATCCCAGCGCAGACCGATGACGGTCAGCCAATCCTGTGGATGACCTCGGTGGAGTACCTCGGAGACCAAGAGGACTCGACGCGCGCGTTCATCGCCGCCGTCGCAAGTCTGCGGCGCGCATACCGCGAAGCGCACAGGCACGGAATCGACACGCTGGTCTAGTCACGTAGACCGCCAGCAGGTCTGGCGAGATCCGTGACAGCTTGACTTAGCATGGCGGCCTTGGTAGGCTTCCATGGATGGCGATTGAAGACACGCTTCGAGCGTGGGCCGCGCAGCGGCTAGACATTTCCGTATCTGACATCTCTAACGTCGAGTTCGAGGAGACAGAGGAGTACTGGTACTCCGACATCACCTGCGATCCGGCCACAAAGGGCGCGACGGTTTGGCTAACACCAGAGGCGGCGCAGAGGACGTGGATCGGCACAATGTGGATCGACCTCGACGGTCTCGACTTCGGTGAACTGATCCGCGAGATTCTCGACTTTGCAGCCGACGAGAGCGGCGTGCAGACCGGTCGGTTCAGCGCCTCACTGCCTAACCTGTCGACCCCGCTGGTGCACGGCTGATGCGCGGACTGCTCGACTTCGCCACCGACGCCTGCGTGTTCGTCGGTGCATGCATCTTTGTCGGCCTGGGGGTTGGAATCATCAAGGCCGCGCTCAAGGACCTGCTTCGTGGCTAGGGGGCGGCGCGCGGTCGGCACCAAGCGAGACGAAGAGCGCTTCACCAGGGGTGATTGTCACTACCTGGCGCGGGCGATTAGCCGCATCACCGGCTGGCCCATGGTGGCGTTCCTCGACGGCGACAGGCCGAACATTCATGCAATGGTGAAGATGCCTGACGGGCGAATGCTTGACATCTACGGACCGCATGTAGCGCGAACCGCCCGGCGGCGGTGGTCGCCATGGGCTCGCGGATGCCCGATCAGAGAGTTCACGTGGGATGAGTTCCGCGCTCTCGGATGGCCGACCCCGGAGTTCGGCGACTACACGTACAAGCGATCACAAGTGATCGCGCGGCGGCTACTCAACGAGATTGGTTACGAATGCTGAGCGCGTTCGGACGGCTCCTCGGACTGACCCGTCACCGCGTAAAGGTGATCCCGCCATGCGGAGACTGCCACTACCTCTACACGTGGTCGCGGGCCGGCGCTGAACGCGTTGTGGCTCGTCTGCGGCGGCAGCTACGCGGGACGCCGGTCAAGTTCTTCATCTACGCCGAGACCTCGTACGGCCACATCCGGGTCGACAACAACGGAAAGCAGACCTGATGCCAGGAGAGTGCTTCATTACCGACGACGGCCAGCACTACCACGGCGAACGACCGTGGGATGAGATCTCGCCTGAATCGCAGGACGCGATCAAGGCCGTGCTCGCGGCGGCCAAGGAAGAGTTCACACGCCTGCGAGAGGAAGAGAAGAACAAGATTGAAGCACTCGAAGAGGGACGAGAGGAGCTTGCGCGTATGAACGCCGCAGCCGACGACTTCTACAACAAGCTGAGCCGCTGATGGGCTGGATCGGAGTTGATCTCGACGGTACACTTGCCGTCTACGACGGATGGCGCGGACATCGGCACATCGGACGGCCAGTACCGGCGATGGTCGAACGCGTCAAGAAGTGGCTCGCCGCTGGGGCCGAGGTTAGAATCCTCACCGCGCGCGTGAGCACGCCCGATGGGATCGAGCGTGAGCAGTCGAGGTCTGCTATTCGTGCATGGTCTGTTCAGCACATCGGGCAGGCGCTCGAAGTGACCAACGAGAAGGACTACGAGATGATCGAGCTTTGGGACGATCGAGCAATTCAGGTGATTCCCAACACCGGTATGGCGATCGAGGAGTACTACATCAAGTCGCTAGAGCGGCTGGCAGGCCTAGGCGAGGCAGCATGAGACTGCTGCGCAGGCGTCGGCCGGTCCTGGTCCACGCTGTGTGGGCCGTCAAGGACGGCAACTTCACTAGCTTCGGCAATCGACTACTCGACGTCGTCAATACAGCAAACGAGCAGGCCGCCGCACTGGGAGGCCGCGTCGATGTCCAATACAAGCCGACACCATTGGACAGTTCTTCGGTGTTGTTCTCTGCCTTGGTGACTGTCACACATGACGCTGCTTGACCACGACGTCGTTGACGACATCTCAACCAGCGACACCGATGACGAGTTCTCGCACTACTTCTGCCCGTGCCGGCCTGACATCTCGATCTGCGGGACGCCTCTTGAGGGCCGCATCATTCCAGGCGAGGACGAGCCGCCAGATTGTGTCGTCTGTTACGCAATGCTCGACGCTCCGTGTCCGCGCTGCGGACTAGAGGACTGGTAGATCGTGCTCGGCGGCGCTAGGCTGGTCGCATGAGGATTTGTTTCACTGGCTCTCGCCACTGGACCGACTACGAGGCCGTACGAGCGCGGCTCGCAGAACTCAAGGAGGAGTTCGGAGACTCGCTTGAGGTCGCGCACGGCAAGTCGCCCGGCAAGGGCGCCGATTGGCACGTCGAGCTTGCGGCGCTCTCGCTGGGAATCACACAGACACCGTTCCCGATCCGCGGCGGACCGACCGGCGTAGACGGACCAAATCCATACGTGGCTCCCCTGAATCGCAATCGACGCATGCTGCTGACGTTCATGCCGCACGTACTGATTGCCTTCCGATCGCCCGGCAAGTCCAACGGCACCGACTACACGATCAAGCAGGCCGAGATGATGGACATCGAGGTCGAGACCATTCACGAAGAAAGGACATGATGGACTTCATCTTGCGGTGGCTTCGGCGGCCATTCTGCGGTCACCCAGACTTCACGCACGACTTCACTGAGATGCACTGCACGCGCTGTTCGTACACGGAGTATCTCCGTGGGCGCTGACTCCTGCCCCTGCGGCACCCACACAGGCACGCACTGGCCTGACTGTCCGCACAACGTTGGCAGCCGCGGCTGGTCTGGGACGAGCGCAGAAAGCACGATCGTTCGACGCACAGACGGCGAACGCGAGGCCTACCTGAAGGGTTTCGAGGCCGGCATCGAGGCCAGCGAGAAGCACGGCACAGACGTCGCGCGTGAGCTACTTACGGTGGTCCGCAATGTCGGCTGAGATCGAGTTCACGGTCCGTGTCTATCCCGAGCGCCGGCATGTCACGTTCGGTCGTAAGTGGGTGTGGTCGGCCGAGGCCACGGAGATCAAGCCGGCGGTCGATGACGAAGGACGCCGTGTTCGGCGGGCGCGTTTTCCGCGCTCGTACGCGGTGCGCGGGCACAAGACCGAAGAGCGCGCCATCGAAGCGCTGCGGCTGAAGATCGAAAGCGCGCAGGACGAGCACGACTACATCGAAGCCAACACATCAACTGCGAGGTTCACCGTTGTCCGCGACTGACATCAACGCAGCCTTGGATCGCGCCGCCAACCGAATCTGGGACGACTACGAAGAGCTTGAGCGCTCCCTCGCTGCCGACTATCGCATGCCCTCGATCGATGCTGATCGATACGCCGACTACGTCTACGAAGAGCTTGCGCCTCTCATGCAGGCCTTGCAGGGCGCGCTCGAAGACGCTGCCGACACAGTTCGAGCTACGTCGCCGAACTTCTGGGGCCGGCCTGATCTCGTTGCCCGCGTCAATCGATGGAAGGAGTTGTCTCGATGATCAAGAAGCTTCTTGAGAAGACACATTACGAGGGCCGGCGGTTTACGGTCAAGTGGGGCGTCTTCCAGCGCGAAGACGGGTCGACTGTCGAGCGAGAGTGGGTCACGCCTGGCGATGTTGTCGCGGTGCTGCCCTTTGATGACGAGTTCTTCTACGTCGGCGAGCAGCCACGCGAGGTCACTGGCCGGCGCGTTGTCTCGCTCTGCGCGGGCAAGATCGACGAAGGCGAGCAGCCAATGGCGGCGGCTAAGCGCGAGCTTGCCGAGGAGTTCGGGCTGGCTGCGCAGCGATGGCTGCGCGTCGCTGCCTTCTACACCTCTGAGGGCATCACCGACGAGTTCACGCATCTCTACTTGGCGACCGGGCTTTCGAAAGCAGAAGGCGTCGAATACGATGTCGACGAAGACGTGCGGTCGTTCGGCGTCGAACTACGCGATATCGAAGACATGATCGACATAGCCGACAACGCCAAGCTCCTGATCGGGCTCGGCGCTCTACAGAGGCATCTAGCCCTAGAAAGCCGTCTTTGTGCGCCCTGTTGATACGAGACAGACCGACGCCGAGATCGACTACCACGAGCCACGAGACTACGGAGATGGGAAGACTGAGCAGGACATCGACGTCGTGATTCCGGGACTTGGAACACTGGTGCTCCAACGCGTAGATGATGAGATCCACCACTTCGGCTTCTCCTTTGATCCCGCGGCATTCCAATTTCTCTACCCATCAGAGTGATGTTCACGCGCTTCTCCGTCGATGAGGTCTACGAGGCCGCGCCGTCCAAGGAACTACTGAAGTTCGAGGACACGACGCTCGTCTGCGCGGTGTTGTCGTTGATGAGAATCGCCGGTGCGGACTCTCCTGACGGCGGAGCGCCCGAAGTGGACGCCATGCGAGCCTTGAACCAGATCAGATATCTGCTAGAGTCACAGGGCTAGCCGGGCTGGCCGCTGCGGAGACGTAGAGGAAGTTCGGGGCATCCACGTCGAGGCTAACTCGGCGTAATCGGCCGGTGGGAGGTCTTTGACCGCTTGGACCACGAGAGCAAAGCCTAATAAGCCAGCAGTTCGCCGAGGCCTGGATGAGATCTCAAGTTCGACCTCCTGAGGACATCCGGAGGAGGTCATGGTGAGAGAACCGTCACGTTGAGAGATGACGGACGCCGCAAGGCGTAGATAGATGGTCAGCGCCGCCGATGGCGGAACAGAACCCCGGCTATCGAGGCTAGCAAAGACTTGACACGCCGACGCGGACCGGCTAATGTTCGCGACATCTACTCCACTCCTGAAAGGAGAACCTTGAAGATCCTGAAGAAGATCAGCCCGGCCTGGTTGGCCGCGCTGCTAGTACTCGCCGCAGGCTGCGGAGGCACGCTCGCCGTGTCGGTCGCCGACAACGCCGGAGACATCCTCTCCCAGATCGACGCCCGCTCGAACACGACGCGTCCGTTCGTACCGACCTGGCCGTCGCCGGAGTTCAAGAACTACACGGCTGCGCAGCGTCTCTACGCGAACCCCAACACGATCATCTGGTGCACCACCACGTGGGGCAACGCGAGCGCGCCGTTGGTGACGATCCCGATCGCCGGCAAGCTGACCTCGTCGAGCGTCTCGTTTTTCCCGTCGTCGCGTGCCTGGCGAGGCGATCACAACGCCGCTCACCCCGAGTACACGCCAGAGCGGCGGTCTGTCGACGGCATGTACCACGGCTCGCCTCCGCCATATCGCTACGGCTTCACGCCGGGCGGCCAGTACATGGACTTCTTCAACATGCCCACGCTGTGCACGACCGCGTTGACGAGCTTCCAGCGCCAGACCACCAAGGTCGCCATCACGGTAGACGCACAGGCGAAGGCCGCCGACCAGGCCGCCGAGGCGGCGCTCGCACGAGGCGATCGAGCCGGCGCACAGCGAGCACTCAACGCTCTCGATTCGGGTAAGTAGATGAACAACTACCACATCTGGAAGGTCGACCCGAAGCCCGTTACCTGGAAGATGGGCACCGCCGAGGGCACCACCCCTAAGGACGCGCTGCGGGCGGCGAATGTCAAGTCTCCAGGCCTCTTCCTCAACGGAGATGTAGTCGTGGTCGCAAACCACGACGGACAGCACAACGGGGTCGGGATCTTCAAGATTCGCAAGGCCAAGGCCGATGTCGAACCTGCAATCCTACAGGTGATCGATCTCTGATGAACGAATACCAAATCTGGAACATCAACGCAACTGGCCGCTACGAGGGGTGGATCTACACCCAAGACGGAGACTCGCCCGAGGACGCGCTCAGGCGATACGAGGCCAACGACGCCCATGGGCTCATCAAGCACGGAGGCGTCTATGTGGTCGCCAATGCCGAAGGCGGTCACCAGGAGGTCGGCGTGTTCAGGGTTCGTAAGGCCGAGCAGTCCGAGTATGGCGGCTTCGTGCGGGATCTGGTGATCACATGAAGCGCCTTCTCGCGATGATGTCAGTGCTCGCAGTGGGCGGCCTCGCTGCCGCCGGATGCGGCGGCGAGACAACCGACCATCGGACGCCCGAGCAGCGAGCCAAGGACACGATCGTCCACAAGGCTCATCAGCGAACGCCCTACGTGCCGAGCCACGACGTCGAGTTCCATAACTACAATCGCGCCCAGCAGGTGTACGACGACCCGTCGAACATCCTCTGGTGTACGTTCAGCTTCAACAACCCGTCGTCGCCCCTGGTAACGGTGCCGGTGACGGGCAAGCTGACCTCGTCGAGCACAACGTTCTTCTCGCCTGAGCAGATCGACGACCGATTCGAGGGGCCGGTGGTGGTTCCGTCGCGCAGCGTTGACGGTCTCTACCATCCGAACCCGCCCGGCTACCGCTACGGCTTCACGCCCGGCGGTGCATACGTGGACTTCTTCAACCTGGAGACGTACTGCTCGAACAAGCCGACCGAGTTCCAGCGCAAGCAGACCAAGATGTCACTGACCGTCGATCACGACCTCGGAGCCGCGGACGCCGCTGCCCAGGCAGCGCTCAAGGCGGGTCGGCCGGCGGAGGCGCAGCGCATCATCGAAGCAGCAATCGGAGGCCAGTAGATGCAGTTCATCATCATGGCGGTCCTCGTCGTTGGCGGCGCGGTCGTTGACAAGAACCCGCAGTGGTTCAACGGGACGCACGAGGCCGCGGTCGCGGCCTGGGTGCTCGCGGCGGTCTACTTCCTGTTCTGGCTGTTCGCGCTCCTCGTGATCGGCCGAGCAACCAACAAGAAGCGGAGTAACTGGTGAGCGACAACCGAACCAACCGCGAGATCTGGGAAGATCGCGCAGACCGGGCGGCGGATCGAGCCGCCAAGGCCGGCAACTCGTTCACCCGCCATCCCGTTCTGTGGTCGGTCGGAGTGATCCTGGTGTTCGCGGCGTTCTCATTCGTCTTGACGCTCGGACATGACGGCCGGCAGTACGTGCACGAGGCGCACAAGAATGTGCAGCTTCCGCACGTCAAGGAAGAGACGAACGCGATCCTCGCACTTCAGGAGGACATGCGGCAGGCTGCGGCCAACGCCTGCAACGCCAAGGACGCCGCTGGTGATGTCGACTCGCCGACGTTCGTCGAGGATCCGGCGATGGCCTACAAGGCGACCTATCGGCGGCTGAAGGCCGAGTACGACCGCCGAATGGAGAACTTCTTCGAGGCCGCGCTGTCGAGGAAGGTTCCCCTGCCGTACGGAATTCACGACTTGCCGCGCAGAGCACCGACGCTCACCGTGGCAATCGCCGACGCAAGGAAGCGCGGCGACTGCTAGGCACGGAAGCCTCCACGTCTACAGGGCCGGGACTTCGGTCTCGGCCCTTGACGTTCACGCGTCGATCAAATAGAGTCCACGACATGGCGTCATTTCTCATCGACACCAACGAGTACGTTACAGGAACCTATCTCGTTAGCGGCGTCGCCGACGCCGAAGAGGCCAAGACTGTGCTATTCGCCGGACACAAAGGTATGCCGAACTTCGACGACGATCGTGTTGAGCAGATCGCCTACTCAGCGTACTGCGTCGAACCTGCCGAAATCGTAAAGGCCAGCGATGTCTGAGCCGCGCAAGGCATACCTGGTCAAATGGTCGATCGCTAACGACATGGAAGCGGTCGTCTACGCCGACTCGGCTGATGACGCACTGAAGCGGTTCAACGACGGCGAAGGGCACATAGAGAACACAGGACACGACTGGCGCTGCCGACAGCCGCGCGTATCTCGCCTACCTGAGGAAGACCGCTCGTCCGAAGAAGACTTGTAGAGACAGTCTTGTCTATCCGAACAGCGCGATCAACGTAATACCGACGAGGTAGCAGAGGAGAGCCAGGACAGCGATGAACACAACGAGCAGTCTAAGCTCGCGCGCAAGCGACCGCTGCGGGCGTGCTAGGCCCTCGCGGCGGAGCCAGTCATCGTCGTCAATGCCGGCGCGAGGAGAATGCTCACGAGGGACCCGCTCGCGCGGCTGAGGCGTGAAGTAGTACGGAGAAGGAGACATCATGACTACATCTTACCCCGAACACGAAGAAACGCAACTAACTGGTTGCGCTCATAGCGTCGGCCTCGTCGTGCCGCGAGAGGTCCCGTCCTGATGGCCTGGGCGTTGGCCGAGGGCGGCATTGTGATCGTCGTAGCGGTCACGGCGCTGGCGATGGACAGAAGCCATCGGCGGCGCCTAGAGGAGCACAACCGCAAAATGGACGACCTCTATCGGAGGTACCGATGACCCAGCACCCACAATGGCAACGAAACGGGAGTCTGCGGCTCGTCATCGAGAACGGCCCGATGGTCATCTGTGACGAGTCCGGACTGACGACCGAGGAGGCGCAGGCGCTCGCATGTCGCCACCTCGGAATCGTGTCGGACGCAGGGCTTCGCGCCCGGCTAGCCGACTGGCAGGACTGGGCGCTCGGACTGGTCGGCACGGCGTCCACGCTGCGCTCGGCCCGCAAGGCGATCGAGCAGTGTGTGCGTGACGCTCGGGGCCAGACACAGGAGCCACGATGATCGACCCGGTCTGCGCGATCCACGGCAAGCGGTCGTCTGAGCATGAGGGCGGCCGGTGCCTCTACTGCTGCATCTGCTACCGGCCGTTGACGCCCGGCGAGTGCGCCGTGGACGCCAAAGGCGCGAGGTGGGACGTCTGCAAGGGAGACTGCGCCCGCGAAGCTGGGATCGCCACGTTGGCCGATAAGTGCAGGCCAGATGCCTGACGGCGTCGGTATGTGCCTGTGAGAGCCGACTGAGGAGGACCCGGGGCGGCAGCGGCCTAGCGCCTGGGCGATTCCTGGAAACCAGAACCACCACCACCCCGGTGTCCGTTCTTCCCCGGACGAGGAACGCCGTGGGGATGACGTCCAACGCCCCTCATCCTGCGCCGCCGGACCCGTGTCGGTGCTTCCCGAGGAAGGAAGCGCCCGGCGACAACTGCAACCCTAGCAACCCCAACATGGCTGTCAAGGCCGAGTTCGCGCATTGACACAGAGAAGCGAACACTGAGAGCGACTCAGCGGCCGGCGGGCAGTTTGAGACGCCGCGTAGAACGCTCTCCTTGTGCTTCTTGAGCGCGTCCTCATCATGAGGATCGTCGGGTCTGTCGTGAGTGAGGTCTCTGTTGGGAGATGGTTCGAGGAGGACTCACTTCGACCCTACCCTGCCAGCCAGGCATCGCTCTGCCGAGCGCCGCCCCGGCCGAGGCGGGCGTGGCCTAAGCCTAGCACACGGTTCGCATACTCGGGAGTATGTGAAATTCTTGGCTTAGTAGAGCCAAATTCTGACGCAAAACGAAGAAGTCTCTCAACGTGAAGATATCTCCTGTTTTCGCCCTAGGGGGCACCTTCGGACCACTTGAAAGGGGCAGATTGTTCAACAATAGGGGTAAATTTGGCTCTAGAAAGCCAAAAAATACGTGCAAGAGGGCTCTGACCCACTTGAAAACCCTCTGTGAGGCGTTGATTGACGCCTATCTGTGGTGGTAGGGTTCCGCTATGAGGACAAACGACCCACGCAACTACTTCGCCGACGCCGATGAAGCCAACGAGCGGCTTGCCTTCGACGCCGACGGCCAAGAAGTCGAAGAATTCGCCTATCGCGAGCCGGATCGGTTCGCCGAATGGGAGCAGTGGCGCGCTGGGTGGCTCGCTCAGGACGCGCTGACCCACCATGTGGAGACCTATCAGCCGCGCCGCACAACCGAGGCCGAGTATCGAGCCTCGATTTCGCGTGCGATCAAGGAAGCAGGACGCCTCGATGACTGTTGAGGAACTCGTCGCCTACCAAGCCGCACACGGCCTCGGCGACCGACACGTAGTTTGGTTGACAGAGCACGGCTTTCGCATCGCTCACACAGACGCTGAGCGCGAGGCCGGCGACCTCGATCGCTGCCCTGTGCACGAGGCGCTGTTGGCGGCCGACGAGGCTCCAGCGCCGCCAGGGCTCTACGAGACCTACTTGGGGTTCGAGGAGCTTCGGCGTGACTAAGCTGCGCTGGAACGGCGACTACACCGCCGACGGCCGCTACATGATCCAGGTGGGCTCGATCTATCACGGTCCTGGGGTTCCGCGCGAGCGCGAATACGAGACCTTCTTCATGCCCGGTACACCTGAAGTGGTCTCGATCGGCATCCACGGGCGGCGGCGAGATGCCAAGCGGGCCGCCCAGGAGCACGCCGACGGCGCATGATTGCGTTGCTCGTCTTGGTGGTTGTCGTGGTTGGGGCGGTTCTCGGCTTAGTTGCCGATGGTCCGTCCGTTGACTGGCCCGACGACTTGCGATGACGGCCTGTGGTGGGACTGATCGAGATGTCATAGGCGTCCGTATCCTTGGCATATGACCTACTCTGCCGCCAAGTCCGGATTCCGCCTCAGCTTCCTCTACATTCGCGATCTGCTCGCGAAGATTCAGTCGGGAACCGACGCCACCGGCGCTCAGTTCACTATCGGCGCTGCTCCGGTGCGGCCGTCGAACATCGTCGCCACCTCGGGCGCTGCGCAGACGCTGGTCAACAACGCCTACAACCTGATCACGCTTTCCGCGAACTGCACCTTCACCTTCCCGACCGCGACCGCCGGCTCGGAGATGGTCGTAGCGACCAAGCAGGACGCGACGGGCTCGCGCCTCGTTACTTGGCCGGCATCTGCCAAGTTTGCCTCCGGTACTGCGCCGACGCTCTCCACGGGCGCGAACAAGGTCGACGTCACGGTCTTCCGCTGCCTCGACGGCTCGACTTGGTCGGCTCAGTCGACCTCGCTCGACGTTCGCTAAACCGCATCTGGATCAGGTCACTAGAGCCGCCCTTGGGCGGCTCTTTTTATGTCTTGTTGTAGCGAAGCAAGTCGCTCCGTCTCAGCCGCGATCTGGTACACTTCCAGGTCATGGCTGAATACGACGACGAGCTAAGTGGCGTCCTCTTTCGGGCGCGCGAGAAGAAGTCCGACCGCTCACCCGACTTCACCGGCAAGTGCACCATCGAGGGAACCGACTACCGCATCGCGGCGTGGACACGTGAGCCCCGCAGCGGCGGAGCGAAGTTCCTTTCGCTGAAGTTCACGGCGCAGGACGACGCCCGCGACGGCATGGACGCCGAAGGCGCGCTCGAACTGTGAGCGTACCGACGGCGAAGACCGCTGCCCAGAAGGCGCGCCGAGCAAAGCGCGACCGCTGGCGTACGAACCGCGATGCGCGTGATCGCGCAGCCCGTCAGGATGAGCTACGTGTCCAAGGCCATGCGGCCTGGGAGCGTCTGCTCAGCCTCCTCAAGGAGGTCTGATGCTCGTCAGTGATCTCATCGAACGCCTTCAGACGCTTCCTCCTGATCTAGAGATCTGGAAGTCAGCCGATGACGAGGGCAACGACTTCGACCCGGTGTCGATCGCTGTCGTCGAGAATGCCGCCCACACCTATGAGGCGCGCCGCAACGAGCTAAGCCTCATCGATCAGGATGATCTCGACGGCTGGCTACCAGACGAGTACCGACAGGTTGTCGTTCTCTGGTAGCGGTGACGTGACAGGCGCGGAGGTACTCTTCATGTATGGCAATCGCGCCCTTCCGCCGCACCGTCACCACAGCAGCGACGCTTCTAGCGTCGAACGCAGCCAGCACCGCGGCAGCCGCGGATTGGGCAGCGGTCGAGGTAATACTCATCAACGCCTCGACCACGCCGGCCACGGTGGTGTTGGGCGGCTCGGCCGTCACGGCCTCCACAGGAGCGCGTTGGATCGTCGGAGTTGGCAGCCTGCTTCGAGTTACGCTTGAGCCCGGCGAGTCCATCTATGGAATCGTCGCCTCAGGCACCCAGGACATTGACGTCCTGGTCTCCGGCCGCTGATCATTGGCCCGGACTGGACGACGTCGCCGGGCTGGTAGTTCAAACAGCACGCGAGGACGTCCGTCGCACCGGAAGGCGCGACTCCCTCATTACGATGCAGACTTTGGCCGCTGTCGTTTCTGCGGCGAAGTTGTCGAAGACGGACCAACCGGACGCCAGCGAAACTGGCACGACGGGCGCGGCGACGAACCAAACTGCGTCATCTCCTGGCGGGCTTTCTACGACCATCGAACGGCTAGAAAGATGCTCATCGAGCGAGACGGAAATCGCTGCCGCCGACGCCGCCATCATCCGTTTGATCTCGTCGATGGAGAGCCCTGGGGAGGGAAGCTCGAAGTCGACCACGTAGTTCCGCTCATCGATGGCGGTGGCTTCGAACTAGAGAATCTTCAGCTTCTGTGCACAAAGTGCCACGCACAGAAGACTGCCTCTGAGAACTCAGAGAGGGCTCAGCGGGTGGACTAGAACAGGCACGGCGGCCTCTAAGATTGAATCAATGGCCGCCGATAAGTACCTAGCATCCAAGTCGACCTTCTACGGCACCGCCTACGAGGTCCGCGACAAGCTGTCGCGTCTTGACTCGGGTCAGAATCCTGATGGTACTCCGTATCGGCCGTCACTGCTCGGTGTTCTTCCTCATATTGACGCGCGCGACTACGGCGTCAAGCTAGACTGGCAGTCACCGACGACGAACGCGGCGTCCATGACGTCGGGCTCGAACCAGCTAACCGTCTCTAGCTACACCTTCACAACCGCCGATGTCGGCAAGCGCGTCGTCGTCAAGGGCGCTGGCGCGGCAGGCGTAGTGCTCTACGGATGGATTGGCGGTATCACGGCCGGTAAGGCGATCCTGTACAGCAACTCAGGCTTCACGACGGCCCTCAACGCCTCGACGACTGTCTCCACCGCAGCCGCCGCCTGGGGTACCGACGACACGACGGCCCTCAACAACTTCTTCGCCGCCCTCGCCGCCGACGGCAACCAGCGCTACGGCTTCATTCCGTCCGGTTGGACACGCTTCACGCAGCTTGTGATCCCGTCGGGCGTCAAGGTCCGAACCTCGGGCTGGGGCGACCACTTCGGCGTCTTCTACGGTCTCAAGAACGGCCACCTCGCCGGCACGCTGCTTCAGCAGCTTGAGGGCGTCGGCGCGAAGCACGCAGTTGTCTTTACTCCTCAGTTCACCTCATCGGTTCCGTTCATCGGACCGCTCGACATCGAGCTAGGAACACTTCAGGGTCCGATCGACTCGGGCTCGTCTGGATCCGGCATCTACTGCGGGCTCGCTGACGGAACCGCCGCGCGCCCACAGGACGGCTTCAACATCAGGGACACGCACGTAATCGGCTTCGCCGGCTCGGCGTTCCACTTCCCAACGGGCTGCGTTCCGATTCAGGATCTCTCAGGCTGCCGCGCCTTCTACAACCGTGACTACGGACTACGCGTCGAAGACGACCCGGTCACCGGACTCGTTCAGACGCTGAGCGTCTCTAACTTCTCAGGCGACGGTAACGGCCTCGGGCTCGTCTACCTACACAACATCCGCCACCCCACCAACAGTGGCGTCGTCACGCTCCGCAACATCAAGAGCGAGCAGAACAGCCTTTTGCAGCAGGCCGGCGTACACGAGTGGGCAGAAGTCGGAAAGCAGCGCGACTGCATCATCATCGACGCCTGCACATGCAGCGTTCATGTTGATGGGCTTGATCACATCTCTGCCGAGAAGGATCTTGTCGCCGACCCAACCGGTAACACTTATCGTGCGCCGAACGCCGCCATTGTCGTCACTGGCAGCTACCAGCCGTCGCTGACCTGGACCGCTGTTTCGACGCGAGTCCTGAACTCCACCGACACGCACCCAGAGGACGCCGTCGTGCTTCGCGACGACAACCTCCTCATGACGGTGCCAAAGGAGATCCAGAACGGCGAGCACAAGTCGCGCCGACGCAATCGAACCGGCGATGTACAGCCGCGCGTCACCGCGCCTGATCACCTTGAGCGTCTGCGTGCCGGTCTCGCCAACGCCGACGTCACCAAGTTCCCGATCGTCGTTGTCGGCGACAGTCACGTCCACGGCGAGTACTGGGACGGCTCTACACTCCAGACGGCAAACGCGACCTGCCTACCGTACAGCCCCGCAACACGCCTGCGCACCAAGCTCGCGGCACGCCTCGGAATCACCCCTGGCGAGGGCTTCATCTTCCCTGATGACTCACGCCTGACGCTAGGCGGCGGCATCGGTACCGGCCTTTCGACCGGACCGGCGGCGCTGCGCCACAACCGACGCTTCACCGCCAACACGCACACGATCACGCTGGCGATGTCCAACTGGGCCGGACAGAACATCAAGGCCGTCGGCATCATTCTGTCCAACCGCTCCGGCGACACTGGCATCACCTACACGGTGCGCGGAAGCGGCGCGCTCGCACTGACCCCTGACGGAACCGACATTCCGTCGATCCGCTGGATGGATTCCGCGGCGGCGAACTCGACGACCTCGGGGCTGGGCGCGCTCGACACCGACACCTACGTAGTGACCGGCCCGTCGTCCGGTCAGTGCACCGTCATCGGCTTCGTACTGCTCACTCAGGCTGGCTACACGACAGGTGCTCCCGTACACCGCATCGGTCAGATGGGCTACACGCTGCCCAACATGGGCGGCGGTGTCTACAACGGAACCCTATGGACGCCAGACGGCACGAACATCCTGTCGTCGTCACAGCGCACAGCGAGCCTCAGGGCTCACTACCGCTGGGCAGGAACCTCAGGCCTGATGATCATCAACTTCGCCACCAACGAGCAGACCAAGGAGTTGTTGGCGACCGGAATCGACTGCGGCGTCACCCCTGCGCTGTTCCAGTCAGCGTTGACGACGATCGTCCAGCAGGTCACCTCGGACGGATGGTGCGTGGTTATCAACATGCCGTGCCAGTCGGGATCTGAGACCGCGTCTCCGAACGATCCGCTGCGCACGTATGCTAAGCTTGCTCGCCAGGTCGCAATCGACAACGCGCACGTTGCGTTCCACGATTCTGCCGACTACTGGGGACGCAGCAGCGCTGCCGTCACCGCGGCCGGCGCGTCAGGCACCTACCAGAAGCGCGACCCGAACTCAAGTCACCCGTCGATCCTGGGCTACGCTGACGGCTACGCCGGCCCGTGGGACCGCATCTGCACGATGACGCCGTTCGACTCGGTCGCCTAGGAGATCAAACAATGGACTACGATCCAGTCAAGCTATACGTGTTCCCTGAGCCGGACGACGACCACCCTGCGTTCTACTGGTCGCTACAGGGGATGATGCCGTTCGTGGCTCGCCACAACGCTGAGACCGGCGAGCCTGAGATTCAGTGGCGCGACGAGACCGTGCAGGGCTGGGCGGACAGTGAGGCGCAGGCCGAGTCCGACGGCTTCGCGGCGGCTGACGAGATCGGCGTGACAGCGGTCCGAGCCTAGCGCTCGACATCTGTCACCAAGATCTGCTAGAGTTCCTCTCTCACCCGCTCCGGCCCCGCGCCGGGGCACCACGGGCCTGTAGCTCCAATTGGTAGAGCGCCTGCTTTGCACGCAGAGGGTTGAGGGTTCGAATCCCTCTAGGTCCATGGGTTCCTAGTCCGGAGGCCCTAACTCCGGACTCGGTGAGCTAGCACCGTTATCAACTAGCTGCGGGGGATTAGCTCAGTTGGGAGAGCGCCAGCATGGCATGCTGGAAGCCACGGGTTCGAGTCCCGTATCCTCCACTCCGCTCGATTAGCTCAGTTGGGAGAGCACGCGCCTTACAAGCGTGGGGTCGTAGGTTCGAGTCCTACATCGAGCACTTCATAGGTCCTTAGCTCAGTTGGTTAGAGCGTCCGTCTGATACGCGGGAGGTCCTGGGTTCGAGTCCCAGAGGACCTACTCACGTGGATGTAGCTCAGTTGGTAGAGCGTCTCCTTGCCATGGAGAAGGCCGCGGGTTCGAGTCCCGTCTTCCACTTCCGCCTCTGTAACAAAAGTTGGCTTTAGAAGGTGGCTCTTACCCACCGGCACGCAGGTTCGATTCCTGCCAGGGGCATACGCTGCGATAGTGCTAGTGGCAACACGCGACCTTGGTACGGTCGAGTCCCGGGTTCAATTCCCGGTCGCAGCTTACGCCGACTTAGCTCAGATGGCTAGAGCGTCGTCCTTGTAAGACGAATGTCGTGGGTTCGAGTCCCACAGTCGGCTTATGGCCGGAGGTTGGTGGTTCGAGTCCGCCCTGGCGGCAACCCTTCTCGATGTGCACGTCGAGTCGGATTACTTTTGAGGTCGCTCCTCGATGGTTCTTCGCCCGCTTGTAGCTCAATTGGTAGAGCGCCGGCCAGTTCGCTCCTGAAGCAAAGATGGCGTTGTGCTCGGTTCGTACCCGAGAGGGCAGAGTTCAAGTCTCTGCGGGAGCTTCAAGCAGATGAAGTGTTACTGGTTGCACGGCGGCCTTCCAAGCCTCAAGAGCCGGTTCGAGTCCGGTCATCTGCTCTCAATGCACCGACGCCAAGGGCGTCCGTAAGGGTCATGTTGGGCATGACGGTTCCCGGTGTGAGCCCGGGGCTCGGAGTTGTAGCTCAGTCAGGTAGAGCATCCGTTTGAAACGCGGAGGGCCGTCGGTTCGAATCCGACCGGCTCCATATCAGAAAGGCCTCCCTAGGGAGGCCTTTCGTCGTTCTACAGCAAGTCCTTGTACTCCTCGTACTCTGATCTGAACTCACGCAACAGGCGAATCGTGAGCACCCCGTACACGGCCACTGCGCTGGTCACAACGAGACTGTAAACGGCCCAGAGCGGACTACGCACGACTAACTCTTGAGCGCGTTGAAGAACTTTCCGTAGCGGCTCACAGTCGCGGTGTCGTAGTCGACTCGCTTGGGCGGACGGCTGGCCTGCCCGAAGAGCTTGATCGACCCAAACGTCGCCCAGGTGTGCTCGTCGTCCTTGTCGACGATCTCGACGCCGATCGCTGTCGGCGAGTGTGGCTCGATCTCTGTCCGACCCTCGTCGATGATCAACGCGGTCTTGAAGCCGCGCTCCTTGATGTAGCGCTCTAGCGTCAGCAGATGCTGAGAATCGCGAGCGCCGAGAACGATCTTCGTGTAGTGGCCGCCCTTGTACCACTCCTTGACAAGGCGTGCTTCGCCTCGGAATGTAACCCCGAACTTGTCTACGGGAGCTTCGATACATGAGAGTCGGTAGGCCTCGACGGCGGCATGAGCGGTCTGGGCGGCGAGCTTGCCTGGCGACATGCCGAGACCCTCGTTGGCGACGATGTACATGACTGGACGCATCAGCGAAGCCTACCATGCCTGCGCGCCGAAGTCGAGGTCGCATGTCAGACGCGCCCGTAGACTTGTCTCATGGCTGATTTCGTCTTCAACGTCGCTAAGGGCAAGATCAAGTACTACGCCGAGCTTCCTGCTGCGAACGACGCACTGATCGTCGTCCTCTTGAAGACCGCCGAGACCGACGCAACCCTCAAGGACTACACGACCCTATCGGCGCTACTCGCCGCCGGTGGCGGTACCGCTAACGTCGAGTCCAACGCAACCAACTACGTCCGCAAGACCGCCTCCGGCATCACCGTGACAGTCGACAACACGAACGACCGTCTCGATATCGACATGAACGACATCACGTGGACCGGTCTAGGCGGTGCGACCAACAACACCACTGCCAAGCTTCTCGTCTGCTACGACGATGACACCACTGGCGGCACGGACGCCAACCTCGTTCCTCTCACGGCTCATGACTTCGTCGTCACGACGGACGGCTCTGACGTAACCGCGCAGATCGCCGCCGCCGGCTTCGCTCGCGCCGCCTAGTCCATGGCTGCTCGTTACTACACAGTTGCGTTCAATTCTGTTGCGGTAACGGCCCAGCAGGATTTCTTCGAGATCTCGCCGGCCGACGATAAGCCGGTCGAGGTTCTCGGCTTGATGCTGGCTCAGTCCTCGGACGCGGGTGACGCTCAGGACGAGCAGCTTGCGCTGCGTGTTATTCGAGGATTCACCGCCTCCGGATCTGGCGGATCGGCCGCGACCCCAACGGCGCTGTCGCCTGCCGATACTGCGGCTGGCTTTGCCGCTGAGATCAACAACACCACCGTCGCCAACACCGGCACTACAGTCGACCTCCACAACGACGCCTTCAACGTTCGAGCCGGCTATCAGCTTTGGCTCCCTGAGGGCTGCGAGTGGAAGGTCAACCAGGCGCAGACGACGCTTGTTGTCCGCCTTGCTACGACTCCTGCGGACTCCCTGACCATGTCGGGGACTCTGTACTGCCGCGAACTCTAAGGCTCAAATGACCTGGCGCTACTACCTGGCGCCGATCCTAGGGGACGGCAGCCCAAACAACCCCTACCGTCCCAAGACAGCGGACTTGATGCGCGCCGCCCTCATCGAGGGTAGCGTCTCGTCGTCGATCCCATCTGACCGGCTGGGCCACCCGCTGCACGCATGGGCGTTGGTCTCTGCGCCCGACGTGGCCGCCCTGCGCGATGACGTAGACCACTACGTGCTTCCGGATGTTGAGATCAGATGGGAGGATCTCGCCTCGGTCGCTCAGCAGTACTGGCAGTCGGCGTTCTCTGATTGCTTCGGCAGGACACTGATTCCAGAGCCAGGCGACACCGTTGGTGACGTGCTCACAGCGCTGGGCAAGACGCTACTGGATGGTGCAGGCTTCGAGATCGACCAGCTAACCGGCGGATGAGATGGCCATCTTCGTCAACGACACCTTCACAGGCAGCGGCGTAGTCCTAACTAGCCACACGGGCGAGACGGGCGCTACGTGGACTGCGCACTCTTCTTCGTCAGCGGCGGCCTTCAATCTCGATGGCTCGGGCAACCTCCTGGTCAACAACGGCATCAGCAACGGCATCTACTACGCCAGCGGCGTGCCCAGTGGCGCGGCCTACGACGTCACCGGTTCCATCAACGCGGTCACCACCCTGGGTAGCGGCGATTGTCTCGGGGTCGCCGGTCGCATCGACACAGCAGCGAACACCTACTACCGCGCCTACACAGCCGACAGCACTGGCACTTTCGCTACGTTGAATCTCGACAAGGTCGTCGCCGGCACGGTCACGAACCTTGTCAACACGTTCGGCAACAACTCTGTAGCCACAGACTTGGTGCTCAGCATCACCGACGCCTCGAAGGTGTTGAAGCTCGGCGGAACGACAAAGGGAACGTCGTCGGATAACGCGATCACCGCCGCTGGACGCGCCGGAATCTACGGTGTCTACGCGACTAACAACCAGGCGAAGATGACTTCGCTTTCGGCTGATGGTGCGGCGGCTTCGACGCCGTCTGACCCTGCGTTTGGTCCGGCAGCCCGGCGTTCGCGCGGTCTGATCATGCGTAGGCGGGCCAGATGAGCGCTCTTAGAGGCCGCCCACGTCGGCTACCGACGCGCCGCCGCCCACTACCTCTTACAACATCGATCAAGATCCTGTCCGTCGGGCAGGCCGTCGAAACCGACACAGCGACGATCGTTGCGCACACGCGGGCGCGCGCTCTCGGTCAGTCCGTCGAGACCGACACAGCAACCACCGCCGCGCATGTCAAGGTGCGCTCGATTGGTCAGACCGCTGAGACCGATTCAGGCCAGGCGCTCACTCCGCTACTTGGTAAGGTCGCCGGGCAGGCCGTCGAGACAGACACCGCGACGGCGATCACGCACACTAAGCGCGTGTCACTCTCTCAGGCCTCCGAGTCAGACACCGCGTCTGTTCTTGGACGAACCAAGGTTCGTGCCTTGTTGCAGACCACGGAGTCTGACTCTTCCCTCGTCGATCGGGCGGTAAAGCTGCGCCTGATGGGACAGCCCTCAGAGAGCGAGATCGCCCAAATCGTCAGCCATTTCAAGCGCCTAGGTGTCTCCACGGCGACTGAAATCGACACCGGCACGTTGATTCTGCACGGCGGGTCGTTCGCTGTTCAGACGGCGCAGGAGCTTGACACCGCAGGCCAGGTCATTGTCCTGCATAGCAGGACGATCTCTCAGGCCTCGGAGCTAGATTCCGCCGCAGCCGCTCTGCATCCGCGAGTGAAGACCATCTCACGAGCGATCGAGACAGAGGCGGCGATCTCGATGGTCGTCTCCGGCGGCGCTGTACAGGTTTATGTCCATCTTGAGCCACCGCTATCCGGCAAGATTCTCGACTCGCTGTCGAGTGGAATCGTTTTCGACGCTTAGCGGTTCGGAGCAACCAGTACACTTCACTCAATGGCATTCGTGATCAAGAGGCACGATCTTCGGCCGCGATACCGCGTCCAGTTGACGTCGAGTGAGGCGTCGACCGGAGTCCAGGTTCCAGTCGATCTTACCGACGCAACGTCGGTGCGCTTCATCATGACTGGAACCAAGGCCACGACGCCGAAGGTTGACTCGTCGGGCGACTTCGTTGATCGCGCCAACGGTGTAGTTGAGTACCACTGGTCTGCCGGCGACACAGACACGGCAGGCGACTACTACGTTGAGATCGAAATCTCTTGGAGCGGCGAACCGCAGACATTCCCGTCGGTTGGATTCTTCAAGTGCAAGATCGTGAGTGATCTCGCCTAATGGGAGCGCCTCTCGATCAGGCCATTGAGTACGTCGATCCTATCGACGCGATTCTGAATCCTGTCTTGTCTCCTACGGCTGTTCAGTACATCAACTTCGTTGAGGCTCAAAATAGCCCAACAATCAATCCGACCGCGGTCGAGTTTACGCAAAAGCACTACGGTGCCGCAGAATACGGCCGCCTGATTTACACCGCGAAGGAGCACTACTAAATGGCCTTCATCATCAAGAGAAACGACCTCCTTCCGGTTTATCGCGCTCAGCTTCTTCAGACTGACCCCGAGACCAACACTACGACGCCGGTCGATCTGTCGACCATCACGAGTGTCAAGTTCTTGATGTCTGCTAACGCGGCCACTACGGCTAAGGTCGCCTCCGCGGCAACCGTTGATGACGGTCCGAATGGAATCGTCTCGTACTCGTGGATTTCTGGAGACACCAACCTCTCCGGAACCTACAACGTCGAGATCGAGGTCACGTGGACGTCGGGCAAGCGGCAGACCTTCCCAGCGGACAGCTATCTGACGGTCAAGGTAGTAGACGACCTGGGCTGATAGACTGCGTAGGTGGCACAAGCCATCTACTGCGCTTCATGCCGGGTCTACTTCACCGCCGAACTTCGCGGTAAGTCCTGCCCTGCCTGCGGTGATGAGCTAATCCACGCCCGCGTTCCAGCCGGCGCGCGCCTCGGGGGACTACCCAAGCGTCCTCACGCGTCGCGCGCAGTATGGGACCACATCATCAGACGTGATCCATGCGCGTACTGCGAATGCTTGCGCGGAACGACTGTCGATCACGTCCAGCCAAAGGCGCTAGGTGGCTCAAAGGGATCATGGACGAACCGCGCCGGGGCATGCTTCGACTGCAACCAGAAGAAGGCTCACACGCCGCTACTGTTCTTCATGCTTGAGCAGCTAGGTGAAGATCTCTCAGCGTACAAGGACAAGGACGGCAACTGGCCGATTCCGGAGACGCCGGCCCAGATGGCGGAGCGCGTCGCCCGTGAGGAGGCCGAGGCTCGTGCTACACCGCATCTGGTCACCCACGAGGCCGAGGTCATCGAGCCAGAAGCCGTTGTCTGCGCGCTTGTCGCGTAGATCTGCTAGAGTTCTCGGACGGGGCTGACCGCGGCTGAGACGGCGCGGCTATGTCCCGACACGCAGGGGTGACTGAGCGGACAAAGGTACCTGGCTGTAAACCAGGCGGTATTGATTGCCTACGGGGGTTCGAATCCCTCTCCCTGCACTCTCGGATGGTTGGCAGAGCCCGGTTGAATGCGCTCGCCTCGAAAGCGAGTAGGGGTAACACCCTCAGAGGTTCGAATCCTCTACCATCCGCTCACGGAAGTAGTCCGGTTGGTCGAGGACACCGCCTTGAAAGCGGCTGCGGGTAAAACCGTCGGGGGTTCGAATCCCTCTGCTTCCGCTCCAGGAGAGGTGGCAGAGTCCGGTTGAATGCGCTCGGTTGCTAGCCGAGTAGGTGTCAAGCCTCCAGGGTTCGAATCCCTGTCTCTCCGCTCACGTCTCGGTGGCCGAGTGGCTAGGCGGCGGGCTGCAACCCCGCACACAGCGGTTCGATTCCGCTCCGAGACTTCCGAGGAGAGGTGCCAGAGTGGTCTAATGGGCGCGCCTGGAAAGCGCGTAAGGGTAAAACCTACCGGAGTTCGAATCTCCGTCTCTCCGTACAACGAAGGCCGCCCTCGGGCGGCCTTTCGTCGTTCTAGCAATTTACCCAGTCTGTGAGCGATGGTCGCGCTCGTGCGATGCGGCGCGCGATTCGCTCCTGATAGACCGGAGCAGCTTCCGCCGCGTGTCGGCGACCTGAGATACGCTGACCTCCGTAGGCGCGCCACGTTGGCCCTGTGATCTGGAACTTACCGCTCGCTCTATCAGGTGACGAGCTTCCAGTGTTCCAAACCCTGTACCTGGCCGGCGACCACTCAGGATGTCCGGGACTTTCAGGTCCCCACGTGCACCACGGCATCGGGTGCTTCTTATAGAACTTCATCTCCACACGCAGCCTACAAGACTTGGTGTGGCAGGACTTGTTGTCCTGAGCAGAGGCCGAGTGGCCTCCCAGTGAGAGGGCGGCCAAGAGCCCCAAGATCGTACTCCGCATAACATCTCCCTCGGCCTACTCTCCGGACCCTTACGCTTCCTCAGCGGTCCGGCCTAGGCCGGTGGATGACCTCCTTTGTTGTGGATTGAGCGCGGAAGCCTATCACAGTTCCCCGTGAGCTTGCTTCAGCGCCTCCTCTTGATTGAGTTCGTCGGCGCGCCTCTGAGCGTCGCGATGGTCTACATGGACCGAGTCCACAGTTCCCCAGCGCTCACTGAAGACGCGCCACGTCGCGCCGGTCGGCAACGCCTTCCAGCGGGCGAGGTTGTCGCCGACACTCACAGCGCCGCCCTCGCCGCGTTGAGGCGATCTTCGTCCCGTCCATAGACAGGCCTAAATTGCTCGCGGTAGATATATTCGAGCAGTTCCGGATCGGTGAGACATTCTCCGCAAAAGTGCTCATCAACATGAGAAGACCAGAGCGCTCCGCTGCCGTTGTCCTTCATCACGTGTTTATCAACTTGAATCCAGCCCTCATCGTCTGCTAGATCCTCGTAGAGTGGCTCACGGCTATGGTGATCCTGGTTGCACCAATCGCAGGTCCAGAACTCCCAGGCCGTCATACCTCGCCTCCGTCGGGAAGTCCTACCTCGCCCTTGCATTCGCAGTCCCAACACTCGCCGCACTTCTCGACCAGTGCGCCGATCTTGAAGTTCGGGTCGGGCCTGCGGTGCCGCCTCCGTAGGTGCCCGCAGATACAACGGACGCCTCCCATGACCTCGACGAACTTCCTTAGGTCGTCGCTCATGTGGGAAGCTTTGCTAGTTCGCTGTAGACGCTCTCGACGAGACTGGCGGCCTCGAATGCGCACGCCATGATGACGCTCTCGTAGTCCTCTTCCAGCAACTGACGGTCGGCGTCGGACTCGTAGCGTTCGAGAAGATCGATGAGAAGTCGCTCGCCCTCAAAGTCTGCGTCGATCATGACTGCGGGCCGGCGTAGCCGTCAGCGTAGTTGGGGTCATTGCGAATCTCAGATCGCGACCACATCCGCCACTCGTAGTCGAAGAGGTAGTTATGGCTGTTGCCGGCCAAGTTGTAGCGCTCTGATGAGACGCTGATCTTGAAGAAGCTGCGCTCGCCTCCTGGCGGCGGAACCACCGGCGTGGCGTGGATGACCTCGGGATCGAGACGCAGCAACGAGCAATCTGGGTATACGACGATCGAGTCCTCGTCGATCTGCTCCTCGAACTGGCGCAGAGAGTCGACGTGGTTGTCGCTGATGCCGACGAACTCTTGGATCGCGAAGCGTGTCGGAAAGCAATCGGTCCAGATGTAGTTGACGTCGTTGGTTCCGAAGCCGTCTGAGTGCCAACCGGGTCGGTTGAGCGGATTGTCGGGAGACGCCCAGCCCCGCCTCGCGGTCACGTAGACATGGCAGTCAGGCTGCCCAACAGCGATGTCTTCCTGCGCGCACACCAGGTCGACAATCGGGCGCAGAAACTGCAACCGATCAGGCAGGCGCACGCCGCGATGCCCAGGCATCACGACCGGCAGGTACAGGTAGTGCATGTACTCTGTCCAGGGCAGCGGCCAGACACCGAAGTTGATGGGCCGTTGTCCGTAGACAAGGCCGGTATACGTAGCAGGCAGTGGATAACCTTTCGTATAGACGATGATGTCGAAGGCTTAGAAGCTCTCGATGGCGCGGTCGAATGCCGTGATGACGACGTCGAAGTCGTTGTGATCGTTGAAGTAGATGATGTCCTCCCACCTGAACCAATCGGACGGAGTATCGTTCTTCCGCTTGTACTCGTCCGGCAGCGCGGACCACAACGCGGTCAGGGCGTCTGCGCCGCGCCTAAGGATCATGTCCGAAAACAACTCAGAGAAGTCGAGCCCGGCGGCGCGCCCAATTGCTCCGGTTGAGCAAAAACAGCCGGTCTTGTGGTCGAAGTACGTACGCTTGGCATGTCGTCCGCGCGCCACGAGCAGCGCGCGGGCGGCGATAAGGATCTGCTTGGTGGCCATGTCGGGAACACTACCGAAGCCGCCGGCCGGCGTCAAGCCGCCAGCTTCAGTGCGCGCATATACAGCCGCTCACGTGTGTTGTTCGATGGCTGTGACACCGCCTCGTGAAGAAGCTGCCGCTGAATCTCACCGATCCGAGGACCGCTGACCCCCATGGCTGCGATGTCACCGCCCGAGACGGGGAGGTCGCGCACCGTCACAGGCACCCCATCGCGGACGGCGTCCTCGCGAATCCCCTCCATGCGGTTGACGGCACGCATGGCCTCGTAGTCGATGACGCCCTTGGCCATGACGTCGCAGAGCCGGTGCCGCAGCAGATCTGCGAGCAGGTCGTCGCCAAGCTCGCATCGCCACTTGCGCACCTTCGCCGGCTTCAGGCGCAGCGTCAGCGGCACCATGTGGCGGCGGATCAGCGTCTCGACATCGCGCCGCAGTGAACGCGGTACGTTCAGGCGCTCCGCGACGGCAAGCCACAACCCCGCCGACGCTTCCTGGTGATCGATCGATCCTGGCTGATCCTTGGACTCGAAGTAGTGCTTCATACCGTCCTTTCCGACCCATTCGACGAGCGGCTTACCGGCGTCGTGGAAGAGCAGCGCGAGCCGTACACGCAGAGGCAGCCCAAAACCGGCCGCCGCGTCGAGCGCGACGAACGTGTGCTCGTCGGTTGAGAACGCGTGGTGTGAGTTCTGCGGATCGTGACCCAGCATGGGGGCAAGCTCCGGCAGCAGCGACTCCAGAACTCGCGAGTCCCTCGCCAGCCGCAGCGCCTTCGCGACATGCCGGCCCATAAGGATCTTGCAGAGTTCATCGAACGCGGTCCCAGAGACGCCCTTGTCGGTGAGCCCGCCATTGACGGCCTTGGCGTGCACGAACATCTGCCCGTACGTGTCATCGTCGAGATCGAAGCCAAGCTGCGACACGAAGCGCAGAGCGCGCAGTGTACGCAGAGGGTCGTCGCGGAACGACGACGGATGGGTCGTCGTGATCTCGCGGTCCTCGATCGCTGCGACACCGCCCAGAGGGTCGTGAATCTCTCCGGTGACGACGTTCCGATACAGGGCGTTCATGGTGAAGTCGCGCCGCAGGGCGTCGACCTCCAGAGGCATGTCGGGGTCGAGCGTGATGATGAACTTGTGCCGCTCGTTGCCCTCGTCGCTCGCGACCTTCTGCTCGCCGCGCGGCATCATGATCTCGATATTCCACGGCGCGCCGACCCGCCACCCGGCGTGCTGGCCGGTGCGGAGTTCGAGCTTGGTGATCGCCAAATCGTGGCCGACACGCCCGACAGGGTTCAGTCCGTGGCGCAGCTTGTTCTTGATCTCGATGAGCGTGTGGGAGCGAACGACGTAGTCGCCGTCTTTGGGCGTCCGGCCCAGCACTTCGTCGCGTACGCTGCCACCGACGCGCCAAGCGTCCTCGCCGAAGATCTTCGCCATCAGAGCGTCCGCCGCGCGTACGTTGGTCATGGAGGAAGCGTACCAGGCCGCCGCCTTGTCGACAACGTCTAAATCTGCCATGCTTGCGGTATGACAGATTCAGAACAAAGTAGGCGTCTGTGCGAGAACGCGTTGCGCGGCCTGTTCATGTGGCGCGGCGATCCCGAGTGGTGGTCGTGCGTTCAGTGCGACGGCCGCGTCCGTCCGATTGAGGACCGCGAGCATCGCGGACATTCGGTGGCGGCTCGAACAGGCGATGGAGAAACTCGACGGCGCGCTGTGGTACACGGCGCTCGACCTCATCGTGGAGGCCGGCGAGGTCTGCCGGGCGATGATCGAAGTGGTGCAGGCAGACCGCCGCGCCGAGGCACGCCCGATCGACACGTTGGGCCAGACACAGGAGTCGTCGTGAAGCCTGGGACGCGCGTTCGCAGCCTGAGCACCGGATGGGGCGGCGTTGTGCTGCCGTACACCGGAAACCTTCAGCCGGACGAGGGATGGTGCTACGTGCGCTGGGACAACGGCGTCGAGAGTTACGGCGCAACGGCGTTTCTTCGTGGGGAAGCAGAGGTCGACTCGGCTCCCACGTTGGCCGAGAAGAGCAGGCCGGAGATTTCTTCTTGACACGTACCCCGTGATGTGTGCTACAGTTCCTTCAACGCCGCACCGGCCAGTGCGGCAGAGAGTGACCGAACAAGCCCTAGCAGCATGGGGCTAAGGTGTCATCGAAGCGTTGGGAAAAGCTGCACGACAGGGTCATCAGCCTGGGAGTCGTAGCGGTGGACAGGAGCAGCCACTCCGAGTCAGCGATGCGTTGGTCCTGGCAGACCGTCGATGGGCTCGGAGCGATTCAGGTGGTTTCCTAATGCCGAAAGGCTGCCCACGCTGGATCGTGATGTTGCGAGTGGAATCTCGCCTCTCCCCGAAAGGGCTTCTAACGAGCCAGGAGTTGATGCGCTTGACCTGCGCGCCTCCTGGCTCTCCAAGCTTGCCGACGTTGGTCAGTTGGCGAGGGTGAGTAGGTTAGGTCATGGTTCTCCGGTCAGTGGCCGGGCGGCAGCAGGTTAGTCGCCCGGCCACGTCTGTCACGAGAGTGTGCTAGAGTTCCTCTTCCTTCCTCTGCGGGATGGTGTAGCTGGCAGCACGTGAGCCTTTGAAGCTCATCGGCTCGGTTCGAACCCGAGTCCCGCATTCCTAATGCAGGCTGGTGTAACTGGCAGCCCGCCGGCCTCTGAAGCCGTGAAGTCTGGGTTCGAATCCTAGGCCTGCAATACGATCCGCTGTGGCGTAAACGGAGAACGTGCTCGGTTGTTACCCGAGAGTTCCGGGTTCAAATCCTGGCGGCGGAGCTTAGTAGTACCTGGTCGATTAGCTCAGTTGGTAGAGCGCATGCTCGACACGCATGAGGCCGCAGGTTCGAGACCTGCATCGACCACCACAGGGTAGAGTTGGGTCTGGTTCAATCCCCGCCTTGGAAGCGGGTGTCCGCGGGTTCAAATCCCGCTGCCCTGACTCACTGAGATCGCCGCCCGACTGCCATCGGGCGCTAATGCTGCATGGCAGTGCAGACAATGTCTCGTAGCGCGTCGCCATCGGCGGGGTTGCGCGAGAGGCGGTCAAGGTAATACTTCCCATCGACGCCTAGGCCTCTGATGGGATTTCGCGTTGGTGGTGGAATTGGTAGACACGCAAGGTTGAGAGCCTTGTGGGGTAAAACCCGTGCAGGTTCGAGTCCTGTTCAGCGCACTCCGGCATCGTGGTGGAATTGGTATACGCAGCAGGTTTAGAACCTGCCGGCCGAGAGGTCATGAGGGTTCGACTCCCTCCGATGTCATAGCAGTCTTCGCGTGAGTGGTTGGAATTGGTAGACACGACCGGCTCAAACCCGGTTGGCCTTAGGGTCGTGTGGGTTCGAATCCCACCTCGCGCACTTAGTCTCTGTAGCTCAGTTGGATAGAGCGCCTGGCTTCGAACCAGGAGGTCGCGGGTTCAAGTCCTGCCAGGGACGCTGAAGTAACTTGGAGGTGTAGCTCAGTTGGTTAGAGCGCTGCCCTGTCACGGCAGAGGTCGCGGGTTCGAGTCCCGTCACTTCCGCTCCAAGTCCTTGTAGCTCAGTGGATAGAGCACCAGCTTGCGAAGCTGGGGGTCGCTGGTTCGAGTCCAGCCAAGGGCGCTCTCGGTGAACGTAGCTCAATTGGTCAGAGTCTCCGGTTGTGATCCGGAAGGTTGCGGGTTCGAGTCCCGTCGTTCACCCTCACTGGCCGTGTTCTCCTGTCGTGGACGTGGAGATTCCGCTAAGTGCCGACACCGGACCACGATCCGGAAGTAAGCAGCCAGTACATGGGGTACAGCGTAGGTTGTGCCGGCCGGTCTCCAAAACCGCGCCTTCTGGGTTCGAATCCCAGGTGCCCCGCTTGAGTCCTCGTGGCGCAGCGGAAGCGCGACCGCCTCCTAAGCGGTAGGTCGCTGGTTCGAATCCAGCCGGGGACATAGTGCGGCGCGGATCGGTTGACCCGGACTCCCTCATAAGGAGCGCCCGTTATGGGGTTCGAATCCCCTCGCCGCGATCTTGCCCTTGTAGCTCAGTGGACAGAGCGGCCGGTTTCTACCCGGCTGGTCGCGGGTTCGAATCCTGCCGGGGGCGTGCTAAACTTGTTGAAGCTTGGGCCGTTGGAGTAGCGGTTATCTCGTCACTCTCTCACAGTGAAGAACGCGGGTTCGAATCCCGCACGGCCTACTATCACGCGGAGTAGAGCAGTTGGAAGCTCGCCTGGCTCATAACCAGGAGGTCGTCATAAACGGTTCGAATCCTACCTCCGCTACCACTTCTCGGGGCGTTCGTCTAGTGGCCTAAGACGCCAGCCTTTCACGCTGGATATCGTGGGTTCGAATCCCACACGCCCTACCACTTCACAAAGACCGTCGTTGCTGCTATGCTTCGGCGGTCTTTGTCGTTCTAGGGAGGAACATGGCCTTCGACTGCCCGCGCTGCTGGAACACAGGTGTCTACTTCTCGCTTGAGTTTCGGCGCTACTTGCGTTGCCATGTCTGTGTGACGAACTTCTACGACTATCGCGAGGCACCAGAAATCGCAGCGTCGCTAGAGCTTGACAAGGTCCCGTTCAACTCGCTGTGGGGCAGCGATAGTTCTGTCGCCGATCTCCAGGACAGGAAAAATGTGGTCTCGCAGGACTGCTTCGCAAAGGCCATTCAACAGAGGGAGGAAGCCATGCATGTGAGTTCATAACAACCTAGGAGGCCACATGCATCACAAGCGTCGTTCTCGCCGCAGCAGCAAGAAGCTCTACGCGGCTTGCGGCTGCTGCATCATCGGCGAGGCCAGGAACCCCGACCCGCGCAAGACGCCCATCGAGGACGGTCCCTGCACTGGCAAGGCACGCGGTAAGAAGCGCGCCGCCAAGAAGCAGAGCCAGCGCTGCATCGCCGGCCGGCACCACGAGTGGTACATCGAGTACGTGGAGGAGAAGCGTTACTGGGCGCGCGAGCGCGTCGTTACCATTCGAGTCAAGACGTGCATCAACTGCTGGCGCGAGAAGCGTCACATCGTCTCGACCGGCGACGATGTCTGGTCGTGGGAGAAGTACCGCGCTTCGAAGCCTAAGCGGCTGCCGCGCCGGCCCGTGAAGTTCTGATAGAATTCATCCCTGACAGCCGGCATGGGGTGCCCAAAGGCCCCGTTATTCTCACGAGTAACGGGGCCTCTGTCGTTCTATTCGCTAAGTCCTACGTAGGCGACAGCTAGGACCAGCAGCAGCCAGAGCACAAGGCCGCCGACCGCGACCCACTGAGAGGTATCCATCAGTAGTTGCCGTTGGGCTCGATCGAGACTGGAGGATTCGGTCCGCCGGGATGGAACCCAATCGTCGCCAACGCCTCCATGACCCCTCGGGCGAGTCGGTCTTGGCGCTCCTGATCGTTCGATGTGAAGCTCCGCGGCTCGCCGAAGCGAAGGTACTCAAGCGGAGATTGCGAACGCGTAACGGCCTTTGTGTAGTACGGGAGCGCCAGCAACAACGTGACCGCGTCATCGTTGAAGCCGATCTTCCATTCGATCCTGTCGGTGTTGATGTGCCGAGCCGTGTCAACGTACTCGGGTACGCGCTGCCAAAACCTGCGTCGATGCTCGGGCATCTTGGTGTCGACGCCGAGCTTGTAGATGTGCGACTCTAAGCGCTCGATCGCGTCCTGGAGCGCGGCGGCACAGTCCTTGAGATCGTAGCCGCCGAGGTTGCTACCCTCGCGTGTCCATCTGACCGCCCAACGCAGCCTCTCCGGCATCAGAACCTCCACCTCACGGGCTCGCCCGTATTAGGCTGTGTGGCGACCTTAGGAGGCTTCTCTGCGCGCTTTACGTGCGCTAGATCGTTGGTCAACGAGATCTCCATGACGTCGCCGTTGAAGGTCAACTTGATGGCCTCGATTGGGATCCATACATCGTCAACGGCGTCGCGTAGCGCGTCGGAGATGAGGACCCTGTATTCGCGTGCACCCAGCGGCAGCACTCAGGCATCGGCTCCCTTTCTTCCTCGCTGGCCGCTCTCGATCATATCGACGACAAAGCCGCCTACGATGTATGAGAGCGCACCGAAACCAATCACGGAAAGCGCCACATAGAGCGCGAGCAGGAGAATGTCACCCGCCCCCAACGCGATCATCGCGTAGAGCAACCCCACGGTGAGCGCCAGTGCCGGCGCACCGATAGCGACCTCCTTCACGAGTCCGCCCCTGGGCATGAGTCGGCTGGGTGACCCGAGCGCATCGTCTTACAGAACCACGTGTCGTGCTGCTCGCAGCCTGCGACTACGCGCTTCTCGTCGATCAATCCGCAGGGCTCCTGGGGGCACGGACATTCGTCCTCCATTGGCGTCCCACAGCCCGGCCACGAACGACCGATATGGTAGTGGCGATCGAACATCAGCCGCCCGCCGCGACCGTGTTTAGAAGCTCAACGAGGAAGCCGTAATGCCTATCAAACGTGGCGTCCTCGGGCTCGCATCGATCGCTACCAACGATCTTGTTGGTGTAGGTGTCGACGAGGAATGTTGGGTAGTCCCATTCGTCGTATCGATCGAGCCAGTACCCCTCGTCTTGATACTTGGCCGCGTCGTCCTTGTCGACAAGAATGAATCTGCTCATAGCTCTGTCAATTCTAGCTGACCCTCGAAGGGCGCGCGAATCGGCCGGCCGTCCCAACCGATCTTCTTCGGCGCGTAGAATTCGAGCTTCGACAGCAGTCCCTCCCACCCGCAGTCACCGCAGCCTCCGTCGGGACCGTTGGTAACTGCATCATGATCAATGTCCCAGTCCATGCCCTGGCTACCACGAAAGCCACCGCGATGAATGATCGGCTTGTTGTTGTCGCCAACGCTGACCTTCACCGCCGACCAGCCGTAGGCGTGAAAGCCCTCCCAGAGCCCTTCGGTGCCCTGACATTCAGGGCACCGAAAGACAGCCTTCGAATAGTCGAGTTCGTACTTAGCCATCGATCTCGCGGCCCGTCTCATCCTGGAGGTACTTGATGAGCGCATCAAGGGAGACGGCGGCTGCGTTCCAGCGGATCTGAGTCTCGGGATCCTTGAAGGCGTCGCCGCTGGTGTAGTGACGTACGGCGTAGCCAATGCCCTCATTCTCGATGATGTCGATTGCTGTCCCGTTGGTGTACTCACCGTACTCAGCCCTAGACATGCGTGTTCTCCTTGAGCAGTGCGTAGTTGTCTTCGTTCTCGAACATCTTCCTGAACTGCATCCAGTCGCCCTGGAGATTGCCGTTGTAGTCAGCCGACACCTCGACCGACGATCCTACCTTGGCCTGGTGCTCGGTGGGCGACCAATGTGCGCTCGACGTGAGCATCTTGGCGCGCCTGTACGAACGACCTAGCGACTCATCCTGATCGTGCGTGTCGAAGCTGACACGCGCCGCCCTCCCAGCATCGACCATCGCCGCTGTCTTACCCGGCGACAGTAGTTCCCGGTCTTCAGGACTCAACATCGGCAGGTGCCACTCGTAGGTATTGACGAGCTTTGGCTGATTCTCGCGATACAAGGCCTCCATCATCTCAGCAACGCGCCGAAACTCGGGCTGCGCGGCGGCGTCGGTGCGGAGCGCGAAGAAGTTCTCCCACTCCGTCGCAGTCGCGATCACCGTGTGCCACAGCCACGGCTCAAGGACGCGATTAGCGAACGACTTGTGGATACCGAGGCGGTCGAGCACGAACGCGGCGGCGATGCCGCCCCAGCGCGCCTTCAGCCATACCTGACGAGCCATCCAGGCACGCCACCCTGCGGCGTCGGACCCGGCCTGCATCCCGGCCTGCGCGGTTCCAAAACTGAGAGGCACGAACGGGTACTTCCGGACGCGCTCGATCTGCCGCTTGATCGGGATCGCTCGCGACGAAGCAGAGTTGCGACTGATGCGGCGGTGGGTATTGAACTCTGCGAGGATGAACCGAGGAATCGTGACCAGGAACGTCGTCAGCCGGTAGCCAGCGGGCGAGATCGAGTCGGCGAGGATCTCAGCGGAGAATGTGTTGCCCTTGGTGGGCTCGTTCGGCATGGGAAACAGGCGTCCAGATACGTACCACGCGAACAACGCGATGATGATGATGCCGATAATCATGCTGCTACCTCACGCACCTGAGTGATGACGTCCCAATACCCGTCATAGGCTGACTTGTCGTTCTCGTCGATGTCGTCCCAGACGTCACCAGCGCCAGGACCGAGGCAATCATGAAGGATCTCGGTGACCCGCAGAAACCCAGACGCAGTTCCGGGCGTAAGCACGATCGAGCCGCGGCTGACTTCCTCAACTCGCTCGACGAGTCGGTCTACGAGTGCCTCCCAGATATGAGGGTCGATCTCTTCGGCCCAGGCGTCGAAGCCGCTTCGGCCCTGTAGTTCTTCGAGCACCTCATCGACGACGACCGCGGCGAAACTAGACATACCACTTCTCCTCTCGCGAGCCCATCGGCTCGATCTGTGTCACGTACTGCACCCTTCCTAGTTCCTTCGGGTAGTGGATCGACATATCAGGGAAAAGAGCACGCGCCTTGAAGGCGACCTCGTGGACGACGCGTGTGTTCGCGTACGTCGGCGAGATCTCCCACAGGTAGCCGAGAAAGCGCCGCCGGTAGAGGGCGTTCTCGGGAAGCGACGCGATCAGCGCGTGCTTCCACGACGGGTGCGCGCGATTTTCGACAACACGGTAGGTCTCGTGGCGGCGCTGCTTCGGGTCTTCGTAGACGTACGCGCGGAGGCGGACGACGATCTGGTGGGCGATCTCGTCGACCACCCAATCGAGGTTCTGGACGCCCTGAAGGAGGTTCTTCGAGAGCGCGGTCTGGACCTGAAGTTGTACAGCTTCGAGGATCTTGGTCTCATACGAGACGATCGGCGATAGGGAGATGACTACTCCTGTCGTTGCGGGCGCTTCCAGTCATCGGGAAGTCCCTTGAGGGTTCTGTACGAGCGCATCCCACAACGCCCGAGTACGATGTTCTGCGCCGCGTGGATCGCCGACACGAATTCCTTGATGTCGGCGGTGTGCTCTTGTTGCAGAGCAGCGAATGCGGTCGCGGCCTCGCCGAGAAGGTCGAGGACTGCTACTTCAGCGTCTTCGAGCATTCGGCCGGGCGAGCATCTTGTGGAGCTTGCGGCGCTCCCGCTGCATTGAAGCCGACGCCTCGCGCACGCGCTCGTGTAGATCGGCGTTGTAGTTGGTCTGGGCGGATGATGATGCGCGGCCGAGATACGACCTCAGGGGCTTCATCGCGCTTCTGAGACGATCGCGCGCCTCTTGAAGGTCGGCCTCGCGCTGCGAGCTTCCGCGCTGAGATCGCCTGCGGTGAAACTTCCGCACCATCTGAGCGTGGCGAACAGCGGCCTCGGCGGCGATGAGTTCGTCCTCGATGGGGTGCTTTGCTGCCATACAAGGAATCGTACCAGATGTCAAGGGCTGCCGTCGGCGCTTCGTACCACAGCGAAATCGACAAAGATGACGCCTGCGTCAGATTCAAGTGGTCCGAAGGTGCCTAAAAAATTTGGCTCTAGAATGCGGCGATCGGCCACTTGACACTTCGCCCCCCTATAGAGGGGGGCAAGTGGTGTGGGCAGTAGCCGGGTGAGGCTTGAAATACACCTCACTGATGCGTACCACTTAGCGTGGCACGGCGCGGCCTAAGATTCGTGGCCGTGGATTTCAAGGCGATGATTCGCGCCCAGGGTGGCGCTTCCCAGAAGGCGTTCCCGGCGACGCCAGACCTCTTGGCCGGGCCGACGCAGCCAATCGTCGTCGATGGTCCCGCGCGGACGCGGATGCCGTTCGGACAGCGCGAGGCCGGGCGGCACCTCAACGCCTACGGCGGCAAGACCGACGCCATCGATTGGGTCATGGACTGCGTCCGGCTCATCTCCGAGACAGCGTCATCGGCGGACTGGCACTTCGAGCAGCGCGGCACGACGTTCATCCCGGAGTCGCGCCGCACCCCTCATACGCCTGACGAGGTCAAGGACGCCCCGTTCCTGCTGGGCAAGCTCTTCGACTCCCCGAATCCGTTCATGGACTATGAGGAGCTTATCGAGCTAACATTGATCGACTACCTCCTCACCGGCAACGCCTATTGGCTGAAGTGGCGTCCTGACTCCTCCGGCCGTCCGCTTGCGCTGTATCGCCTAGCGCCGCCGCTGATCAAGGTCGTTCCCGGCCAGTGGGGCGTCGAGTCCTATGAGTACTCCGTGCCCGGAACAGGCAAGCTCAAGATCCCGGCTAATCAGGTCATGCACTTCAAGATGCCTAACCCGCACGACCCGTACTACGGGCTGGGCATCATCCAAGGTGGCGCGCGCGTCTTCGACATGGACCTCGCGCTCACCGACACGATGGCCAGCTACTACGAGAAGCGAGCCCAGCCGTCGATGGTCGTGCAGTCCGACCGTCGTGTCCCGAAGGACGTCCTGCGCCGCCTCCAGACGCAGCTTCGCGCCATGTACGGCGGTCCGCGCAACGCGGGCGCGCTCATGGTGCTCGAAGCCGGCCTGAAGTACCAGTCGATCGCGCCGTCTGCGACCGACGCAGCCTTCGCGTCGCTCACCGAGCTTTCCCGAGATCGCATCCTAGCGATGTTCCGCGTGCCGGCGTCGCTGCTTGGCTACGCAAGTCCTGCCCAGACCGGCACCGGGAACACCGATCAGCGCATCTTCGACACCAAGACGATGCGTCCGCTTCTGAACAAGCTTCAGAAGGCGATCTCGCGCGCCATCACCTCGTCGTGGGAGATGGACTTCAAGATCCAGTACGAGTACATCATCCCGGAGGAGGAGAAGCTACGACTGTCGTCGGCCTTCGCGGCTCTGCCGGGAGTCCGCATCCGCGAGGTGCGCAAGTACGCTGGTCTTGATCCGCTCGGCGACGAGCGCGACGACATGGTCATCAACTTGCCTGGTCCGAATGGAACCGCCAACGACACCACAGCCGGCTTCCCTGACTTCAACCTCGCTGGCGAACCGGGCCGGCCGCCGAACCCAGAGAACACCGTGGCGTTCCCTCGCAGCGTCCGCGATACTAACGTTCCGAAGCCTAAGTCGCGCACCTCCGTGGCATCCGGTAAGACACCGACACCGGAAGAGGTCCTGGAGCGCCTAGAGGAGATCGCTGCCTCCCAGGAACCCCTAGAAGACATCAAGGCCATGGAACCGGCCAACCACGATCTTGCGTCGCGTATCACGCCTCCGGACGACGTTCTGATGACTGATCGTGACCTTGCCGTCGACGCCATTACGGCCGAGCTTACCTCTGAGATCAAGGAAGCAATCCACTCCCTTGAGCGTGACCTCCTGGACGAGCTTGAGCGCGCCGTCGAAGGTAAGGCACCCGGCGACCGAATCCGCAGCAAGCTTCGCAAGTCTGCCGCATGGACCAAGTTCAGCGAGTTGATGGCTCGCGCGCTTGAGCGCTCCACGAAGCGCGCCGTGTCGACGTCGGTGATCCAGCAGGGAACCCTGGGACGCCGACCAGACGAGGAGGTCGACTACGAGGCCGTAGCGCGGGAGGTCGTTTACCGCAAGGGCGGTCTTCGCGCGATCATCAACAATCTCCGCAACGATGTTGCCCGTAAGGTCGCCGAGGCTTTGAAGGCCGGCCAGACCAAGGCCGACGTCGAGCGTGCCATCCGAGGCGAGATGGATCGCTGGCGTGATGGCCACGCCGAGACCGTGGCCATGACCGAGGCCGTCCATGCCTACAACGAGGGTGTCCTTACGGTGGCCGAGTTGAACGGCGAATCCCATGTCTTCGTCCACGACGGACGCGATCACGACGAGCCCTGCATTGCCGCCGACGGCCAGGTCTGGACGATCGACGAGGCGCGCGAACGACGCCTAGAGCATCCGCGCTGCCGCCGAGCGTTCACGCCAATCTTGCTGCCGCCCGAGACGGTAATCTAGATCGACCATGACAAAGGGCCGCAAGAAGAGAAAGCGCAAGCCGGGCGCGCGCACCGGCGTAGCCGTCAAGGCGCACTCGCGTTCGCCTCGCGGACCTGACCGCGGCAAGACCCGTGTCATCGTGGATTCGTATCAGCGCGGCAAGCCGCGCAACACGCCGAAGTCGTCGGCATCGCGCCGCAAGAAGCGCCGCAAGCGCCGTCGGTAAAAACAAGCCGGGACTGCTAGACTTCTAGCACCCCATGCAGCGAACGGAAGCACTACCAGACCTGCCGATCGTTGGCTCGATCCGCATCGATGTCGTCCTGAACGCCAACGGCACAGCGCCTGAGTTCTCCTACGAGGGCATGTCGCCTGAGCAGGTTATCGGCTATCTGACGGTTGTCAAGGACCGAATGCGTGAAATCGTCGCGCGCGACTGGCCTGAACCGGAACTCGACTTCATGCTTGATCTCGATTCAATCGAGATCGACTGTCCGCACTGTGGGGAGACCGTAGAGATCGATCCCCAGGAGGACGAGCATGAGTGACGACGAGCAGCCCGATTTCGGCGCGCGCAGCCCCCAGTTCACGCACGACGAGATCAATCTCCTCGTCGCCGAGGTGGAGCGTCAGGGCGGGGCGATTCTACCCGACCGCTGCGAGGGGCAGGAACTCCGCTTTCCGAAGGCGCGCGGCAAGGACTTCGATTTGGCCACGACCTGCGGCTGCGGCAATGAGACCATGGCCGTCGTCACATATGATCCGTCGGGCTCGTCTAAGAAGCGCAAGCAGATGGTCGAACGTGGCGCTGGCTTCGCTCGCGTCTGCCTGGTCTGTGATCTTGGCGGCCTGTGGCCGCGCTTCTCCAAGGTATTGGAGGACGAGTAGTGCTAGCGCCGCTTAGCCAGGCACTGCTTGTGCTGGCCACGCTGTTGACGTTTGCCGTTACACCGTGGGCCGGCATTCCGATCGCTGTGTTCGCTGTCCTCAACGAGGTCGTCCGCTTCCTGCTCATGTACGGCACCACGGAGGACGAAGAGTGATCGCTGATCGCCCCGGCGAGGTCGAGCGCGCCCGCCGCTGCTCGATCTGTAATCTCAACTGGCCTGTCATCGACGTCTATAAGAAGTGCCCGTCTTGCGACGAGCCGACGTCGCTGTGTAAGAACGTGACGCCTCTCGATATTGCCGAGGCTCGCTCAGAGAAGCTCCGTTTCGACTTCGAGAAGTACTATCAGAAGTGGGACGACGAGCATTCCCCGGACCGCCTGCGCGCAGATGCGGACGGGGCGACCGCTTAGCCCGCGCGCCCAGGTCAAACTAGCCCGCGCCGGCCTCGTTATGGCCGTTGGAATCGGGCTAATAACCACCGATAAGGTGGTACGAACGCTGGGCCTGCCCTCGTGTTTGACCGGCAAAGCGGTTGATACTTTTCTCGGTTCCGAGGAGCGCGACGACTTCGTCAGTCGCACCTCGCCGCCTGGCCCGCCGCCAGCAACGAGATAATAACTTTCAGCACTAGGAGTACATGTTGTCGCACTCGCTGCCGACTCTCTATCAGCAGCAGATCCACCAGTCTAAGTACGCCCGTTGGCGTGATGATCTTGGCCGCCGTGAGACCTGGGAAGAAACCGTTGACCGCTTCGTAGACTATGTTCGTAGTCATCTTGAGCGACGCTATCGACCGCTCTCTGAAGATGACTACGCATTGATCAGGAAGTCTATCCTTTCGTGCGATGTGCTGCCGTCGATGCGTGCGCTGATGACGGCTGGACCAGCGCTAGAGCGCGACGCCACCGCGGCCTACAACTGCTCGTACATTGCTGTGAACCGCAAGGAAGCCTTCGACGAGGCCATGCACATCTTGATGTGCGGCACAGGCGTTGGCTTCTCTGTCGAGGCCGACGAGGTCGCTCAGCTTCCCGAGATCCCCAACAATCTGATCCGCAGCGATGAAGTCATCGTTGTTGAGGATTCCAAGGATGGTTGGGCGTACGCGTTCCGTGCGCTGGTTGCTGCTCTCTATGAGGGCCGCATTCCTGAGTTCGACGTGTCGCGTGTCCGCGAGGCCGGCGCGAAGCTCAAGACCTTCGGCGGTCGCGCCTCCGGTCCTGCGCCGCTGGTGCGGCTCTTTCTGCACACAATTGGTGTGTTTGAGCACGCCGCCGGTCGCCGCCTTACGCCGTTCGAGGCGCATTCCATCATGTGCATGGTGGGCGAGGTCGTCGTCGTGGGCGGCGTTCGTCGTTCTGCGTTGATCTCACTGTCGTCGCCTGACGACCTCATCATGCGCGACGCCAAGTCCGGCGCGTGGTACGACGACGATCACCGCAAGCATTTCGCTCTAGCTAACAACTCAGCGGCCTGGGATGGTCGACCATCGAGAGCGGTCTTCGATGCTGAGTGGTCGGCGTTGCGCGCGTCGGGCAGTGGCGAGCGCGGATTCTTCAACCGCGTCGCAGCCGCGGCTAAGGCTACCTCGTTGGGACGCCGTTTGTTCAAGTTCGGCCTCAACCCCTGCGGCGAGATCATCCTTCGTGATCGTCAGTTCTGCAATCTGTCGCAGGTCACGGTTCGTCCCGAGGACACAGAGGCGACGCTGGCCGATAAGGTACGCGTCGCAACCATCATCGGCACCGTCCAGTCGTCGTTTACGCACTTCCGCTATATCAGCGACGAGTGGAAGAAGAACTCCGAGGAAGAGCGCCTGCTCGGCGTCGGCATGACCGGCGTGCAGGACTCGCCGCTGCTGAACGCCAAGGCTGATAAGTCAAGGATGGCCAACATCCTTGATTACCTCAACAACGTGGTCAAGGCTACGAATGCCGAGTATGCGGCGAAGATCGGCATCAACGCATCCCTCGCGCGCACGTGTATGAAGCCGGCCGGAAACTCGACCGAGCTAGTTGGTGGCCACGGCAACGGCATGCACGCCGCCCACGGTCGGCGCTACGTGCGCCGCAACCGCGGCAACAAGCATGATCCGGTCGCCAACGTCCTGTACATGGCGAACGTTCCTGTCGAGGACGATGTCATGAATCCTGACAAGACATGGGTCTTCTCGTACCCGAAGGTCGCCCCGGACACGGCGATCACACGCGCAGATCTCTCAGCTATCGAGGTTCTCGAACACTGGAAGGTCTTCGCCGAGCATTGGTGCGACCACAACCCGTCCGTGACCGTCAACGTCCGCAACGATGAGTGGGACGAGGTCGGAGATTGGCTGTACGAGCACTTCGACATCGCCGTCGGGCTGTCGTTCCTGCCATACTCTGAACACACCTACGAGCAGGCACCGTACGAGGAGCTTGACGAGGCGCGGTTCTCGAAGCTGGTCTCCGAATCTCCGACCGAGGTGGATTGGTCGTTGTTGTCGGTGTATGAGTCTGACGACATGACCGAGGGCTCTCAGGAGCTTGCTTGCGTAGCAGGCGCGTGCGAAATCTGATAAACTCAAGTAGTTCGTTGGTCACAAGAGCCGCCCGAGGGCGGCTCTTGTCGTTGTGGGGTCTAATATAACCAGCATGGCTCGAAAGACTATGCCCACCGCTAATCGCGCTCGCTCCGTCGCACGCCCAGCCCAGGGCAACAACGCTTCGAAGCCGGCCAAGACCTTCACCAACCTCGCGAATCAGAAGGCACCCGACTACCACGTCGCTGGTAAGTCCGGAACCGCCGGCCGCGGGACCGGTAAGCGTGTCTACAAGGACACCGTAGCCGACTACAAGTAGTCGACTACTACTACATAGCTTCTTTAGGGCCAGGTCGTCGACCTGGCCCTTCGTGTTTCTGGCGAGCCGATACGTACGATTTTCCCTATGTCATTCGGCACTAAGGCAGTCACCACTCAGACAGACGGAACGCAGCAGGCGGAGTTCCGCTACGACTTCTTCCTCGACCAGAAGGCCTACGAGGTCACCGAGGATGAGAACGGTGACCTATGGATCGAGGGCTACGCCTCCGACTGGGGAATTGACCGACAGGAAGAGGCATTCGAGCCAGGCTCGTTCGAGCGTGGCCTGAAGAGCTTCCTCGCGATCAACCCAATCATGCTCTACCACCACCAGTACGACAAGGCGCTAGGTGTGTTCACCGACGCCAAGGTGGACGAGCACGGGCTGTGGGTGCGAGGCCGCGTTGACCGTCCGGCCGCCGGCTCGTGGGCCGAGGACATCTTCAACAAGATCAAGCGCGGCACCATCAAGGCGTTCTCAGTTGGCGGCATCTTCAAGCGCCGTATGACTAAGGCCGGACCGCGAATCTACGACGTCGACCTCGGTGAGATCAGCGTCACGCCGTTCCCGGTCAATCCTCGCACGACCTTTGCGGTAGTTGCGGGTAAGGCCTTCGAGACTGCTCCTGCGCTTGAGGGTAAGGCCGAGGATGAGGATGTTCCGGCCGTCGAGGTCGTCGATGATCCGGTCGTCGAGCCGGAGGTAGAGGAAGCTCCGGAGACGGAAACACCGGCACCTGACGAGCCTGAAGTCGCTGAGCCAGAGGCCGACGAGCCCGACGCTGAAGACGAGCCAGTCGTGCCCGCGGTAGAACCAGGGTCGATCACAGCCGAGCACATCGCCAACGGCTCGATCAACACAGAGCACCTATCTGATGAACTCCGTTCACGATTCAGCGAACTCAAGGAGACGGTTGGTATGTCTCCCGAGGAGGTCGCTGCGCGCGTTGACGCGCTTGTCGGAAAGCTCGGCCAGGTCATCGAACACGTAGGCCTCAAGGAAGTTCAGGACAACACTGAGGGTGCTGACGGTGTCCATGTCTACTAGTGGTACTCGATTTGTCAGAGCGTTCTGTACGTTTTGTGAAGTCGAACCAATCACCGACGTCACTGAATGTCGGACGGCCCTCTAGGATTTATCACTAGTTATGGAACTTCAGGAAATCGTTGCCAAGATTGAGGCCCTAGAGAGCCGTGCAAGCGAGCTTCTCTCCAAGGCTGAGAGCGGCGCACCAGCAGAAGACGTCAAGTCCTTCATCGAGCAGGTCCAGACCGAGATCACGCCGGAGATCGAGCGCTTGAAGGCCGAGCGCGCCGAGCGTGAGCGCGAGGAAGAGGTCAAGGCGCTCCGCGCCAAGGTCACGACCCTCGACGAGGTCATCGAGGATCTCAAGAAGCCGATCGGCCCGTTCGCTATCGGCCGCACTGACGGCAAGGCAGTCTCCGACGAGGAGACACCTTACGACTCGGGCGAGTATTCCTTCTTCAACGACATCCGCATCGCCTCCAAGGGTGACGGCGCGGCGCGCGAGCGCCTCATGGCCGCCGCTGGCGGAAAGGCGATGACCGAGGGTACGTCCAACCAGGGCGGCTACCTCGTCGAGAAGCAGATCGAGCGCCAGATCGTAGAGGTACGCGAGTCGGACAACGTACTCCGCGCACTCTGCTCGAAGCTCAACATCACCACGAACGAGCTACAGCTTGATCAGCTAACGCTGGGTACGTCGGCTGGATGGGTCGCGGAGCTTGCGACCAAGCCTGAGTCGACCAGCATGAGCAAGACCACGGTCTCGGCTTCGGTCTTCACCGCAGCCGGCCTGGCCACGATCTCGAACCAGCTACTCGCTGACTCGAACCCGGCCGTCGACCGTCTGGTCACCGCCGACCTGGCAAAGCGCCTCGTCGCCCTTGAGGAGACAGCATTCCTCAACGGTTCCGGCTCAGGCCAGCCTCTCGGCCTGCTCAACACGCCTGGTCTCGGCGCTACCACGCTGACCAACACGACCGTCACCGACGACGGCGGACTGCTCGACGCGATCCTGGACGCCATCGCTGACGTCCAGAACAACCACGGCGAGCCTAACGCGATCGTCATGCACCCACGCACCTGGACGCGCATCCTGAAGGCTAAGGACGCAGCCGGTCTGTACCTCGTCGGTCCGGACTCGGTCCAGCAGGGGCGCGCAGCCAACAAGTCACTGTTCGGCTTCAAGGTCGTCACCAGCAACCGCATCCCGACCAACCTCGGTACGGGCACGAACGAGTCGCGCGTCATCGTCGGAGACTTCTCCGAGGCTCTGATCCTCGACCGCCAGGGCATCACGGTCGACGAGTCGCCGCACGTCCTCTTCACCAGCAACCAGACGATCTTCCGCGCTGAGCAGCGTGTCGGCTTCACCGCCGCCCGCGCACCGGTGGCCTTCAACGTCATCGGCGGCGTCGGCCTCGTCAACGGCTAAGCCGTAGGAGTACTTGAGAATGGCAACTGAAGACCGATACACAGTAGTCCGCGAGGTTCGCGAGGCTCAGGGCGGCGGAGAACTGCACGTCCACGAGACCTCCTTCCGCGCAGACGAGGTAATCCTCGATCCGAACTCGCCGCTGGCGGTTCAGATTCCTGAGGACGCAGACGCAAGGCGCGACCGCATCGCCGTACCGCTCGGCGAGGCTCTCGCAACCGGCGTCGTCGAGGCCAAGTTCGGCACCACTGCCGCTCCGATCCCTGTCTCTTCCGAGGCCGGCGACGGCAGCGACTCGGACCACGTCCGCGCTGTCGGTGCGGAGTCCGGAGAGGAGCACGTTCCAGACCTCTCGTAGGTTCGGAGCGAATCGAAATTCCACAGGGCCGCCTCTCGGGGCGGCCCTTTTCGTGTCCGCACGAGGAGTAGCCTTACCTTATGGCCGATTTGATTACTCTCACTGAGTTCAAGACAGCGCTAGGGTTGCCGATCCAGACCGACCCAAGCGACGGTAAGCTCTCGTGGCACATCGCCTCGGCGTCGGCGCTGGTCAGGAACTACACCGGTCTTGAGTTCCTCGTCACCGACGAGTACGCCTTCGCAGAGGACCGCAGCTACGAGTACGATGGTTGCGGATTCCTTGATATCGATGAGTGTCAGGAAGTAACCGCCGTCGCTGTTCAATCGGGCTACATCGGCGACACCACGACCACAACATCGCTGACCGTGAATGAGTGGTCAGCGTATCCGTTGAACGGTCCTGTACGTCAGTGGCTGAGGCTGGCACCGAACGCCTACGGTGTTGGCAGCCCAGAGATGGGATTCACGTACAACCTGGACACGTTGGCCTACAAGCTTCCTTCGCGGCCCAACATCGTCATCGTTACGGCCTCGTGGGGCTGGCCGGCGATTCCCGACGATGTCAAGCAGGCAACGATCATCACCGCCGAGGCGATGTCTGAGGGCAACCGACCATATACTCAGGAATCGATCGAGAACTACTCGCGCACACGAGGCGCGTCCGATCTCGAAGAGCCGCTACCGCTTCGCGCTCAGGCCATCCTCCAGAACTACATCGTTCCTCGCGTCTAAGCTGTGGGTGAGATCACAGCCAAGTCGAGGGTTGTGATTGCACGCGACAACTTTGGTCGCTTTGCTGCTCGCTGCGATGAGGCAGCCGTCGCGACAGTCGCACGCACGGTCAAGGAAGGCGAAGAGGCTGCTCGCGCCCTAGCTCCGGTCGGAAAGGCCAGCGGCCGCAAGCCCGGCGATATTCCACTCAAGGCCTCAATGCGTAGCTCCGCCGAGGGGACGCGCGGATACTGGTACTCTATCTCTCAGCACGCGCTATATGTTGAACTAGGCACCAGCCCACACATCATCAAGGGAAAGCTGCACTTCTTCTGGAGGGGCGGCGAGTTCGTGTGGAACAACCCGCACTTCGGTCCCGTCGGTAGCGGTAAGGGCTATGAGAACTGGGATGAAAGCGGCGCGTGGGTTCGTCACCCGGGAACGCGCGCACAGCCCTTCCTACGGCCTTCGTATGACCAGGTAGCGCGCCACCGAATGATGCAGATCGCCAAGGAGGAGTATCCGGGCTGATGACAGTTGTAACTGACCCATACACGATTCTCGCTAACGCACTCGAAGTAGTCATCGAGACAGAGTTCAGCGATCTTCCGTTCTTGACGATCCGCCACGATCGCCTTCACGCCTCACTGGGCGCTGACGGACGTAACTACGTCGGCATCTACCCAGACGTCGAAGAGACCCGCGGCATCGAGCTTGTCGGGCAGGTCACGATCCAGTTCTTCGACCCCTACAAGGCTGACATCGACCCGCAGCAGATTGTCGATCCCCGCGTCATCGCCAATAAGGCCGAGCGCCTGAGACGCGCGCTGGCTAAGGCTCGCATCACTGGCGCTGCCGGCGTCTGGTATTTCGATGTGACCATGACTCGCTACACCAATGACGCGACCGGCAACAAGTCTCGTTTTGAGATGACGGTCCAGTCACGCGGCAACAATTCTGCACTGGTGGAGACGACTGGCTAATAAGGTTTCTGGCGAGCCGTCGGGTATCTTTTGTGATCATGGCGAAGATCTCAAAGGCTGCCGGCGCGCCTAGCGGTGCTATCAACGTTTCGATCGGATCGGTTTCGTTCACGGTCGACGCATCGCCGTACGTGACTGACGACCGCGAGGTCGTCGAGGCCATCAAGAACTCATACTCGGATCTCTTCACTGTTGTTGAAGACGACGCTCCAGTAGCGCCGCCTGCACCGACCTCTGATCCGGTAGACGACCCTAAGACCCCAGCAGCGGACTGGAAGGAGTAACCAATGGCAGGATTTTCTGGTAAGTCCGCATGGATCGCAGGAGCAAAGCAGAGCGCTAAGGGCACTGTAGCGTCAGCGCCTGCGTTCGCCAACGCATTCTCCGGCGGCAACATCGCTCCGGTTCTTCAGACCGATCGTCTCGCTGAGACCGACTCGTCTCGCGACCAGGCCGCGGCCTACCTCACCACCTCTGGCGTCGAAGGCTCGCCTGAACTCTACGTTCGCCCTGAGTCGCTAGGCTTCTGGCTCTACGGCGCACTAGGCAGCATCGCCTCGTCGGGAACCACCAACTACACCCACGTGATCAAGCCGGGCCAGTCGCTGCCTTGGTACACCCTGTGGCGCAACATCGGCGGCGCAGGCGCGCTGTTCGAGCGCTTCCAGGACTGCCAGGCAGGATCGATCACGATCGCCGCTGAAGCCGGTCAGCCGCTGACCGCCACGATTGGCGTTCAGGGTCTGATCCCGACGCGCCTGACGAGCGACCCGCTGGGTTCGGTCACGCTGGACTCCGACGTTCCGTTCAACTTCAACAACGCGGCCATCACGCTCGGCGGATCTTCGACTCGCCTGATTCGTTCGTTCAGCGTTACTGTTGAGAACAACCTAGAGCGTCAGCAGACCGACGACATCGTTCCGTACGACATCGCTGCCGGCCAGCGCGAGATCAGCCTTTCGTTCGACCTGCTCTTCCAGGACCTACAGGAGTACAACAAGTTCTACTACGGCGGCGCTGCCGGCACCTCCGTTCAGCCGAACATCTTCACCACGGCCGCGAACTTCACGTTCACCATCGACGCCAATAACGAGATCGCCTTCGACTTCCCGTCGATCGCATACGAGGAGTTCCCGGCTGAGCCAGATCCGTCTGGTGGTCCGATCATTTCCTCGGTTCGCGCCGTCGCCCAGAAGGCCACCGGCGTTACCGACCTGCTAACGGCGACACTGAAGAACCAGACCGCTAGCTACTAAGCCTAGGCGCTTCGCTACCGCCTGGACCTGAAGGCCGCCACTTGGCGGCCTTCTTCATTTATTGCCTCTCGTTTCTGTATTCTTCTATTACATGGACAACGACGCACGGCTTGAGCTAGCTCTGGCGCAAGCGAAGCGAGTACAGCGGGAGTCCCGCTTGCTAGTCCAGTCACTCGCAAGAATGCGGGACTCAGAAACCACAGCCCAGGAGGCACAGGATGAGCACAAGCGACGCGACGGTAGTACGGAAGCCTAAGGACGTATCGGCCTGGAAGAAGGCCGGAGTCCACGACGTAGCTCTGCCAAGCGGCGCGCTCGTCACGATCAAGATCCCCAACCTTCCCGAGATGGTGAAGAACGGGTCGATCCCCAACAACCTCCTCGACGCCGCAATCGGCGCGATCCAGAAGGAGACCATCACTCGCGAGCTAATCGCAGAGCAGGCTGACTTCTTCTCCCTGCTCGTTACGACGATGGTGGTTGAGCCGGCCATTGACGCAGCCGACGTTACCGAACTCCCCTACGAGGACATCGAGCTTCTCGTAGAGATCGGCACACGTCAGCGTGACCTCGACGCACTCGGCAACCACATCTCCGGCCTCCACCGTTCGGCAGAGTGGCGGCGATTTCGTGGCCTCGACTACGGCGACTAGGCTCTGGAGAACCTATAAGGAAGCGGGCCGTCCTTGGCCGCAGATGGATTCCGACGACGTCATTGACTACATGATCATGGAGGCGTTGTCGGTGAAGCAGGCCAAGGAGGAACGCGACGCCGAGAAGGAACGCAAGAGAAAGGAATGGCAGAACGACGGTGACGGTCTAGCAAGACTGCGCGCCGCGGCTAGTTAGGAGGAGGTGAGAGCACCCAGATGGCAGGCGAGGAAATCCTAGGACACGGTAAGATTGTTGTCGAAGTTGACAGCAATGTTGGCCGTGAACTCAAGGAGGTCGAAGCTCAGTTCGACCGAACGATGGCGAAGCTGGACCGCAAGGAAGCCGAGCTACGTCTGGGTGCCGACACTTCTGAGTTCTACGCCAAGCTGCGCAAGGCTCAGGCCGATAAGGAGCGCTGGGAGCACGAGCGTGCCACTGCGACGCTCGACGTTGATGCGCGTAAGGCCAACGCTGGTTTTGCGAACGCGACGCGACGCCTCAAGCAGTATGAGGCTGAAAACGTCAAGCTCTACAACCGCGTCCAGCAACTTGACGAAGATCGCGCTCTTGCTGTAGAACGCAACGAAAAGAAGATCGCTCAGGTTCGCGCCGCACAGGCTAAGAAGACCGCCGACGCGATCAAGAAGGCTGAGCAGGAAGCGGTCAAGGCTGCCGAGGAAGCAGCTAAGAAGCGAGCCGCCGCCGGTGAAAAGGCGCGCGCCGCCGAGGTCAAGGCTGAGGAAGACAAGGTCCGGGCCGCAGTTGCCGCCGAGAAGAAGCGCGCGCTTGAGGCCGAAAAGGCAGAGCGCAAGCGCGTAGCTGAGGCCGAGAAGGCTGCCCGCGCTGAGGCGGCGGCGCGCGAGAAGGCAGAGAAGGCCGAAGCCGCCGAGCGTGAAAAGGCTGCCCGCGCCGAGATCGCACAACGCGAGAAGACCGCCAAGGCGATCCGAGATGCTGAGGTCAAGGCTCAGCGCGCTGCCGAGCAGGCGTCGGCCCGCCGGGCGCGCGAATCCGAGAAGGCACGACGCGCAGAGGTCAAGGCAGAAGAGGCGCGAGTCCGAGCCGCTGTCCGCGCTTCCCGCATCTCCGAGAAGGCCACCAGTGACGCTGAGGCTCTACGCGCGCGTGAGCTATCGACGGTCAAGCGCGACACGGTTCGCTACCTTGACCTGCTTGAGCGCCGCCAGAAGCTCGTCGACAAGCGCAATCGAGTCTTCATTGATAAGCGCCAGCGCGACAAGATCGATCTCAAGATCGACGCCCACACCGAGGAGATTGATCGTCTCGAAGAGCGACTACACCGATTGGGTCATCCCCCGCCAAAGATCTCCTTCGACGTCGATGAGCGCGGAACCAAGGCGTTGTCGCGTTGGGCGGCAGCGCTATCTGATACGACGGTCCGACTTGGTCCATTTACCTCAACAATCGGTGGTGCGATTAGAGCACTAACGCTGCTCGGTCCTGTCGTCGTTGGCGTCGCCGGGGCCGTGTTGTCGTTGGGCGGCGCGATCGGCGCTGGTCTCGCTGGAGGCATCGGCCTCGGCTCGGCCGCATTGGCTGGCTTCGTTCCGCTCATCGGCGGAACCGCCGTCGCGTTGCTACCGGTGGCTCAGAACCTGAAGGCTGCGTTCGCGTCCCAGAAGAAGTACAACGACGCGGTCTCCAAGTACGGCAGCAAGTCCAAGCAGGCGAAGACCGCCCAGGATCAGTTGAACTCTGTCTTCGCGCACATGCCGAAGCAGACCGCCGAGGCCTTCAAGGGCCTAGAGAGGCTGAAGAAGTCCTTCCAGGACGCGACCAAGCCAGCCGCGAACCGCGACTTCGGCAAGGTATTCAGCGAGGGCATCAAGACTGCTGACAAGCTCTTGCCGTCCTTTGCTGCTCGCACGCGCGGCTTCATGGATCGCGCCGCAAACGGCATTTCCGAGGCGTTCCAGCGCCTGCGCAGTAAGGGCGGGCGGGACACCCTCAACAATATCCTTGAGAACGCAAATCGCTCACTGACGCCGCTCCTGCACGGACTGACCTCGTTGGGTGCGGCCTTCGGCCACATCGCGTCTGACTTCTCGAACTTCCTCCCTGGGCTGTCGAAGGGCTTCGCTGACTGGGCCGACAACGTCAACCGCGCGTCCAAGTCCGTCGGAGCCAAGAACGCAGTCCGCACGATGGTGGACGGATTCAAGGCGCTCATCCACATCACTGCGTCAGCGACACGCCTGCTGGCGACGTTCTTCGGAGTTGCCGCCGGCCGCGGCGGAGGAATCGACTTCCTCAACTCGATCGCTGACGGAATGGATCGCATCTCGGACAACATCCGTGCGAACCCAGGCGGACTGGGCTCCTTCTTCAAGGACTCCATCAAGACCACACAAGACCTCTACCAGGTCCTGAAGCCGCTCGCCCAAGTATTCATCGAGTGGGCGACGATCATGCGTCCGTTCTCCGACATCATCTTGAATGTGTCGGCGACCTTCGGCCGCTGGATCGCAGATATGGCACGCTTCAAGGGCGTCCGTGACCTTCTGGTAGGTGCGTTCGGAATCTTCCTGGCCGGAACGCTAGCGTCGAAGGTGCTGTCGGTGGTCGACGCGGTCAAGGAGCTTGGGGCGGCGATCAAGGCGCTCGGCGCGCTCAAGGTCGGCGGCGCGGCCATCGACTTCCTCACCGGCGGCGCGGCCGGTAATGTTGCAGGTCGTTTCCGTAAGGGCAAGGCAGCCGCTGGGGCCGCCGAGCAGCTAGCCTTGAATGTCGGCGAGGGTGCGGCGGGCGCTAAGGGGCTGTCGACGATTGAGAAGGTCGCAGGTAAGTCGACCAAGGAACTCAACTTGCTGCGAGGCGCAGCGGTCGGTTCTGGGGTCGCAATCGGCGAACTCAGCGGCGCTAGCATCGCCTTGACCGGTGGCCTGGCTGGGCTTGCCGCAATTGGCGGCTTCGCAGCCTACAAGATCGCGACGATGAAGACCGGTCTTCAGAAGCTGAAGGACTCGATCAAGAACACAGACAAGGTCAACAAGGACTTCAACTCGAACATCGCGCAGTCGTCCGAGGCGACGCTGATCGCTGGTCAGGCGCAATATGGGTACCAGCAGTCGCTGGGCAAGGTTGCTGCTCTCAAGAAGCAGCTAAACAAGCTCGACGCAGCAGGTAAGTCCGGCACCATCGAATACAAGGACAAGCTCAACGAACTAAACGAGGCACTCAAGCAACGACAGGGCTACGAGGACGGCGTCCGAAAGGCTGCCCAGTTGAAGGCCAACGCCGATCAGAAGATCATTGACTCTCGCAACGAGCAGCGCAAGAGCCTCGACAACTGGCAAAAGGCCACACAGCGCGCCACCAGCGCGCAGAAGGACCTCGACCGCGCGCTCAAGGACGGCGAGGGCGCTAATGTCATTGAGGACAAGCGTAAGAAGCTCGCAGATGCGACCAAGCTAGCCGCGCAGGCAGAGGAGAAGTACCACTCGACGCTTGTTGCGCAGGGCCATGCTGCCCGTCAGGCCGCAGCCGACGCCCTCAACTACCAGCGTGAGCTTCACGGCCTGGTCGCTGCTAGCGGCTCTGCCAACACTGCGCTCGCCAATCTCTATCGCCGGTCGCAGAGCCTTGCCAAGCGCGTGGCGTTGAAGTTCGCTGATCCTAAGGATGCGGGCGCAGTAGCGGGTAAGGCAAGCTCGGCACTGAAGAGCGGCGTCAAGTCGAGCATCGTGCAGAAGATCATCATCGACTCGAAGTCGGCCGAGGAAGCGATCCGTCGCCTCGGAGCGCAGGTCAGGGCAGCGACCGCCCGCCGCGCTTCTGTCAAGCTTGGTCTTGACGACCAGGCGTCAGCTAGGATCGCTCACATCGTTAGCCGAGTCAACTCGCTGCCCGATGGTAAGACTAAGATCAAGGCCGTCGATGAGGCGACATCGAAGATCGCTCACATCATCAGCAGCATTCTGCATGTGCCTAACAAGGAAGCACGTCTGATCGCTCGCGATCTCATCACCGGTAAGGCTCGCGCAGCAACACAGGCGATCAAGCAGATCCCTAACAAGACAGTTACGTTGAACGCGCGCGCCAACCTCGGCCCGCTTCAGCAGGCTTACGCGCTCCTCAATAGCCTTCACAACAAGTCCATCACCTTGACGACGGTGCAGAACGTCATCAAGTCTGTGAAGAACTCGCGCGCCCGTGGACGTGGACCGATCGGGCCAGAGACAGCCCTCGTCGGCGAGGGCCGCGGACCTGAGCTTGTCGCCGACCACGCCACCGGCGCAGTGCGTGTTGTTCGTCAGCCGACATTGATGGACGTCAAGCGCAGTGAGTCCGTCATCCCGACCGAGCCTCGCTACCGCTCGCGCGGACTAGCGTTCTTCAAGGACTTCGCTCGCTCGATGGGTATCCCGATGTTCCAGAAGGGCAAGGCGGGCTTCCATCGGCCACACAACCGTGACGGCATCGCAGGCCCAGGCTTCTACCCGACGATGTTCACGCCGCGTAAGCCTGGCTCCTACACGAGCGGCCGGCGTAAGCACAACATCAAGGGTGCTGGATTTGGTAAGGGCCTCAAGCTCAACACTGAGTCGCCGAAGGCCATCTACGTCAAGCAGCTTCAGACCAAGGAAGAGGATCTCGGCCATGAGATTGACCTTCAGGAGCGCTCGATCAAGGAGCCCGACACGTTCCTCAAGAAGAGCGGCCAGAAGGACGGCCTCGGCAACGACATCTACGTCGTCGACAACGATCTTGTCAAGTCCTACACCGACAAGCTGAAGACGCTCAAGTCATGGCAGCAGAACCTCCAGGACACGATCTCCGAGGAGGTCAAGTACCTGCCGTTGGCGTTGGCCGAGTTGACGAAGGCGCGCAAGGACTCGTCGTTCAATCTCCACGCCCTGGCGAAGGAACAGACGCGACTTGAGAAGGCGATCGAGAACGAGCGCAACAAGAAGAAGCCCGACCACAGCAAGATCAACGCCTGGAATAAGCGGCTCAAGGCCATCAAGGGCGAGGTCTCGCGCGAAACCAAGATCCACGACGGGTCTGTCGAGGACTTCAACAACTTCAAGGGCCGACAGAAGGAAGCCGGTTTCGATTACCGTTCGGTCGGCCAGGACATCTCCGACACCCAGGCCGACATCGACAGTGTTACCGGTAAGGCTTCTTCTGAAGTCGGCAGCGACGGGACCGCGGTCGGCGGCTCGGGCGGCGGGGGCACCGGTGGAGTCGGCGGAGGAGATGGCACACCTGGATCGCTCAGCATCGCAAAGGGCGACGCGGAGATCGGCCAGGGCATCCTGAACGGCGATACTGCCCTACAGATCCAGGGCTACAACGACAAGATCTCTGGATTCAAGGACGAGATCAACGCAGCTAACGCGCTACTCAACGACAGCCTGCCCGGCAATGACGAGCAGGCGTACAACATGATCGCCGAGGCAACGTCAGGAATCACTGACGCAACGAACGCGATTGCTGCCCTTCAGGGCGGATCGGCAGACGGATCGACGTCACCGGACGCGCAGGCGCTGGTCACGCAGGCTACTACCAACGCCGCAACAGCGGCCCGCGCTCAGAAGATCGCTGAGTCGATGCTGGCCGTGTTCACTGGGTCTGGAGATCTCGGCCGTGGCGGTTACACAGCGCTCGGTGCGCTCTTCAACGGAGCGGGACTGTCAACGCCTGGCGGATCACCGTTCGGCAACCCTCTCGCACAGGCGCTCGGCGGAAACACTATCATTGTGAACACTCTTCACCCGGGCGACACACGCACGCTTGACGCAATCGGACGAGCAGCCACTGCCGGACAGTCGCTTCAGGGATACCGACCAACAACGCGTTTTGGGACTGGCTACTAAATGGATCGACTAAGACTCATCTACTTCGGAGCTAACGGCCGGCCCGTAACTGTGCGCGACCTCAACGACGGCGCGAATGTAGCAGTCATCCGCGACTCGTTGAGCTTCGTTCCCGGCCAATCGAACACTCAGACATCTGCAAGCGGCCGACGCTGGGAAGGCGCTGAGGTTGTGTCGGAGACACGCGATAACGGCGTCTTTGAGTGCGAGTTCTACGTCGGCGACGGTACGTCGAGCGACGCCGCCATCGACATCGCAGAGGCGATCTCAGCAGAATTCGCAGACACTGGCGGAAACTACTTCATCGAATGGCGTCCCGACGGCGCTTCGCATTCTCGCTACTCCGAGATTCGGTGCGCGCAGCCGCCGGCCTTGAAGTACCGCTGGGTCGAGTGGAGCGGAACCAAGCGACTACATATGGCGGTACAGGTTCAGATCGCGCCGCTCGCTGTCGGTGACCAGACATGGATCTACGAGGATTGGGCTCGTCCCGACCGCGTCGGCACACCAGGCGTCAGCAACGCAGGCCTCGACGAGTACACTGTAACTGACCCCGGCCATGTGCCACCAGCGGTCTACGTAGACGCAAACCAGCGCCTCGTGTTCACGACTGGCGGACTCAAGACGTTGCTCTTCACGGGCCGTGGCTACCAGTACGAGCAGGGCGAGAGCGCGCTCACCGTAACCATTGGTGCCTCTGCGACGGGGTCTAGTCGGTTGATCCTTGGTCAGACCGCCAGCGGCGACGTGATCTACGCTCGCTGGAACTATGCCACACAGAACGTTGAGATCCGTAAGAAGGTCAGCGGCGTTGACACGCAGATCGCTACCGCATCGACGAGCACGTTGGCGGCCGGTACGTACACGTTCCGCGCCTCAAGGATCATCAACGGCTCGACCGGCAGCACCGTTGTGCGCGCCGACCTCTTCCCGCTTCCCGCCGACAACGACCCTGAACTCTGGTTCCCTAACCGCACAGCCATCGGAGCTTCGTCCTCGGCTCGCGTCAGCACAACGTTGACAACCGGTGACGCGGCGATTGCCGCGACCGGCAGCTACGGATTCGCTATCGACCCAGTCGGTGACCTTGGCACACAGAAGGTCGTACGCTGGCGATTTGAGCCCTACACGGCGGGCTTCAACTACAACGGTTCACAGCCCTCGGCGTCATTTGTTCCCGGCGAGAACAGCTTCGGTCTCATTCCTGGCACAGCGCCGGCCCTGCTTGATGTCGATGTAACCGTTGACGTGTCTACTACCGTGACGTCCAGCGGCTCTCTCGGTTGGTCGTTGCTGTCGTGGTGGGATCGCCCTACGTTGACACCAACTGCGATCGACGCTGGATCAAACGGCATCGCCCAGGCATCGCCTCCGTTTGGTTTCTGGGACGCCGACACCACGACATACCCGACATGGTTTGGAATCGACCCGATCGGGTTCACCTCAACCTCGGCCAACATCGCAGCATCGGGCGGGAACCTGTTGTGGGATTCGTCGGTTGGATCACCCGACTACTGGCAGTTCCACGTGATGGTCGATCCGAGCGTCGTTGAGCCCGACGAGTTCACCAACGAGGTGAAGGTCGAGTTGTGGGCACGTGTCTATCAGAGTGGAGGCCTTACGTCGCTGACCGCGACGGCGTCGGCGCTGCCGTTCGGCGCTGGCGAGCTTGCCTTCCGATACACCTCTGAGTGGGGATCTTCGGGACGCCTGGTGCCGACTGCGGCCGGCTGGAGAGTCCACCGTCTCGGCATCATCTCGCTGCCCGTGGATAAGCACGCACGCTCACCGTGGCTGATTGTTCTACGCCTCATCGCAGGCAATGGATCGAGTGGCACGTTTGGCCTCGATTGGCTTGCTGGGGTTCCGGTGCGCTCACGGGCGGTGCTGCCGACGAGCAAGGTCCAGGACGCCTCATACCCGAAGTTCATCCCAGGCGGAGTTGGCAATGTCGCCACCCGACGCATCTACTCTGACCTCACCGGCGCTTCCGGCGGAGAGAACGCGCCGCCTAACTGGTATTCGATGACACGAGGCATGAGTGGCGCGCCTCTCATCATCAATGGCGGCGCTCGCCCGCAGGTGTTGGTGTTGACTTCAGATCAGGTACCTGACGATCCGTCGCTTCCGTCAGGCGAAAACACAACGATGACCAATCAGCCTATGTATGTGTCGATGCACGTACAGCCACGCTATCACCTAGCGCGAGGAACGTAATGGCTGACGACGCCATCGTGCGCATCCAGTCCATCGACGATCAGTGGGAGCAGATCGGCACAGGTTCTTGGGCCGGCTTCTGGCCTGAGGGGATCACAGCCACTTCCAATAAGTGGGGCTCGGACACGCTCTCCTTCACGATCAAGCGCGATCCCAGGGTGGGCGGCGCATTCCGGCTCAACGCTTTCGCTCCGATCGAGCTTGAGGTCGCCGGTGTCGTGGTCTGGGAGGGCTACCTGTGGGAGACACCGACCAACGTCGCTCCTGGCGCGGTGTCGGTCTCAGTCACCGCCCGCGGCGAACAGTACGCACTTGACGATTTCCCTTACTCGCGTGTGTACGCTCAGACCGACCTTGGTATCTGGTCTGACGTGCGCTCAGCACCGACGGCGACGCTGTCTCGGTTTCCGCAGGCGCTGACCGTCTCCTCAGGCGACGGCACAATCAGCATCGGCGCAGCCAAGGACAGCGTGTGGCCAAACGCAGACGCTGTTGGTGTTGTCGCTGATTTCGGCGAGAACCCAAAGTCGTGGATCACAGACATCGCCATTGAGGTGGCACGCGTCGGCAGCTTCTCCGCGGGCGGCGATATCTACGTCAGAGCAGCCGACGACATCTCCGACCTCATCCTCGGCGCTGCTGGAACGTTCGGTGACTTCATCTCCGGCACCGCAGCGTCGACGCTTCAGGATCAGGCAACCGGTTTTGACACGCTAACCGGGTCTATTGCGACTCCTAGACGCTACGTATCGATCTTCCTCTACAACGCCGCCGCAGACTACACAGCCGCCGCCGACACGTTGATGATGATCAAGTCTGTGCGCGCATTCAGCGACTCGTCCTATGTGTCGAGCGGTGACAGCGTGCTTCATGCTGATCAGATCGTCAAGGACGCTCTGACGTACCAGGATGTGATCTCGCAGAGCACAACCGACATCGAAGCGACCACCTTTGCGATCCCTGACTTCACCGTCACAGAACCTAAGACGGTGCGCGAGGTCATCGAAGCCGCCAACGCCTTCCATGCCTACCGGACGAAGATTGTGCCCGGCTCGAAGCTCAAGTTCGCGCCGCAGCCGTCAGCGCCTGCGCTTGAGGCGTCCGACGAGCCCGGATCTGAATTCGCCGACGCGTCGGCTAACGTCGCCGAGGAGTTGTTCAACAAGGTCTACGTGACCGGCACAGGACCAGACGGCAACTCACTGATGGTGACCCGCACGACGCAGCAAAGCGCGCTGGCTACGCAGTTGGTTGCGCCGCTGAGCCCAAGCTTCGCCAACGACGTCTTCAACTCAAACATCTCTGGCTGGACCGCCGTCCACCTCCCGGGCGCTGGGGGCAGCGGTAGCGGAACGTGGGCGTGGGACAACACCATCTACCACAGCCCTGGCGGTTCTTTGAAGGCCACCGCCGACAACTCCAATGGCATCCTCTACGCAACCTTCTCCGGTGACACGTTCCTGAAGGACAGGACCTACGTATTCCGTTTCTGGGCTCGACAGAGCACCATCACCGGAAGCCCGCTATCGGCGGCCTCAGATATCTACATCACAATTGGCGACGTTGCGATGCCGCCGTCGGGCTCCGCTACAGCGATCTTCACTAAGTGGGGAACCACGAAGACCGGTCTAACGGGTCTTGATCCCGCGATGACGATCTTCAACCTCACGTCTGGACTTGAAACAGACCACATCTCGACTGCCAACCAGTGGGAGCAGTTTGAGATCCGCTGGACCGCGCCCGAGACCTACGACGGCAGCGACGTGTACTTCGCGATCCAGCCGAGGATCTCATCGCCAACCGGCGTCAACTACTGGTACGACGACTTCACCATCTACACGCCGATCCCAACACTGCTTGATCGCCTCGGTCGCTCGCGAACAGCCACCCTTGCGATCAATTCGCCGCTCACCACCGAAGCCGCGAAGCAGCTTGGCGACGTGTTCTTGTCGTTGAAGTCGCGTACCCCGTTCAGGGGTTCGTGGAAGGTCCAGGGCGACGGACGAGTACGCTCGGCCGGCGACGGCGCGCCTCGTCACCCGGCGGAGATGTTGCTGGAGACGACTGAGCTTGTGCGTTTCCTGAACATCATCGATCCCGACACTGGCGGCGTTGGACGAGACGGAGTCATCGACACCGTCTCCTACTCTCACGATGACCGCTCCGCCTCAGTGTCGATCGACAATACGCGCAACGATTTCGAGGCGCTCCTGGCTCGCTTGGCCGCAGTGACCCAGGCGCGAACGCGCTACTAGTGGTAAACTAGCACTTATATGTGTTCGCACTCTTTCGTCTGGATGAGCACCCTGCCGCCGTCGCATTGCCCCGTATGCGGGGCTTGTCTGCACTGCGGCAACGCTTATCCGCGACCTGTTTACCCAATCCAGCCTTCGATCCCTGCTAACCCGTGGCAGTATCCCGGATACCGGGGCGGACCGATCTACACGACCACGATCAGCAACACAGCGAACGCGGAGACTGTTTCCTCATGAGGCGACTACGCCGACCGAAGTGGCTCGTCATCGACGGCTGCCCAGCGCCGTACGATGTCGCCCCCTACATCTACCTCATCTTGAGGCGCGCCGGACAGTCAGCTTCGAGTATCTACCGCGGCGACGACCCCGCCGCTCGGCCGATCCTTCACCGCCACGGCAAGCACACGCAGCGCGAGATGGAGAACGCGTCCCCCGCGCAGCGAGCCGAGTGGGGCATCACCGGCACACCGAATCCGGCAGGTCGTTCGATGCACGAGCTACGCTCGGATGGCGTCGCCAAGCGGGGACCCGTGGGGCGGCACCTCGAAGAGTGGGAGGTTGGGGTTGACTCGGGTGTCAACAACGACATCACGCGCCAGCAACTACGTCGCGCCGCGCAGCATTATGGCCTAGAGATCTACTTCCCCTACGACTCGGTCGTCGAATACCACCACTGGGGATTTCACCGCCAGCCGCGCGCCGACGGCAAGCATCTAACACGAACACGCGTCGCCTTGACGCGCGCCTACCTCCGGAGGTTCAAGTGATCAAGCGCCGTCCTCGCGTCTCGTGGAGAGGCGTCCTACTGGTTTCGCACTTTGAGGGATTCTCCGCTCGTCCTTACCAGGACTCGGTTGGAGTGTGGACGATCGGCTTCGGCGAGACCAAGAACGTCGGCCCGCACACGAAGCCTGTCAGTAGAGTCCAAGCGCTTCGTCAGCTTCGCGCTCGACTCAATCGTGACTACCTACCGGCAGTGCTGGCTGCGAATCCACACCTAACACAGCGGCAGATCGATGGATTCACGAGCTTCGTCTACAACGTCGGTCCGGGCGCGCTGAGTTCGTCGACCAGCGTCGGCAAGCTTCTCCGCGGCGGCCATTGGGGCATGGCTGCGACGGCGATCCTGGCCTGGGACAAGGCCGGCGGTCATCCGCTAGCAGGCCTGACGCGACGTCGTCGCGCCGAGCGCCTGGTCATCGTTCAGGGCTACGCCGCGGCAACCAAGTACCTCAACAGCGGCCGAATCTAGCACTTGGTTCGATAGAATCAAGTTCTAGTCATTTCACCTAGGAGCAGTTATGCCTGATTCAGCAGCAACACCAGACACCCCAGACGTCTCAGCCATCGAGCAGGTTATCGCCGAGGCACCTCAGGTGTTCAAGGAGGCCAAGGCCGGCTACCGCACAACTGAGTTCTGGCTTACCGTTGCCTGGGTCATCGCGTCCCAGCTTCAGGTTCTCCACCTCCCCTCGAAGTATGGCGACGTCTCATCCATCGCCGCCGTGGTGGCGTACGTGCTCTCCCGAGGTATCGCCAAGAAGGGCGTACCTCACGTAGAGTCCTAGGCCACCCACGCCGGGCAGCGCCCGGACGCCTTCGGGAGGAGGTGATGCCAGTGACGGAAGACCGACGCCGCCGTGGTCGTTCCTAGCTGGAGGTGATCCCAAATCTCGGCATCGGCCGCCCACGAGGCGGCCTTTGTCGTTCTGCTACTCTTCGTCGATGGCTCGACGCCCACGACAGCGCCGCCGCTACCACGGCGGGCGCGCAATGCTCAACCTGCCCGGCCACCACTCGACTGGCGCGATCGTCGCCGAAATCGAAGACACCTCTCGCTGGAAGGCCGGCAAGAACGCCGAGGACGAGAAGCTCGAACGCTGGAACGCCCGACCACACATGGTGCTCCAGATCGCCGACTGCACGCGCAGCGTCTCGTTCGACTTCGATATTGCCGACGCTGACGCACGCGCCAACGACCTCTACAAGGTCAACACGATGATCGACGCCTTGGTCGGGTTCCGAGACGGCCTCATCGCCGAGCAGGAACGCTATGTTGAGCGCATCGCCTCGCTTCCGGTTGACGAAGACGACGAGTAGCTGCTAAGCTTCTCAGGCCGTCGATCGGAAGCGAAAGGCGTCTGCGGGTCGCGAACCCGGGTGTCGAGTAGTGGGCCGATAACCCGACGATCAGCCTGCTAGCGGCTGCTAGGGTAGAGGGTTCGATCCCCTCCGACGGAACAATCTTCAAAGTTTGGCTGACTCGCTGATCACGAGTCGGATAGTGGCGGTGCAGAGAACTCGTCGAGCCCACAATGGCCGCCGCGGAGGCCGTGGGACACGAGCCACTCCCACAACGCGCATCCTGCCTGGCCAAGGCATCGTTACGCTGGTCGTAGGCGCGGTAATGCGGGGAAGAGCGTACGGGCGCACAACGAGTTCTCCCTGAACCGGCACAGCTTCATCAACCTCGAAACGCAACTCGGAGGCCACGATGTCTGACAATCTAACCATCTTCACGCCCGATGGGATGTCTCCCGATGAGGGCGCGGTTCGCCAGATGGAGACCTGCATGGTCGCGGGTGACGCCGTCGCTGGCGTTCTCTGCGCAGATCACCACCTCGGCTACTCTGCTCCCATCGGAGGTGTCATCGCCTATGAGGACTACGTCTCGCCGTCCTCTGTGGGCTACGACATTGGCTGCGGCAACAAGGCCGTCTCGACAAACCTCTTCCTCGGCGATATCCGCGCCGATCTACCGAAGATCATGGACGAGATCTCGCGCCGCATCAGCTTCGGCATGGGGCGTCCGAACAACGAGCCCGTCGACCACGAGATCTTCGATCGCATCAATCGTGAAGCTCCGATGCGTGGCGTTCGAGATCTCATCGGCACCGCTCGGGCTCAGCTAGGCACCGTCGGCTCCGGCAACCACTACGTCGATCTCTTCGCCGAAGAAGGCACCGATCGCATCTGGATCGGCGTCCACTTCGGCTCGCGTGGCTTCGGCCACAAGATCGCTTCCGGCTTCCTCGCGCTCGCACAAGGCAAGGAGTTCGCCGACCACGCCGACGGCGGTGAGATGCACTCGCCGCCCGTGCTGCTGCACAAGGATTCTCCGCTCGGCTACACCTACATCGAGGCCATGAACCTCGCAGGCGACTACGCGTACGCGGGCCGCGACGTCGTGGTCGACAAGGTCCTGGAGATCCTGGGATCGCCGGCCGTTGTGCACGAAGTTCACAACCACCACAACTTCTCGTGGTTGGAAAACGTGAATGGTGTGGATTGTTGGGTGGTCCGCAAGGGCTCGACGCCACTCTACCCGGGACAGCAGGGCTTCGTTGGCGGCTCGATGGGCGAGAATGCGGTCATCATCGAGGGCTTCGGCGATGGTGGACTCGTAACGACCGGTAAGAGGCTGCTCGCTTGGGCCGCCGGCCAGGAGGCCATCTGGTCGGCCCCGCATGGCGCGGGACGTGTGATGTCGCGCACAGAGGCCAAGGGTCGACAGCGCAAGCGCGTCACGTGTAACAACTGCGGGCACACACAGGGACGCGGCGAGCCGTCGTTCACGATCTGCCCCGAGTGTATGCATGGTGACGTGTCCAAGACGTGGGTTCAGGAGCGCGAGGGCCGAGTCGACTGGAAGGCTGTCCAGAAGCGCCTGCGCCGACAGGGCATCGAACTTCGCGGCGGCGACGCTGACGAGGCTCCCGAGGCCTACAAGCGATTGCCTGAAGTGCTGGCCGCCCACGCCGACTACGTCGAAGTCAAGCACTCGCTCCGCCCGATTGGCGTCGCCATGGCCGGTAGCGGCGTTGTCGACAAGTACAAGGACTGACATGGCAACTCGTCACGTCACTGAGTGTGACCGTTGCGGTCGTGAGATCAAAGGCGAATCGTACGAGGTAGACGAGCGCGACTTCTGCCCAGACTGTAAGCGCGACTTCGATCTCTTCATGGAGCCGCGCAAAACTCCTATGCGGGCCAAGCTGCTCAAGGCACAAGGCAAGAAGCGCGTTGCTCGCTCATGCCCACATCACGTGCCCTGCGCCGAACCCTGGGGCTGTAGCGGCGACGAGATCGTCTCGCTCTCGGATCCGAGACCATCACTAGACGAAATGGGATTCTGATAATGACGCCGCCAGTCGAAATCCCCAACAGCCTCCACAACATCATCCGCGACGCCGCCTATGGCGCGGCACAGATGATCGGGCAGGCTATGGACGAGCAGAGCTTCGGATCGCAAACCTTCCGCAACGAGGTCTACCTGGGCCTCGAAGGTCAACTCGCCGACGTCGTAGTTGACATCATCACCGAGTCGAGCTTCGTATTCGATGCGTAGACTGCGATCAACGCTAGCGCGTTTCAACCCCAATCGCTACGGCCTCGACGAATATTCGCGCTACTTCGAAGACATCGACGGCGAGCGTTACCAGATCGAGCCGTACCCGTTCGGCGGCATCTCGCCGAACAGGATCTACAGCCGCGTAAGCCAGCGCCGCGACGTCATCGCCTGGTTCGCCGCGACGTTCGTGACGGGCCGCTGTGATCTTTGGAAGTACTGATGCAGAGGATCACCATCGAGCCCGCGACGGGACATGGCTACAACGCCTGGCTGGAGACCAAGGGTCTGTTCTTCTGGCGACGCGAGCCAACCGATCTCTACTACGGCTGGGGCTACACGCGCGGCGAGGCTGAGCAGAATCTACGCGATCGTATGCTCGCGCTCGAAGATCATCAACGCTGGCTTGATCAGCCAACGACCTACAAGGAACTATGACCACTGAGGACTTCTTTGATCTCATCGAGCCGCACGCAGAGGCCGCAGACGGCGAACTCGTGCTCGTCTCGCGCACCGGCAGCCGTGCCTACGGCACCGACAACCCTGACTCGGATCACGATTTTCGAGGCGTCTACGTGGCTGGGCTTCGCAGGGTTCTCTCCCTGGGCGGCGCTAAGGACGCGCTCGAACTCAACTCGATCGCCGAAGACGCAGACGTCGTCGTCTACGAGCTAGCGCACTTCGCTCGCCTTGCCGCTAAGGCGAACCCAACAGCGCTAGAGATGCTGTGGTCCGATGACCAGATGATTGACGCCTACTCGGCCGGCGGCCAACTCATCAATAGCCGCGGGCTCTTCCTCTCGAAGCGCATCGTTCACACCTACGGCGGCTACGCGGTTTCGCAGCTTCGTAAGGCGCGTGAGGGAACTGGTGGTTCTCGCGGCGCGAGTCACCACAAGCGCACCAAGTTCAAGCTTCACACGCTACGACTGCTCATGGCCGGCGTCCACGCCCTCAAGCACGGCGAGGTCTTGGTGCGTCTACAGCCGCTTCAGGTTGAGTGGCTCAAGGGCGTTGCCGAGAAGGATCTCGATAAGGTCGAGTCCATCGCCGAGGCCATGTTGATCACTCTCGACAACGCAGCCGCCTACTCCAAGCTTCCCGATGAACCCGACATGGGTAAAATCAACCACCTTGTCTATCGAATCAGGATGGGATTCTGATGAAGATCAACTTCACGCCAGACGGAGACACAGTGCGTAAGGCGGTCGCTGAGATCAAGCACCAGAACGATACGGTGCCTCGGTCGAAGCGGCTGTTCGACAACTACGACACGAAGGTCGACCACACGATTCACGAGATCATCGAGCGCGCCTACCCGACCGAACGCTCACAGGACAACTGATGGCGGCGTTCAAGCTGCTCGATGTGCCGGGACGCGGCTATTTCGGTAAGAGCTTCGCGATCTCTGGACCTGGCGATCTACATCTTGACATCGACTACGATGACGTCGACCACAACGTCGTGGAGATCCTCTATAAGCGCATGCTCGACATCCTGAACCAGCACTGGGTTCCCGTTGATGGCTTTCGCTGCCCTGACTGGGACAGCGACGAAGCAGGCGAGGATTGTTGGGGCTCGCTCACGGAAAGCCCTGGTAAGTGTTCGTGTGGGCGCCGGAAGGAGAGGGTTCGACTTGGCTAGTTTTGCTCCCGATGCGGTGACGGCCAAGGCTGTCGTGTACGTCCCATTGCGTGAGACATGTCGCGCCGAAAAGGAGACAACCTTTGAATACAACAAGCGCTTCTGTTCAGCGCCGGCAGATTTCATCTTCTGGGGTAAGCTCTACCCGAAGACTCTGTTGGGGCCTCGCTGCTGGAACTGCGCTGACGCTGGGTACCGCGAGTACGCGCATATCGGACTTTCTGAGCAGACGATCGCACAATCTGCGATCTTCGACCTACGAGGACTTCATCGTGAGCGTTGACGAATTCGACTTCTCCAACATCACGCCCGACCAGATCATTGGAGCGAAGCGCTCGCTTCGAGATCGAGCAATCGCCGCGCGCGAGGAACAGGTCACGTTGCAGCAGAGCGAGCTTGAGCGTCAGGACGTAGAACTCGTTGACTTCGCACTGACGTTTCTCCAGTCGCAGCTAGGCATGTCGGCGGCGGAGGTCAACGACATCAAGTTTCGGCATGAGCCCATGGGCGGCAACAAGCTCAAGCGCCAGGCCGTGTTCGTCATCGACGGTATCGAGTTTCGCGTACGCTACGCCTACGGCAACTCGGAGGACATCGTGATGGAGGCGTCGCGCACGCCGGGGCTGATGAACTACACGCAGGTCACGAGCCTCGAACAGATCGGCAAGCTCATCGTGGGCTAAGGCCGGCAACAAAAGACAACAATAAGAAAGCCCTGAAGGTGGTTGCCTTCAGGGCTTCTTTGTGTCCTAAATGAGGTGCGCGGACGAGGCTCTAACGATCGAATGGGCCGTACTCGATCAAGAGATTCTCGGGCCGCATCTGCTGGTCGACCCATCGATCGCGGCCAACTAGGGTTCTGGCGTGCTCGATGGCCAGCCAACGACGGAACTTCGGGTCGTCGGTGCAGCGCTTGAAGGCGAGCTTACGGTTCTTGCCCTGTGTGCGCTCGTCGGCTGCGTTGCCGACCGCACCAGAGGGCGCATGTGTGCACCGTACGGCGGTGTCGCGCTTGTTGCGGTTCTGGCCGCCATTACCGCTAGCGCGGTAATAGTCCCACTTGAAGTCATCGCGCGTCAGATGGAGGACTCGTTCACGCATAGACGACGCCCGTGCCGGCGCAGGGCACGCAGGTGACCTTGCGCGCGAACTCGTCGCTGTGCATGAGCGTGCGCCAACCCATGTCGTACTTCGACGCCATGCCTGTGCCGTTACAGGTCGGGCACACCTTCTGGTCGTCTTGCGGCTGATTGAGGCTCATGATGCAAAGTCTACATCAATGAAGGTAAGGTCGTCGCGTAGCGACTTGACCTCCTCGCGGAGCGCGCCAATGTAGGGCGTGGTTACGTGCTTGAACTCAACGCCACAATCGACGACGCGACCCATGTCGTCGACTTCGTGTCGCAGCGCGTAGGCGTTGCTGACTCGCTTGCCGCACTTGCGGCAATAGGCGAACCACTCGCCGTAGCCCTCGTCCCACTGGACGATGATGCAGGCCTCTTCACGGTCGCGGACGCCGTGACTGATGAGCCGCCGCTTGACCTCCTGAAATGCATGGAGTCGAGCCCCAGACGACGTACCCAGTCCGAGGCGCGTCCAGCCTATGGGATCGGCGGCACAAATCTTGTTGGCCAGCGCGGCCTCCTCCGCGATCAGATCATCGACAACCGCGAGGGCGTCGCTGTAGTCGGTCACGACTGATCCTCGGCCTCCTGCGCCCACACCGCGGGGCGCTCCTCGTTGTCGATGTACTTCCACATCGCTGCGCGCTCGATGCGCCGCGCCAGCTTGACGCACTCGTCGGGGTCGTCGTGCGAGACCAACACGGTAGGAGTGCGCCACCGAACGAGCACGTAGTTGCCGCGCAGCGGCCCACCGCTACCGAACTCCCTTAGGTAGCCGTGCCATTCGCCGACAGCTAGAAGTTCGTCCTCGCGTCGCAGGCCGTCGATGTGTCCGATCCAATCGTTGATGTTCATCGGTCGTTGTCCTCGACTGTAACGAGCGCCCAAATAACCAGGGCCAGCAAGGCGACAATCCCGTAGCAGATCAGGACCTGCGGGTTGATGATCGGGGCGATGACCAGGAATAGTACTGTTGAGACGAAGAACGCATACACGACGGTTCTAGCGATGAAGAGCTTCAAAGCTCCATCTCCTCTGGTAGTGGTTCGTTTCGGTCGACGGCTCGGCCGTGGATCTGAAGTAGGCGACGGATCAAGTCTCTCGTGTCCTCATCCTTGACGTACTTGTGGTTGTAGTTCGCATAGATCGCTGCGACCTGAAGCGGCGTGTACATGACACGACCGGCAACGATGCGCCGGTCGTCCATCAACATTCTCACCATGAGATCCAAGGGAAGCTCGGCCTCGCGCGGGCAACGCTTCCCTGGGTACCAGGAGCCTAGCTCGTCCAAATCTCCCACAGCCCCCAGCCGAGCACAACAGCCACGACAACGACGATGCTCGTGGCGGCTATACCAGGCCCGACGCCTCCGAAGACCCAAGCATTGAACGCAACGTAGCCCGTCGCGACCAGCACAATGGCCTCAAACAGAAAAAGCAACACCACCAGAGCCCTGCTAACCATGCGGCCTGAACACCCTTCTGATCTGGTACTCGTCCCAGACGCCGATTCCCTTGAACCCCAAGTGTGCAGGCTGCTCTTCGCAAACCCAACGACGCTGTCCGTCATTACCATCATCTGGGTGTCGACATAGCACCCTGATGACCCTGTAGGGTAAGCCGGCGTCGTCGCAGATAGACCACCTCTGGTTGATCTCGATCAGGGGGTCGTTGTACTTGATCTCGTCGAGTGTCTCCTGATGAGAAATGCTCACGGTCGGAAATCTCCTGCGCAGAACCAATTCAGGAAATCCAGCGCGTCCTCAGGCCCGTAGCCTGCGTCGAGAGCATCTTCGCTCAGGAACTCTTCGCGAACGAACCGTCCGAGCGTCACGCGCACGTCGGCGAGGTCTGCCGCGTCGATTAGTTGAGCAAGCTCGGCGCGCAACGTCTGATCGCACAAGCCGTGTCCGCGGTCACCGAAATCCCAAGAATGGAATCGCACCAACACCTGCATCGCCTCGTAGAGAGTCATGCCTTCTTCCTTCCAGTGCCTTCACATGGCCAACAGATTACGACTTCACCGACGCCACCGTTGGAGGCCAGAATGACATCATTGCCTGTACCGGCGCACTTCTCGCAGCGTCGGTCCTCTGGTATCGCTGCGACGCGAGCTTGTCCCCACTCGGTGCCGGTCTTGAACGGTGTGTACCGCAGCATGGCGGCGTCACGGAACCCGTTGTGCGAGTGCGCCGCGCTAAACACGTGACTACGTGTCCTTTGGCGAACCTCATCGACCGTGCCCTCGAAGGAGACCGGATTGTCGAACTCCAGAACGGCGTCGTAACCGCCGCGCAGGTTGATACCAACTAGGTGACGCATACCCAGAACGGGCGGCAGTACGTCGCGATGCACTGCGATCATCACCGTGAAGCTCACAGCGCCTCCACCCACAGGCCGTCCTCGCGTCGCACGACGTATGCATTCACGTGTACGTTGCCTTCGCCGTCAGACGGTCCTACACGTTCGCCCTCGCCGAGCAAGTCGTCGAACACGATGTATCGTCCGTCGGCGTCGTAGCCCTGGCAGGTGTAGCCGTCGTTGAGCTTGATCGGGTACCTCATCGTCCCTCTCGTTCGTCGCGTCGTCCGGCTCGGTAGGCAAGCACAATAAGTACGATCGTTAGTAGCGCCTGGATTTCCATTACGCAGCCACAGCGTCGGGAATGTTGTGGATCTGCTCGACAAGCCAGCCCTGGTCGGCGCGGAACTCAGGCGCTGGGATCGTATCGAGCACGCGTCGTTCGACCATAGGCGTTCGGCACTCCTCACCGGTGCGCTTGTCGGTGTAGACGACCGACTCGAAAACCGTAACCGGGTACACGACCTGGCCCATCATGAAGCGCTGGTCCTCTCGATCAAGGTCCAGGCCTTGAGCTTCGAGCATCTCGCGGCGCGCCGAAGTTGGGCGTCCGTGAAGCTCGTTCGCCGACCAGTGCTGCTCGGCGATCATGCTGATGGCGTTGCGGCGCGCGTCCTTCTGCCGCCACACGAAGTAGTTGGCAACCTCAACGGCCTGTTCGATGGTGAAGCAGCGCGCGTCGAAATAGGCCGGCGGGCGTTCCCAGTAGGAGTTGAACTCGGCCGTAGCGACCGACGCTGAGACGCTAGCCAGCTTCTGCACCACGCCGCCAAACCAGGGCTGCGTATCCGGCGATGCGAAGTCCTGAACGAGGATGCTGATCTCGTCGCTCTGCGTGTACGCGAACACAGCGCCCGAGATCTCCGAGCAAAGCTTCTTCGACGTCGCAGCCATCGCGGTCAGCATGGTTTCGTCGTAGGGACGATTGAGACCCTTGGTCCAGGAGTGGAACGCGCGCCCGTCGAGACGCAGGATCGTGTAGGTGCGGCGTGGCAGCACGAACCTGCACTGCGCCTCGTACTCCTTCATGCGCGCGCCAAGGCGGTCGCGCTCAACTCGACCCATCTAGAGATCCTCCAAAATGCCGAGCTTGTAGCGCTCAGCAACGTAGGCCGCCGCTCGGGCCGCGGCCTTTCGGTCGAGGTCGCGTAGTGCGTCCATGCAGATCTTGACGGCATCGAGTTCTGCGTCGCCCAGCGATGTGATGATCACGGCGCGGTCGTCGCCGTCTACGGAGATGACCTTCATCGAACGACTTCCAGCCGTGAGTCGTCGCGTTCCCATCGTCCGACCTTCGCGCACTGCGCGTCGTTGGTGCGTACGATGTCGGCGGTGTAGTCGTTGGATCCGCGAATCAGTGAGCTTCCCACACCATAGGCATCAACCGGGACATGGAGGCGCTCGAACTCGCGGATCTTGGCGGCCTTGAAGCCGCCAGAGACGACGATCTTCACGTTCTCGTGCCCGTTATCGTCAAGCCTTCTCCGGACAAGCTCAACGAGCCTTGGGTTCACGCCAGTCGGTGCGTACTCGCCGTAGTTGAGATCGCGCTGGATCTCGTAGTCGACGAGATTGCCGGACGTGTCGAGTCGGACGCCCCACAGGTCGTCGCCAAGTTCCTCAGCCACCTGAAGTGCCGTATGGACGGAGTCGTTGTGGAAGTCCACCAACACGGTCACGTTCATGGAGTCCTTGTAGCGCTGGGCGAACTCTCGCGCCGCAGTGACGGTGTCACCGCCATAGGCGGCGATCAGCGCGTGTGGGATCGTCCCCATCCCTCGTCCGCCCCACCACGAGGCACCGGCGTCAGTGGAGACGCCCTCAATGCCCGCCTGATGCGCGGCGATTCCGTCACCGGTCTGAACCGCCCAGTGGTCGTGGCGAGCCGGGAAGAACCAAATCGGCTTACCGTTCGCTGCCGCGATCGCTTCCTTGACGTTACGCATGACGAGGCTGCGGCGCGCCATCACACCCAGCATGGTGGTCTCAAGATGCGCAAACAGCGTGTAGTCGCCCTCGATCTGAAGCACCGGCTCCCACGGCGAGATCTCTGCGCCCTCGGGAAGCGCCTTGACGACGAGGTCTTCGAAGCCGTCCTTCCAGTAGCCACCGATGGGACGCCCAGGTCCGGGAGCCCTCACCATGGTGTCGCCGGCCGAGTTCCACGTGTAGTAGCCGCCCGCGCCGAGCTTCAGCATCGCGATGGCCTCATCGACACCACCAGCGAAGCTGTGCTCTCGCTGGAAGACCTGCATCACGACGCGAGGATGACGCCCGTTGGCGATCAGGAGTTCACGGGCGCGGTTGAAGTACGCGTCGGCGTAGTAGCCCTCGCGGAGCTTGTCGACGGGTAGGTTGAAGACTGCGGGATCAGTTCTGGTCATTGAGTTCCTCTAGGATTAGCTGCGCTCGGCGTCGGCGCGGATCTGTGACGTAGTACGCGTGTGAGATCTCGATCAGGTCTTGGGCGGTCTGCCGCAGCGCCGCTCGTAGACGTCGGAGTTCACAGCCCGCGCAGCCCTCGGTTCTTCTGGAATGCACACACATACCCGTGCGCCCAACCGACGCCCAGGCGACGAGATCAGGATCCGGCGGAGGTGGTTGCGGGCAGCGGCAGAGCAGACTATCACAGTAGACGCAGCCCACTACGCTCGCGCCTGCTCAAGGATCTCGACTGTGCGCTCGCGGTTGCCATCCATGAAGGCCAGCACGGCGCGGCTGATCGTAGGGCGGTCGACATGATCCTTGAGGTCGACGCCGAGATCTCTCGCGGACTTCAGCAGCGCGCCGGCCGCACAGTAACGGCCCTCGCTGCGTCGGCTCATACCGCCACTCGTGCAGCTTTTTGGGTCGCGCAGAATCTCTAGCGCGCCTTCGATGATTTCATTCCTCATCGTCGGCATAGCCCAACGCCTCCAGTGTCTGACGCGCCATCTGGCAGCGCGAATCGGTCTCAAAGTACGTATCTGGCATCGCGATCTCAGCGATGTCGAGCAGGGCTTGTGCTAGTTCTGCGGCGCGGGTCTCCCACTCAGTGGGCGCGCGCCGCCAGGAGAGGTCGGACCACTCGGCCCAGAGCTTTCCATCTCGGTGCTCGACGTGGCGTCCTTCGTGAAAAGGCTCTCGCTCGCAGGTACCGTAGATGATGACGTTTCCATTATCAGTGTAAGCCCAGTCCTGCGACCCGCAGGTTCCCTTCACTCGTCCACCCCAAGATCGCCCGGCAGGTAGTACATGTAACCGTTGTGGGTGTCGTACTTGATCTGTCCGACGTACTCGCCGTTTGAGTCGTAGAGCAGGATCGGATCAGGGCGAACCTTGTCCATCTTCCTCACAGAACTTAGCAGACCGACGATCTCGCCGGCCTCATCGGCGGTCAAGGCTGCCATCAGAGAATCCGATCGGCGTCGCCGAGTTCGCCGCCGATGCCGCAGCAACAACCACACGTATTGGCCGTGAAGACGCGCCCGTCGATGGTCTCGATGGCAAGCTCCACGTCGTGCTCACCGTAGACCTGGCCGTCGCGGACAAATAGGCGATCATGCAGGTCATCTTCGGGCGTTAGCCATGAGTAGTGTGTCTCGACCCGCGCATCGAACACGACGCGGGCGACGGTCGCGCCCTCCAGTGGATGCTTCATGGTCTCAACTCCTCGATCAGCGCCTGGAGTCGCAGAGTGCGCGCGTTGGGCTCGTCAAACACGATTCTGCCTGTGTGCATACACGTCGTGAACTCCTCCTCGTAATGCATTGGGTACCCGGACGAGTACGCGCCCTTCTCGTCGAGCACGACTCGCTTGCCGGCGCTACAGTAGCCCCGTCGCGCAGGGATCGCCCGGATCGCTGCCCAGCGCACGCGTTGGCGTAGCTCCTGGAGAAGATCCTCGTCGTTGGGGTTATTGGCAACGAGCGCGTGAAGATGCTCATCCGTCAAACGCACGTCACAACCTACTCACGGAGACGCAGTTGGTGGCCAGCATCGCAGCCATCGGCCAGAACTCCGTGAACTTACCAGTCCCGGTCGAGAGCTTGAAGCTCTCCTCGTCCGGACGCGTGATGACGAAGTTCCATGACTGCGCCGGCAGCGCAAGTACGAAGACGTCAACCTTGGCCTCGTTGTCGAAGACCACCTGACCCAGCTTCATCAACTCTGAGAATGGGTAGCCGTAGGTCTTGAGACCGAGGCGGTCGAGAAGTTCACGGTCGCCTGGGTAGGCGCTGAATGGACCGGTAAGCCAGTCGGTGCAGGGGTTCTCGTTCACGGCCGAGAAGGCTAGCAGCGCGGCCACTCCGAGTCAAGTCCGCGTTCGGCTGTCAAGAGCCGAGGGCGAGGCGACGGTGCCGCTGATTCAGATCCGCCGAGCCTGGCAACAGACACGGGCCAGAGACGTTGGAGTAGCTGAGGCGTCGGCGCTGAAGCCAGCGCCCGTGCTCGCTCGTCCCACAGCCCCAAACGGTCCCGTCGGCCATGACGACACCATACTGCCAGCCCGCGGGCGGCGCTGGGAAGAGGGCATCAGGTTCGTCCATGCGCGGTAGCGTACCACGCAGTAGACTAGATGTGTGAGATCTTTTCTAGCCCCAGGAGTTGGGGTTGTTCATCAGGTCAGCGATCGTCGGAACCGCGACGGTGCGGACCTGAGCGACGCCGGTGTCGACGATCTCGGCTTCATCTTCCCAAACGAGGAACTCGTCGCTTGACTCGCCGACGATCGAGTCCCCACCCCCGTGAAGCGTTTGGATGTTGGGGACGCCGGAGTGGACGACTCCCCAATGCGCGAGGAGTGCCGCGGAGACCTCATCGTCATGCCCCGTGGCTGCCTCGTACTTCCACCGTCCGCTTTCGCTGATCGAGTACGAGTAGGACTCGAACTCAGGCAGCATCTCCTCGATGATGAAGGCGTGACCGCGCTCAAGATCTGCCGACAGAAGCTGAACCGCCGACGTCTTCCACTGAGGCGAGAACTTGATGCCGACGACGTCATAGCCGGCCTCGGCGAGGTCGTCGTAGATGACGTCACCGACGCCGGTGGAGTCCACGACGAGCGTAACGCCGTCAGCGGTCCTGAGGATCTCATCGACGGCTTCGTTGATGAGTGCCCGCTGCTTCGGCCACGAAACTTGATTGAATCGATCGTGCCAGCACGGCTGTCGATCGCCGGCCCGGACTCCGAAGAGGACCGAGAAGTCGTTGTGCTTGGCGAGGTCGATGCCGAGGATTACATGGCCGCGCGGCTGCACCATCTCGACGATCGCAGGGCTGCGTAGATCGTTGGATTCCTCGCCGGTCTCGGGATCGCGAGCCCTCGGGAACCTAAAGACGCTGGCGGCGTTGGAGATGAACTCGGCGAGGATCTCCTGCTCGTAGACGGCAAGCGGAAGCTCGGCCTCCATGCCGTCGAACTCGGCCGGATCGATGGTTGGGTTCGTCCGGCTCGGGAACCGCCACGAGCGATACTCCGGCTGTTGGGGATCCTGGCCGTTCATCCACATGCGGTAGAACCAGTTCTTACCGCGTGGAGTGGAGATGAACAATGCCTTGCCCTTGCGGTCTGCAAGGGTTGCTCGAATGATCTGAGTCCAGACGTGCTCAGGCATCGTCGCGGCCTCGTCGAGAATCATGAAGTCGCAGCTACCGCCCAGCATGCCCTCTGGGCGCTCGGCGGAGTAGAACTCCATGATGGTTCCGTTCTTGAAGTTCAAGCGAATCGCACGGCCGGCGTCAAAGCCAGACGATGGCGGCGCGGGCTTCTGGAGAAGCTCGTCCGGGCACTGCTTGACTACGGCCTCGTAGCCACGCTTGACGACCTTGTAGGTCGGCGCGACCCACCATACGATTTGGCGCGGCTTGCGAGCCGTGCGAAGCGCCTTCGCCGCCCCGATTTGCGACTTTCCCCACCGGCGACCTGCACAAAGGACGAGGAAGCGTTCTTCAGCGGTGAGTACTTCCTTCTGGCCTTCGGAGTGAGGGACCAGCATCTTGCCCATGACCTTCTGGACAAGGCTCTGGAAAGCCTGCGGATCTGCCTGCGCCAGCGCGAGCAGACGATCCATGCGCGCGTCATTCTCGCGCCGTGAATCGGTGGTGCGCTCCTTGTGCGCGTCGATGATGTTCTGACGGCCCTCGTCAGAGATCACTAGAACATCAACATCCTAGAGCCGATGAGGAACGCCCGCCGCTCATTGATGGTTCGGGTTGCCAGAACAAGCCGACCGACAGTCAACGTGTAATGATCATCACATCTTGAGCACTTCTTGAAGTGCATTACTCGTCCGCGTTGGGCTCGCGCGTAGCGTTGTGCCCGCCGCCCAGGAGTAGCTGCTGTAGCGCATCGGCAAGGTCCGGCGATTCCTCGACAGCCTTGATGGTCTCAGATACGGTCTCGGCACGGTCAGCGCCGGCACCCTCGATTGGCTTGATGACGTTGCCGAGGAACTCCTTGCGGATCTTCAGCAAGACCTCGGTGTCCATCTCCTCTGCGTCCTGGAGACGGCCTTCGATCTCCTTATCAATCTTGCGCGTGATGCGATTGACGCGCTCCTGCGCGAGACGAGAGACGTGTGCCTGAACGCGCGGGTCACGTGTCCAGATCGTGATGGTGTCCTTATGGCAGGCGAACTCATCAGCCATCTCTTCACGAGACATACCGTTCACGTATGCCTCGGCGACGGCCTTTGCGAAGTCTGGGTTAGCGAGCTTTGAGATGCGAGCCATAGACCGTAATCTACCGACCAGATTGACAAAAAGGCCCTATTGGGCCGTAGATCTCACCTATGGAGCGGTGTTACCGAGGTCCGTGTTGGTTCGGAAAGGTCGGTACCGCGATTACCACAAGTAGGGCTCGACCCTACCGTCGGGCCACGAGAGGCGGCACTCGGAGAGATGCGCGTCCGCGGCGATGCACAGTCGGTCCGCCAGGCTCAACGACAGCGTCTTGGTTGTGCCGGCCAAGACGCGATAGACGGTCCGTGTTGATGTGTCTGCCTTCTCCGCAATCGTCGCAACCGACGCGCCCTCATCGTCTTGATCTGGGCGAACTACTCGACGGAGAATTACCTGCACGTCCTCGGTCAAAACCCGAGGCTCTGGTTCTGCTCCCTTCCTTCGGCGTGAAATACCGACGACTCCTTGTTGAGGTCGATCGGCATGGGGTGAAGGAAGTGTAACACGATTTGGTCAGTCGTGTTGACTAACCAATCAGAATGCAGTGGACGCAGCCGCCGGTGCGGTCGTAATACGGCGGCCTATGACAAGCACAGTCACAGGTAATCAGTCCATCTGCGGGCGGCTGTGCGCTGTCTAGCTCGGCGGCCAGCGACTTCATCTTGGCTAGCATGATGTCACCAGCGAGTTCCTGACGGGCGACGTCGCGAGGGATGACGCGCATCAAAGTATAGATCGAGTAGGATCGCGGCGGTTCCTCACCACAAAGACGAAATGCCGCATCGACGAACTCATCGTCGCGCGGCACTCGCTCGTATCCTAGGTTCTCTTGGAAGATCATACCGACAGCGCCCGCTTCATCAGCAGCGCACGAACGCACTCGCGGCTGCATGCGCGCTCAGGATATCGGAGCCCGGTCTGCGGCCAACCCATGTACTCCGGATCGTGCGAACACGACATACCGCACTCCTCGAAGTTCGGGCAGCGGTTACGCTCTGGATTGACGCGTGAATTACTTGTCGTTGCGGTCACGGATCGGGAACTTCGTTGAGCGGTCGTCCGCATCGATCGCAGTCGAGGTCCTTGGCGGCCTCCTCGGTGAAGAATGCCATCCATGTCAGTGTCATCTCTTCGTCGGTGGCGCAGTCGAAGTGAATGCATTCGCCGCGCACCTTACCGGAGATCATCTGGTCTCTACCCACCAATCGAAACCGCTGGCCTCCAAGACTTCGCTGAGACCGACAGCCATGTTGGTAAGCCCAGGACTCTCAAGAGAGTAGAAGTACATCTCTGGAGATTCGTCCTCGTTATCCCACTCTTCCCAGTCGGTCTCGCCGCGGAAGGTGATGTTGCTGCTCGCTGACCAGCACAACCTAAACTCAGTCACCGCTCGATACTCCTTCTCCAGTAGCGTTCGTAGCTGACGTCGAGCCAGAAACTCCAGTCATCGGTGTCGTCCGAGGCCAGCTTCCAATGGCGATGCAGCCAGCGCAGCGCCGCCTCTGGCATGACGTACGACAGCGGGCGGCACAGCCTGTAGAGGTTTCTGTGCTCTCTACGCATTAGCACCATCACCCTCCATTTCGACCGGCCGCGCGCCGCGCTCGATCGCCAAGTAGTAGACGCCGTGACGGATGGCGTCGTTGGCGTGGCGGTTCTCCACCAGCGGCGACATGAACAACGCCTCAGCACCGGCGGCCTCGGCGCGCTCCTTGATCTTCGCGCCCTGAAGGACAAACTCCATGCCCTTCATCTTCGCCACCAAGGTTAGGCCACCAATGAGCCGCGCTGTGCGACACTGGTCCCAGTTCAGGGTGCCCTTCTTGGCCTCCCAGGGGTAGATGCGCCAGTCCTCACAGACGATGCGTTCGACGCCGATGAACTTCAACGCCAGGTCATCACCGACGAGTTCGAGGCTCTCGGAGTCCTCGTGGGTAGCCGCGTAGACGGCCTCACCGAACTGCCACAGCTTGTCGGTGCCGGCGTCGATGAGGTCGCCGTCCTCCCAAAGAGCCCAGCCTGTGTCCTCGCCGGGATCGACGGAAAGCCACCTCACAGAAGCTCGCCTTCCAGGAAGGTCAAGGCCTTAGACTCAGCCAGCGTACGCGCTCGCATCTCTGCCCGCGCGAGCGGGAGTTCAGCAAGACGATCCATGTCAAACTCGATACACAACTTGAAGATCTTCGCGCGACTTAGATCGCCAAGCTCGTTGTACCTGGCGCGCTCCTCGTCGGTGAGCCACCCGGTTTGATCAACAAACGATCGCTCGGCCTGCTGAGGCGCTGGGTCGTCACATCCTCCGTCGTGCCACGCCCGGATTAGGTGTCCGATCCTCATTGCGGCGTCGCCAGCAAGGAAGTCGATCGTCCTCCTTGGCTCCTCATCCAGAAGCCTCGTGCTTACAGTGCAGAGCGCGGCGACGTTACGAATCAGAAGGATTCACCACCACAATCCGGTCGCGTAGATCTGCACGCACGTACTGCGTGAACACCTTGATCTTATTGTCCTTCTGGATCTTGTCGTCGATCTCGACGAAGCCGATCGGCTCACCATCGACGGTCAGCGCGCCGGCCATGATGGCGGCCTTGGCGCGACCAGCGGTGCAGCGTGTGCGCAACCTGATGTAGTCGACGAGATCAATGAGACCAGTCGGTGTGGTTGACATCGCTCGCACGAGGCGTGCGCGCTTCTTGGATTCCAGCGAGCGCTTAGCCATTACTCGCCGCCCTGACGACGCGGCTCAGCGTCACCCTGCGACTTCCTACGTCCGCGGTGACCGGTAGGTTCGACGCCAGCGGCGGCTGCCTCAGCGGCGGCCTTGGCGAAGATCTGCTCAGGGGTGAGCTTCGCGCGCTGCTGCTCAGGCGTGTCGACGACACCGCCCTCAGGGATTTCTGCGGTGTAGTCCTGCCGCGCCTCGACGATTCCGAGAGCGCGCGGCGGGCCGAATTCAGCCGGAGAGACAACCAACTGGTCGCCGCCGCCGGTGACGATCAAGACCTCCTTGGTCTCGATGTGGGTGAGGCGTGTGCCGATAGGGAAAAAGGATTCAGAGCCCATTAGATGAAGTGTACCTTGTTTCGAATGTTTGGGTTGTTGGTTACGCAGACGCGGCGCAGGCGAGTGCTAGAGAACCAATCACGACGATGATCAATAGGATCATCGCGATGATGTCGTCATCGTGCATCAGTCGGTGTTGCCAATAGGGCGGTTGTAGATCTGGTCATGTAGAGGGGTCGCGCAGAAGTCGCTGACAGTGTTGCCGCAGAGATCGCAGCACTCGACGACCTTCACCGATCTGGGTCGGCGCTTCTTCTTGCGTGGAGCTTCGTCGGGCGGCACATACTTCGTCCTTGGCGGCCTCGCTGGGGGCCACTTCGCCGACGCAGGTACTGCGATGCCCTTGATGTTTCCGTTCGCGTCAGGCATCGAGCAGTGCAACTCCGTAGTTGTGGCCGTACTTGACAAAACCGAAGCGGCCCGTGAACTGGCCCATGACCATCCGACTCACCGCCTGATCGAATTGCTTCAAGAACATCGTGTATCGCCGACCGTCATTGAGCGACACGAACTCAAAATACGCGGCGCTACGGCCGCGATGGTAGGTAACGTACCTGAGCGTGTCCTCGAACTCGTACGGCTCGCGCCACTCTACGCCGGCCTCGACTCGGTTTGCAGGATTGTCGCAGTCGTCGTTGTAGGCCTCCCAGCCGTTTGGAAAGTGGACAAGGTTTGTCCACTTGTCGGCATAGTGAAGCTGATCGCCAGAGTAGTCGTCGAACGGAACCTTGTAAGCCTTCTTCTTAGCCATCACACGCCTCCGTAGATTGCGTCAATCTGTTCTTCCGCTGACCGCTCTGGAGTCCAACCCTTGGGCGGACGCGGGGCGTCGAACCGAGGACACGGCGTCCATGTGATCACGACCTGCTGGCCGTCACCATACGTGCAAGTCGGGCACCACTTCGTTGACCCGTAGTCGTCCTCATACCGGCCGATGCAACCTCCGTGACCGGGCGGCCCGGGACACGGAACTGTGCTCCGCTGCCGCCACTTTGCGCGCCCGTTGTGATCCCACTCCATGTGTCCCATCAGGCTGCCTCATAGGTCGGTACGCCGGGAGCGCCAGCGACGCCGTCACGGACAAAGTCGATCACAAACGTGCCCTTCAGGCGCTTCTCGGCCTCCACCGCCGCATCTTCGTAGGTTGACTTACGCGCCACTGTGAAGCGTGTCTCCAGGCGTATCACAGGACCTTCACCTTTACAGATCCTACCTGCCCCTCTACTTCATCGTCGATGGAACCGTACGCCACGCGTCGCGTGTTCGACATCGCGATACGCATGATCTCCATCAGCGCTGTCAACGTACGGCGATCACCGCTGATCGACAGGTCATTGTCCTCGTGCTTGACTTCAAGCTTCAT